TATGGCGCACCATTTAGAATACAAGCTAGAAATGCAGGCAACACTGCTTATAATATGTTATTTAGTGCTGATCCAGACGGAGCATATGAACTTTATTATTCCGGTACAAAAGCATTTGAAACAACTGCTGATGGTGCAACTATATATAGCGATTCTGGAGAAGGAATAGATTTCTTTTGTGGTCCAATATATAATGAAATAATATCAACCGAAAATTCTAAACAACTTCATATTAAAGTAAGAAATAGCACTGGCGGCGAAGAACATGGTATATTACTTGTTCCAGATGGAGCAGTTCAGATATATCATAACGGAAGCAAGTCTTTTGAAACTTCTACTGGAGGGTTTCACCTTCATAGCTCTGCCGGATATGTAACTCATTTTGGATTTGGAGGAGATGTCTTTCAAATAACAAATACTCACTCAGACTCTATTCAACTAAGAGGAACTGGTGCTGCTTCTATAGCTTATTTTGATAGAGATGCCGAATCATATAGGTTTTATTTTAATACTGCTACTGACTGGGTTAGTTTTGACTTAGATTCTGGAAATGCTGTACTTCAAAATACATCAGACGGTGGTACTTGGGAATTAAAAAGTGATAGTGCTGCTTCTGTATCCACTACTATTCTAAAAGGAGATCCAGACGGAGCAGCCGAACTTTATTATGCTGGTGATAAAGTATTAGAAACCACAGCTACATCAGGCATAAATGTAACTAATGAGGTCACCGCAGTAACATACTATGGTGATGGTTCTAATCTAACAGGAATAGGAAGTGGAGGTATTAGTGCTATAGTTGAGGACACATCACCTCAGCTTGGCGGTGATCTTGATTCAAATGGGTTTGATATTGTTGCTTCAGGAACTGCTCCCGCCGTTATTATAGGTAAAACAGGTGAGGACCCAGACGAGGGGAGATGGGCTTTTTATGGCGCAAGCGGCTATTGCGAAATTAGATCTGTTGGGGATGCTGACAAAGGCGGCGGAACAATAATGAAGGGTGTTCGTTTAGGTAATGGGACTCAAATATCACATGTAGAATTTCCATTACAGCTCCAAGGAATGTATGGTAATGCAAATGTCCCTTCGTACTCATTCAAGAACGATGCCGATACGGGTATGTATCTAGCAGGCTCTAGCCAACTTGGTTTCTCAACAGATAACACGAACAGACTTACACTTGGATCTGATAGAGTAGAAATGCCATCAGATAGTTTTATGTACTTTGGAGACGCTACAACAAGTGGCTCCTGGAGAATGGGAATTTCTGGAGAAGATTTTATACATCAAAAATTCAACGGTGCTGATTGGGTAACCAAACAGACTGTGGTGGGATAAAAAATAGGATAGCGAGGAAAAGTCTTTATGATAAGGGTTGACAAAAACGAAATATTTCCGATCTTGGTCTCGCTTATAGATGAGAACACCGGGCAGTTGGCAGGCGGTCAGACGGTATATTACGATATCAGACAAATGAATGACTTTCCGCTTAGTCCTCCAATTGATGGGACTCTGACGGAGTCAATAGTAGAGCCCGGAATATATAGATCCGAGGAAAACATTCCTACGGCAGGGGAGTATATTATCTACGCCACCTGCTCTGGATTTATCACCAATACTGAAGAGGTTATCGTCAACCCAGAAAGTATATACGACCTCGAGAAACAAAACAGGCATTATAATATTTCAGTTGAAGACGTCCTCAGAGAAAACGCTATCGCTACCTCAAGTCAAACAATTAGGAAGGTTGGTTTGGGTCAATCAGATTACACAATTACTAAAATTAAATACGACAGCGACACTACGTGGTCAGGTACGACTACCTCTGGTGTTGTTTACGCTTGGTACAGAGACGAAGCCGATTGTGCTCCGTATAAGATGGGAGATCCTAGCTAAATGCCAATGAACATGAACTACATAGCCTGGGCCGGTTATGATCTCACTTGTTGTGGTGAGGGAACTACCATCAGTGGTGTGGGTGGTTCTGGATCTATACAATTAGAATATGGCTGGCAGTTAATAGCTGTACCTATTATGTACGGATATTGGGATAGCACAGCACACGAGCATGTTCATGATGATGTAACTGTATCTAAGTTTGAAAACTACGTACTTGAACAAATTGATGATCTCTACGCGACAGTATCAGGCGTAGAAACTATAGTAGAAGTAGCAAACACCTATCTAGGTGATAACCAATTTTTCTGGAGTTATGTTGCAGGGTCAACACCTACCAGCAGCCCTCATAATTTCCAATTGGTTTATTCTGATGGTATACACCAGGAGATTTCAGGTTTTTGGATTAAAATAATAGGACCTAACGCGCCTTATTTAATTACCTGGGGAGAACAATAATAGATGGCACTTAATATAACATTTGATGGTTTCTGTTCTCTAGATGATGGTACTTTGAGTAGCTCAAATGTGCAGTATCAGGGCTATTTCTGTAAGGTGGGTGCCGGGTCTTCTCCTTCTACATGGAATGCAGTTAGAACAGTGGAGGCTTCCGGCTACTGGAATATTAATCTAGGAGACGGTGATTGGGTTGGACAGGACGGTACTGTGGCCGCGGGAGATGTGGTTGTAGTAGTATTTTGGGTAGGTGGAGATAGAATGGGAACTGACTGCTCAGTATTAGGTGAGTGGGGAGCAGTTGAGATACCATTAACAGGAGCTAGTACTTATACAAATCCCACTCAGGTAAAGAAAAATCTATTACCTAGTTTGATTTGGTCATTCCCCACAGATGGAGTGGCCGGTGTTACATATTCATCATCTAACAATAGTAATGATATACATACATGGGACTGGTCAGGTACTACCATGGAACACATGTATCTATACGATGATAGTGAGCCTATATACTATGTTAACTATGTTAGATTCACACATTATGATTGGGATGATGGAAATGAAGATAATAACCTCCCTGGAGCAGCGGGAGGATCTCACAGTTGGAGTGCAGCAGGAGACTATACAGTACAGATAGTAATAGAAGATCACTGTGGTGGTACGGTAACTGGTACTGAGGATATAAGAATTAAGTATCCGGCACCTAGTCCAGATATAGATTGTAATCAGGACAATGGCAGCAACCAGGTAGAGACACCAGATACAGTGGTAACATTCGATTACAATGGTAGTAATCCGTACAGCAGAATAACCAGTATAGACTGGACTATAGCGGACGACACAAACACCGTTAGTGCCGGTCATGCTGTTTCAGATATAGTTCCCCACACCAACGGTGAAGGTACTTCTTGGTATGGCCATACGGCGTCGCCTGGTGCCTTCACCGATCCTGGAACACATAATGTGTCCATAGCGGTACATTGGAACGACGGTTTTGATGACCAGACTGTATATTATAACGAGAATTTTTATCAGTTATATTTCGGCGGTCCTACTGTAGATTTCGACCAAGTACCAGATCCGGTGGCGGTAACAAGCGGAGTAATATTTAATAACCTAACATCCAACGATAGCAGAGTAGGTACAGCAGGAGCGGGTGAAGAGTACGATTGGGAATGGAATGATGAAGGTAATATAGACAACGTAAATGACGTTCCTAAAACTTACATATACAGCAATACACCAGTATCTGATGACGTAACTGTAGAACTCTGTGCATATTGGAATGATGGATGGGTTGACCATACTGCTTGTGAATTAAAGAATTTAGCTATAGAAACTACCGTAGTGGTAGTTAAGAATGATTGTTATTACGAACTAACAGTGTTCGGCACCTCACTTGACGGCTCTGTGAGCGCGTACCATTGGGAAATAGAGAGAAGCACCACTTCTGGAATAGCTGGCCCGTACGAGCTTATATGGGAAAGCCCCACAGATATGGATCAGAAAGAAAAGACTATTGCTTTCTCTGAACAGAATTATTTTAAAATTACAGGCTTTGTCCATGGCAACGGTGATACCACTGATTATGAAGTTATCTATGTGGATACCGTATGTGGCGAAGAGTGTTCCCTTGTTATCTGGAACGGTACTGGTGAACATGACTCTGGCGGAGATTGGGCCCACACAGGTCATGGAGTTGAAGCAGCCTACGCTAAATATGAAGGCACAAATGGTTTAGATGCTACTGGATTTACTAATAATAAAAAGATACGCTTTCAAGATACACACGACAACAACGTAGATGATTATGATCTACTTAGTATGTATATAAATTTAAAACAATGGACTGCAGACACACAGCTATACTTTGAGGACGGCAACTCATTATTATTATCTGCATACTTAGAAACAATAAACTTAAATCAATGGCAGAGAGTTCTAATACCTCTAGAAGATTTTGGCTTAACAGCACCAATTAATCTAAAAAAATTAACAATGGAATCCACAGGAAGTAATGGATTCTATTTAGATAACGTAGAGTTCGTAATAGGCGCCACCATTAGAGAGGGCGTAGTGGATGTCGGCAAGCCTGAAATGGAAGCCGATCTTACTAACACACCATCAATGAAAGCTGGAGCGGTGGACTTTAGGCCTCAAATGAGCGCCTTTCCGCCACCAGGAAATTTAACTTAAGGGGCATAGACAATGGCAATACGATTAACAGTCATAGTAGACAACATTAGTCAAGTTATACAAGTCTATGACAGAGTAGAGATTAGGAGAGCAGAGGATGAATTAATGACTACTCCTATAGCTCTTACTGATCTAGGTATAGTGAATTCTAATCTGTCATATATAACTTTGGCAACACCTACTACCTATTATTATGCGGTAGACAACGGTGAAAGTAGGCCGGGATATACAGCGTATGATCCTGGTACATCAGACAACTGGTATCAATCTAGATATTATCTATCTACAACATCTGGAGTAGTCAGCGGGTGGAGTGATGCCGTCCGCGGCGAAGGAGCAGATCTATTTTATGATCCATGCTACCCACCAGAGATGAGTATGACAGATGAAGAAAAACTAGTGGTAGATGAGATACGTAGGTTAATCGGTGACCCCATAGATCTAAACAGAGAATACGGTGAAGAAGCTGCCTCTTCTATTCACCCTGATGGTATGACATACGAGCTGGACGAGAAGGGATGGCCTACCTGTGTAACTATGGGAGGAGTACAATTCAACACCACGGCTAATCCAACAATAAATGGATACAGATACTTAATGTTTGAGGATTGCATTAACGTAACAGAGGTGGTATGTTCTGGTACATGTGATAATACTAGAGGAGTGGATATATGGTACTACACTTTCAGACATTCTGATAGACAGATCCTGGAAGCTTTTAACGACTGTCCACCGCCACCACCACTAACAGTAACTAATGCAACACAGCAAGCGTATGTATTATATACTGCTAAGAGGCTATTGCAGCAAGAGAATTGGCATGATGCTATCGAAGACGGCGCTCTTATAAAAGATGAAGGGTCCATCTACGACCCATCGCCAGGATTTAATTTTAGAGATGACTTATTGGATGATTTAAACAAGCAGCTAGATGATTTAGTTCAGTCTTTAATACTGAGAGGTATTGAGGGAGTTAGGGTAGAATAATAGAGGATAATCCAATATGCCAATACACAGAACTCGCATAAGCAAGCGTGTTAAAGAAAAACACAAGAAAGCCATTCGGAACGTCATTAAGGGACTGAGCCGCAAGGTTGAGGTTTATAAGCAGCCTAAGAAGCTCGAGTGTCCTAATTGTTACTATGACAAGTTCACCGATAATTCTACAGGGAAATGTAAGTGGACTCCTACCGAGGCTATCTTAAAGCAGGGCGAGTATGAAGACAACGGAGGCACCGGTATAAATTACAGGTACTTTAAATTCGGCAGGTGCCCGGTATGTAGAGGCCAAGGTTATTTGACCATCAAGAGGAAGGTATGGGCAGACTGTGTTGTAACTTGGGACCCAGGAGCACGAGGTTCCAGAAACTCTATCACGTTTACGGCCGCGGGTACAGAAGGCAGCACATTGGTCCAGCTTAAAGCCGATCCTAAATATTATGACCTATTTAAGAACAGCTCCAGAATAGTGGTAGATGGGGTAGAGTGTAAGATCTCTAAACCACCAGTCCTAAGAGGATTGGGCACTCAGGCTGTTCTAATTATTACAGCTTTCACCACAGAGAAGCCTAGTATAGACAGTGGTGAGATCATTAAGGATTATCAATAATGGCAACTGAATTATCCAGAGTGGCCGTAAAAAAGAAGGTAATACAATTCGATAGGCTGGTACAAGAAAGACTGATAGAGAACCTAGAGAACTATTATATACCTAACATACAGGATATTATACTATCTACTTACGATATAGAATTAACTGGCCGTGTTACAGATAGAAGGTCTAGAACGAACCCTATATATTACAGGGATGAATTCGAAGAGGCTCTATTAGGATTCGAATGGATAGTGGAAGGTAGGAAAGAGACTAAACTAATGACCCCCGCACTTGACACGTTCAACTGGAATCAGGGCAGTCTTAGAATAGTAGAAAACATACTAGAGGGAACAATAGGTACGTTTGTGGAGATAGATGAGGAACAATACATCGCCATGTATGACAAACGTCCTAATATACAACCATTTGATAGAGCTGTACCTATTAAAAAAAGAATTTACCTGTTGAGATTGACAGGTGGTTTAAGACGTAGATGGCGTGAGGTTTATCCCAAACAGGATGTAGTTAAGTATCCTTTTTCTAACACACCTCCTGTTGACATATTCAGCCCGGCTGATGACTATGTGGAAGAGAATATGAATGATTGGATATCCGAAGCAATCAAGGAATCACAGAAGGAGATAGCGAGATAATGGGTTATACTTTCCATGGCAGTGAAATGAGAAGCTTACGTAAGGAAGACTTGAGCCTATATTATCACCTCAAGCATGTAGGACTGTTTGAATTTATCGAGTTTGAGCAACTGGCACCATTACAGAAGCTGGACACGGAGGAATTCTGTGAAACAGATTTCATGGTGTTTGAAGCTCTTACAGAGTGGTGTGAGGACACAGACGGGTTTGCTCCCAGTCCAACAGAACGAGGCCGTGGATGGGTGTATTTAGACTCTGGAACTGTAATGTCAGGTACAGGCCAGTGTGCTCCATATGTGGTTGTGTCTGGTACAGATATGGAAGGTAATGAGATTCTGGGTATACCAGAACAGTCTGACAGGATTAATGTATACGATTCTGATGGCATGATTATACCAGAAGATGAATATATGATAGATTATTTAGACGGTCGTATTATCACCGACGGTACTGTGATACCTTATTATATAGACTACCACTGGAACTATGTTAGTCTGGTGGACGAATGGGCAGCTGTTGAGGCAGCCGATCCCCCAGTTATAGTTATAGATATGCATGGTACAGATAAGGCTGGTTATCAGCTAGGTGGCGGTAAAAAACAGACACGTAAGGTGGATTTACATGTCTTTGCAACCAACCCAGCTGAGAGAAACGACATAGTTGAGGAGCTAGTAGATTCTCTATTCAACAAAAGCGCACCACTATATAATTTTCCATTAGGAACTATGTTAGATTACGACGGAACATGGTATGGCCGTAAGGAAAACGATAATAAACTAACCTCTCTATTCAATAGAGAGCATGCATCACATATTATTGGAAATATGGAATTTATGAATGTAACTTCGCGTCATGTCAGCTTGCCACTGGTTATGACTAGAGATCGTAATGAAGTTATGTTAAGCGACCTGAATGCCTACAGGTCGAAAGTATCATTTGATTTAGTTACCTACACTTATATGTAGGAGGGAAAGGACTACTATTATTAGACCGCCTCAGTCCGGTAATGGTATGTAGGATTGATTTGTATTTTTAAACCCAACCTGATAATTTTTCCGAGATAATTAATATCATAGGAGGATTGAGACATTATGGCTAGAAATAGAATAATCTATGCATCACAGAGTGTATGGTGCAACGGTGAGGTTCTTTATAGGGTCCAGTCTCTTGGAAGCACCACGACATTCACCTCCGAGGATATCTTCGAGCTTGGTCATTTGGACATTGTCGACGTGGTCGACGACGTACCCGCTGTGGCGGTTACGCTGAATACCAACGATTTTGGAGATGTTCGCACACTTGCTATTCTGGCTCAGGTCGCAGCAGGCGAGAAGAGAGACATGCTGATGGCCCCTACTTCCAGCGGTGCAAACTTGGCCGTTGTGGATGAGTACGGTGCTGAGACAGGTGATTACTACCACGGTGTTGGTCTACCCGACTTCGCTATTACGTGTGGTAATTTAACCGGTGTTTCGCTATGGGCTCCTGTCCAGGACGAGTGTTCACTAGGTACACTGGCCGATAACATCGACCAGACCATGTGGATGGATGAGGTTTATATTAATAGTTTAGAGTTTAGTTACACCACTGGTGCTAACGCGACCGAGAACTATGGTGCTGAAACAGACCAGAAGATGTGGTTATTGAATGATGGTAGATTCGTAAATTTTGAATATTTGGATGTTGCTGCTGAAACACAGATGACAATCGCAACAGACGGTGGAAACATCGTTGATTTGAGTGATGGTACTATGGGTTTCTTAAGGCGAACATTGTCAGGCGCTCCAGGTGTCACTTGGTTTAATAACACAGTCGGCGAAGCGGTGAATATGGAAGTTGAAGCTGGTGTTGCTTCTGACGCTGAAAACTACGTGTATAATTCAGCCACAGATACCTTGTATTTTCCGACTGGTGCTAACGCGCCTGTGGCCGGAGACAGAGTCGAGGTTATTTATGCTGCCGATGCTTATGATTCAACTACCAGCAATAAATACTTTGAAATTCTAGATGCCGACGACAGACCCGAATCAGTAGGAGCTCTTCGTCAGGGCCAGGTAGAAGTTTACCTGATTGACCCGGATGAGACTTACGCTGCTGGATGGGAAGACGCTATAGCATGGAGATTCACATCTGCTACAATCACATCTGATCTTACCCGTGAAGCTCTCACAGAGTTAGGTCATCTTGGTCCTTATGACCGTCCATTAACACTGCCGATTCCTATCACAGTGACTATGGATACTACAGCTGGCGATCTAGAACATTGGGCTCGTTTTGCTGGTAAATTGACCGAGTTTGAATCTGGCGACCTAGATGAGATCGATCTTGCCGACTTGTTTGGTAAGGACAATCTTCTACTAGTGGTGAAAGTTTACGCTCAGACTGATGAGGAAGCTGGTGGTGGAACTGGTGCTGACCGTAAGATTCTTGGCGCAGACAACGAGCTGATTGGTCAGGATTATTGGTATAATAGTACGATGGGTACGTACATTGAAGATGATCAAGAGTATCCATTGAAGACCATCGTTGTTGAGCATTTGAAGATTACTGATGAAGCTTACACCTTGGATCTGGGCTCGAATGCTACCCAGACCTTTGGTTTCCGTTCAACTAATGACTTGTATGTTGTTAAGGGTGAAGTTGATCTGGCTGATATCTTGTCAGGCAACAAAATCCGCAGAAACGGATAATAGGAACACAGGAGGCGGGGGTTGCTTAGCTTCCCCCGCCCTTAAATTTACAGGAGGATTATAGGACATGGCAGTAGAGGATAAACATATGCAGAAACTCAAGGATCTGATAAAGGAAGAGGTTACATTCATGTTTGAACAGGCGCTGGATTTTGCACAGGTTGCCTGTCCCGAACCCCACTTTAGACCTCTAAGATCCAAGATTCTTAGGGTTGGAAACAATTGTATCAGAAACATCCATCGTAAAATGGATGATCAATATAAAGTGGAATACCAGGCTGTCTCTGAAGACGTTATTAGAGTCCAGAGACAATAATATAAGGACACGGAGGATTATACAATGGCAGACGAAGAAAAGAAAGATGTTGAGAAGAGGACTTTCCTCGGACCGGATCAGAAGGAGTACCATGTCGTAGCTCCTAATGCCAACGACATTAGGGAAGCGGACTGGAACTATAGTAGGACATTTACTAGATCCCTAACTGAGGGGATCACTACGAGTGCTGAGATGATGGACATCTTACGTCGTAGAGGTATTATTGGCCCCGAGTTTGAACAGAGAGCTCAGGAACTAACCAACCAGCTCAATGAAAAGATCTGGGCCCTAGATACCGCGGAAGCTATGGATGATAAACGTGATTTGGCGGTGGAAGTAGCTGAGGCAAGGGATGAATTGTTTCAGTGGAACCAGCGCCTTAATGGTCCTATGGCTAATACATGTGAACAGCTAGCCGATGACGCCAGATTAGAATATCTAACTTCCTGTATGGTAGTTGACAGTAAGGGCGAGAAGGTCTGGGATAGTTATGAAGATTATCTTAGAGAGAAGAATCAAGCCCTGGCACTTAAAGCACGCTTTGAAATCATGTTGTACCTCCAAGGATTGGAATCTGACTTCCTGGAAAAAACACCGGAAGCACAGGCCATGAAAGAGGTTGAAACAGACATCTTAGAAAAAGCTGCTGAAGCAGCCAAAGCTCTTGAAGCTGTAGAAGAAGAGGAGAAGGCTAAAGTTGAAAAGAAGCCTGCTCCTAAGAAACGAGCGCCCAGAAAAAGTAAGACTACAGCCAAGAAAACTGCAGCCAAGAAAACTACTAAAAAGGAAGAGACTTCTGAATAATGGAATTAAAGTCTGAAGACGTTGAACGATATCTAACTCGGATATTTACCGGCACTGAGCTGCTCAATTTAGAAGGCCGCCTGTTGTTTATTAGACAGCCCGACAACGAGCTTAAAGCAAAGGCAGACCTTATATATGATAAAGCTTATAAAAGAGCCGTAGAGTCCGGTATGTTGCCTATAGAAGATCTTGAGGTTCTAATCAGGGAAAGAAATATATTCACTGAGGAGGATCAAGATAAATTAGATCAACTTAGGATTCAGAAAGAAGCCCAAGAGGTGATCCTTAGTAAGACTACTAAGGTTAAAGCTAATCAGGACAGGGTTAAGAAAATTATAACCAAGATTGATGAGCAGATCCTCACTTTAGAATATAAAAGAACGTCGAAGCTCATAATGTCAGCAGAAAGCAAGGCTGAAGAGGAACGAGCTTTATATTTTTGTTGGGCATGTGTAGAAGACGAAGAAGGCAACAAATGTTGGGAAACTTTTGAGGACTTACTGAAAGAAAATGATTTAGCCTTCAGAGATGTAGTACTAACAAAGTTTCTAAGGTTTAGATCAGGTATAGATACTAAGACAATAAGATATCTGGCACGACATAGCTTGTGGAGGATACGTTATGTTACAAGTCAGAAGGTGTCGGACCCATTATTTGGTGTGCCGACATCACAATATACAAATGACATGTTAAATCTGGCGTACTGGTCTAATTTCTATCAGAACGTGTATGAAATGATGCCAAAGGATAGACCGCCAGACACCATCGTCGAAGACGATGACGCTCTCGATGCGTATATGAAATCGTATTACGAGGAAAGGACTAGAGAGGACGCAGCCGAGAGAGATAAAAATAGACATGGCAACAAAGGTAAGTTATCAGCATTTAACAAAGAAGAAGTTATCGTAACTAAGTCTCATGAACTTTATGAGGACATAGATTACACCACGCCAAGAGAAGCACAGATGATCAAGGACAAGACCGCTGTTAAAAAGAAAGCGCGTCGCCGGAAGAGATAGGTTAGGAACACAAGGTACTTAAAGTAAACAATACTTAGGGAGGTGCCCACTTGGCCGAGTACACCATCAATCACAACATTTTTGAGGGCAGAGGAGCCCAAAAAAGTGTTGGCAGACCTTCGAAGTCTGCTGGAGTAGATGAGAAGAAATTAGCAGGTGAGATTGGAAAAGTCATGGACAAGGTGTCCAAAGACGCCAATAAGACTCTGTCTAATGAACTCAGTAAACAACTAGAGATCAGTCTACGTAGAGTCTTAAGAAACCAACAGACTGGCGGACCAGCAGGCAAACCATCTGAAAAACCTATAAATAAAGGTGACCTAGAGAGAATAGTCAAGAATGTCTCCCTGGATACGGCGAACTCTATCCTTAGGGAGATGTCTAAACGTGGTCAGCGCAGTGGTCCTGAACACACTAAGAGTGTGGAGGCTGCTTTACGTAATGTAGATAAGCAAGTTGCTGCTGCTATAGGTAAACTTAATACATCCCTATCAAGACAAACTGGTGTAGAACTGGGCCCCGAAGGTTCAAAAATTATTTCCAAGGCTATTGGTGATTCCATTAGATCTAGTGTATCCACTGAACTCGGCAAGTCGATACAAGAGGCTACCAAAACCTACAAATCAATTCAAAGAAGTGCAGACGCTACCACCAAAGCAGTGGAGGCCATAGCTAAGCTTAAGAAATCTGATGGTGGAATAGACGTCACAGAGATTCCCAAGGTAATAAAGTCTCTTATTGACCTTAGAAAAGAAGCCAAGGAACTGTCCCAGGATTATAAGGATTTAAAGAAATCTGTTAAGACTCTCACCAAAGAACAAGAAAGTATAATGAGAGACCTTGGTGATGCTGTTAGAGACACCAAGCAGAAGATGGCAGAGAAATTTAGATCTGTAAAAGATGTACCAGGGAAAATATTGGACTCTGATAAGTTCAAGAAAGTCTTTGACGACTTCCTAACTAAGTTCGAACGTATATCTAAACAAGTAGAGCTGGAATATAAACCTTCTGGAGCCAAACAACTAGGTGCTCCTAAAGAAATAAAACAACTTGATAACACCATGAAACAGGTGGTCAAGAGTACTGATAGTTTAACTAAGAAATTAGATCAGAGTTCTAAGGCTGCGACCCCGTCAGGTGGTAAGTCTAATCTACCCGATCTTCCAGCTAAAGATATAAAGAATTATTTCGGTGAGATAAGTAAACTCATCAAGCAGGTAATCAGAGAGAGCCAGGCTGAAGTAGCAAAGGTCACCAAAGAAGTTGCATCTGGGACCAGAGACAAAAAAGATCTAGCTACGATCACCTCAGAGCAAGATATATTAGTAAAAGTATTAAGAGAGATGAAGCCTACTCCTATTAAAGAGGCTGCAGGCAGAGGTATAGCTGGTGAAAACACAAAGAAATTAGACCAGCTAAGAGTTTTAGTTAATGAAGTACAGAAGAAAATAAACAAATCTCCACAAGAAACTGATAAAGCATTTGAGGCCGGTCTTAAAGAAGCAACAGAAGCCTCAAAGAAGCTGACTAAAGCCGCAGAATCTTTTGAGAAGGCAACCAGACAACCTGCTCCGAGGCCTGCCCCAGCTCTGCCTGGGCAAGGTTCTAAGGATCTAAGTCCTTTAATTAAACAAATAGACTTGTTAAACTCAAGGCTAAGAGGACCAGCATCTGTAAGTGCATACCCAGATGCTGCCTTACCAGCTACTAAAAAAGGAATCAACTTAGAATTCGAAGGGACTTTCTCGTCTAAGGCACAAGAGAAACATAAACAACTTATACAACAACGTATTAATGATCTATCATCTTCATTAGTAGATCTACAAGACTATATAGTTACTACATTAAATTCCGAGTTTAAAAAAGCAGGCGATCGTTGGTCGATCGTAAGAGACGGTTCTGAGAAGAGCGTACAGGATTTCTTCAAGGTTGTTTCAGGCGCTAATGTAAAAGAAGCTGGCAAACAACACGCTTTCCAGATAGCTAATGTCGAGGCAATCAAGAGACAGTTATTCGTTAAGGGCCGCGGTGCAGCCACCAAAGGCAGCCCCGAGTCCATGGTTAAAGAACTAACTGATGTGTTAGCTACCGAACTAGCAGCTAATTTCCCTTCCCCCGCCAACCTTACTGGCAAAATAGCTGAATGGTTAAAGGGCGTCACTGCAGATCAGATCAAACAGATTAAAGAAATAGAGAGATTTCAAGGCGATCTGGTAAACATTAAACAAACCGATATCAAAGGTGTGTTGCCTAGTGCTGACATAGTAAAACAATTAAACAAGGTTCTGGGGCAAGACAGAGCCACACTAGAGCAAGTATTCAAAGCTACTGTCGGTAGAACTGAAGCTGCTAGAACATTAAAAGAAGAAAAGCTAGTGAGAACTGTAAGTCTACCGGCAGCTAGGCTGACTAAAACAGGTGCGCCTGCCTTTGAAACTGCTAGAGGTAGTCAGAGAGCACTGCAGAAGTTTGGTACGTTTAAGACTGGTTTTGAGCAGATATATGAGAAGCTACAAGAACAACAAGCTTTAGTATATGAAAAGAATTTTGCTGCTCAGATTAGAGAAGTTGGTGTTAAGCCTGCTGGATTAAAATTAGACAAGGCTAGAGATCTGGCTCGCCAGATGTTGGAGGACTATGCCCGCGCTAACGAGGCAAACCTACAAGCATTGAGAGAGCAGATTCCTAGTGCAGCTTATGTAAGCGCCGTCCAATTAGGAGGAAGTAAGAGTAGGGGCGGATCTAGATTAATAGCTGACATGGAGAAAGCCTTAAAGGCTAATGAAGTAGACAGAGATGTAAATAAGTTGTTAGATGCCCTTAGAGCAGCAGGGCTATCAGCATATGATATTGTGAAGTCTATGGACAAAATAGAGTTCGAAAATATCTATGATGTTATCCAGAGAGTTCTAAAAGGCAGCGAAAAAACTGGGGTAGAGCCCCTAAAAGGATTAGGTTCTAAGCCCCAATTCGACAAAGCCATCCGTGAGTATGAGAACGCAATCAACCAAGTGGTACAGTCTCTACCTTTAATAGAGCCTGGCCGCCCACGTCGTGGTTTGCAGCAAGAAAACGTATTAAACCTTCTAACAAGAACATCAGATGTTTACGCTGATGAAGGCCGTAGAGATCTAGATCCTGCAGCCCAGAAGGAGTTCATAAAGAATCTTAATGTTAGATTAAACGAGATAGTAAGAGATTCTTACATAACTAATCAACAACTTTTAAAAGAGGGTGTACGTACTGTATCTTCCTTAGGCATACCAGAAGCACTTGCTGGTAAAGGAGAGTTTTACAGACCTGGCCAGACTGACAAAGGTACCAAATATCTAGGTGCATTGGATGCCTTTTCTACCAAAATGTACACCGACATCCTTCCTGAACTTGCTCCGTTCGGAGCTCAATTTACTCAGACTGGTAGGAATATAGCTGGTGTTACCAATGCTATATCCTCATCCAAGACAGAGTTAGACAGACTAGCAAAGGAATTTAAAGCCACAACTCTTGAAGGTATAGGGACTGAATTTCCAGCTCTAAGATCTGAGAGGGAATCCGAACTGATATCTGCAGGACGATTAGGCACAAAGGGTTATGGTTTTAATGTTCTTACAGAACTACGCCATACTGCCGGTACAATGGAAGATCAGATTCTAGTGTCTGGTAATTTGGCTAAAGCGCTGACTACTATAACTAAAACATTAGTAAGACCAGCCCCCGGAGGTAGAATCCGTGGTGGGTTGGAAACTGCGCCTGGGGTTAGTGATCTACAAGCAGGACCAATAAAAGATAAAGATATTGCAGTTGTGTTGGACAAAATCCAAGAGGTGCTCGGTGTACCAGAACAATATAAAGGTAGAGCCGACCAGGCTTTCATAGATGAGATTCAACGTGCTATTACTGTAGTCCGCGGTGAGGAGGTAGAGGTACAGCAAGCCAGATTGACAGAGGTATTCCTAAACTCCTTCGGTAGAAAGTTCACATCCCGATACGGATCTAAGGGGGTAAGTGTTTCTCCTGGAGGGTTAGAAGAAGGCGAAGCTACTGAGATAGGTAAAATTCTACAGGCATTCCCAAAAGCTAAAGTCAAGGTCCTTACTGATGAGGAGAGACAGAAGGCTGGCCTAGGTGTGGCAGTGTTGCCTAGGAGCATGGGAGAGCTTCTGGCAGAGGTAGTAGATAAGTATGAAAAGAAGCTGACATCAGAGGGTTTTGATGTAGCTATACTGAAGAAAATGCTAACAGCGTCTGGTAATAAATTCATACTGGACCTATTTAGAGACGCTAAAACTGCTATAGTAGTACCAGAAGAGCAGGCACAACAGGCTGGAGTTTTCAAGAAAGCAGCCGAAGCATTCCAGGCAATTACAGGTAGACAGCTGGCAGGCGGCGAGACCGGCTTAGCAGATGATGTAACTGGAATCAAACAAATAAAGAAATTATTTACAGATGAGATAGGTGGGGCATTAGTAAAAGAAAAAGCCATCGATGTTAGAATAAGTTCAGTCGGTATAGGTAAACGTGGTCTACAGCCTGAAGTTCTAGAGGCAGTACTTGGTAACATAACAGACGTTGGTGAACGGGGATTCACTACACTACCTACCAAATTCTCCCAAAATCAGTACGAGAGATTATTAGGTGGTGGCGGTAAGGCAGGTGAGCTTAGCCAGGTATCAAGCGCTTTAGGTTTTGAAACCGTCGGTGATACTGATAAGATAAAACAATTAGCCGCTGCCCTAGCTAAATCTAAAGCCTCAGGAGACACAGAAGAAGAAAAACGCCAGATGGAAATGATCATAGCTGAACGAGCTAAAGCTCTAGAGGCTATGTCTAATTACTATTCCACTGTTATAGATGAATTTGGTGAGAGACGTAAGAGTATAGTAGGTACTAAGTTCCTATCTATTGTACAGGAGACGGGGGAAACCGAGCCGTGGCGCAAAGAAGATGTGCGTAGAGGTATAAAGGGCGCCAGTGTGGATATACCAGTATTGTCAGCGTACTCTACTGTATTCGGAGAGCAGTCTGCTTTAATTGATGAAATCACGAGCTCTACCAACGCCAATCAGAGAAAACAATTGGAGTTCTTAAAGGCCCTACAGTTCATGGCTGATGAGACAGGTACGCTACAACAAAGACAGATAAATGTTCTTGATAAGGTAACCCTGAGCTCCGTTAAGTACTTTGACCAAACTACTGGTATTCTTAGCGAAAAAGCTGATGAAACAGATCCGCGTACCCTTAAAGATACTATATTTGATACTAAGAAATTCTCCAAACCTTTCTTCCTTGACATACCTAAGGTAGGTGGTCAGGCTGGAGAGAGCGAGCCTTTCTATGTACCAGGAGCTTTAGCAAGAGGTACTTACGCAGAGGAACTGATAGGCGGAGAGCGAGGTGTAGAAAATATAGGTCGTAGACTACAGCACGTGGTTAATATGGCCAAGAAGGCCAAAGAGTTATTAGATAGACCGGCCACTCTACAAGCTGACATAGAAAAACTGGAGATGGAGCTCAACGAGATGCTCCGAGTTGGAGATCCTAGAGCAGCAGAAAAGCAAGCAGAGCTTCTGTCTAGACAGTCAGCCCAAAGCGATCTACTAACCGGTAAGGGTGAGTTGGCTACTACTGTACAGAAAAGAGTGTTCGAAGAAGTAGCGGAGATGTTGAAACAGGCTCAAAATCTTAGATACTCAAAGTCTCCAGAAGCACCGGCTGATCTCAGAAAGATATTTGATACTCTAACTAACGCTCTATCTAAGACTGAGGCTCCGGCTAGGATAATAGACGGCGAAGAAGTAAGAAGAGGGCCAACAGAGTTCGAGAACGTACAGCAATTTCTACAAAAACAATTAGGCACTAAATCAGAGCAGGCTGCCTTAGCTACAGCTATAGGTAGAGCATCTGACTTATTAATAGGTAAAGGACCGTCAGCACAAGAGACATATAATACTGTAGTAAAAGGCATAGCTGAAATACAACAAGGTGAGTTTGACAACATAGCTATGTTCAAGAAAGTATTAGAGAGTGACTCCAGATTCAAGAGTAGAGCTACTGATGACCCTAATGATCTACTAGCGGCACTTCAAGATAAGCACAAACTCATGGCTAACGAGATGGCAGTCACTGAGAAGAAACTGTATCGCTTAGCTGCTGATGTACAGAAGGGTCAAGGCCTAGAACTAGCAGCTAAATTAGGTATTGATGTAGACGCAGAGTTACAATTTAAATACGAACAGGCACTTGATAACCTACAGAAAGCCAAGATAGATTATTTCCACGGTTTGGCTGAGGCCGCGGTAGGTAAAGAAGGTGCTATAGGTACAGCTGTATTCTCACGTAAGTTCCCAGCTGTAATGAAGAAAGCCACTAATGCTATAGTGGATAGGACACAGGAATTTACGGACTTCCAAAAAGCTTTAGCTTCTGTTTCATCAGAACTACCAGATGATGCGGCCAATACGCTGGCTGATGTTATAAATGATATACAATCTGTTTCGACAAAGCACGGCAAAAGAATAGCCAAACAACGTAAGGCTGGATTCCCAGTACTAAGGCAGCACCAATTAGGTATACCAGAAGTTACCGCTAAAAAATTGCCTATATCTGAGTTTGAGCAGAAGATTCAATTTGGCAAGAAAGGACCGCGTGCTCAGACTAGTAAGATAGACGGTACGTTATATGATATACTAAGTTATAGAGAACGACTAGAGGATTTGGTAGGTGATGATGGTCCTCTTTCCGAACTGGCTGCACAAGAGTTAGAAAGAACTAAAACTTTTGTGGAGGCTATCCGTTATCCATTTACTGGAGTATCTTCTATTGTTCCTTACGAGGCAGAACTACTATCTGGTACGCAGGGAGAAAGAGCTAAGAATGCGTTTGTGGTTCCAGGCGCGCCAGACTTAAATCTAGATGAACTAAACGATATAATAGCTCCGGTTAAAGGGATAATCGAAGGTCTACATGAACAGCGTGAGCAGTTATTTAGACAAGCAGACGCTAACGATATGCCGGTGGATCAAACCAGAGTAGATGAATTATCTGCTTTGATGGACAAACTGGCCAGGGCCGTGTCAGAGGTTACTCCAAAGTACGCTGCTCATACCGCCAAGTTGGACTTCGATGGTGATGAAATAGCTGTACATACTGCTAGAACTGCAGAAGCTAGAGAGGAGATAGCCAAACATCATAAGAGTGTAGCTGAGTTCAACGATAGCCTACAATCTGTATATAGAGATATATTCACTGCTGATGCGCTTGGTTCCCAACAACCTACAGGTGATGCCATCTTGTCAGAAATGGCTGAGTCTTTTTATAAGAAATTCCCTAAAGAGAAGGGGTTTGATTTCTTAGTCAAACCGTTTCTAACTGGTCAGGCATCTATAGATCCAGATGATCCCACAGCTGCCCTAAAGACTCCTACATTAGAGTATGCTACTCCTAGTGAGCAGTTGAGTATTTTAGGTCTAGGTGGTACAGGTGTAGAAGGCATTAATGAGGTACTAAAAGGTATAATACAGGATACTATACTATCTAGTTCCAGCAGAGACGTACTACTAAAACAGGTAGGAGATGTAGAATCTCCATTCGGCGATGTAGCTAGTGAGCTTAAGGCGGTTAAACAACAAGGCGGTATAGAAAAAAGAGTAAGCTTTGTTGAGGATATATATAAAGCTATAGAAGAGTTAGACACTGCTATGGGTACCACTTTTGTAGATGAGATCCAGGCAGCAGTCAGAAGCAGGCTTTTCGAATCTAAATACAGGGATGCGGTAGAGGCCCAATTATTTAAGATTCATACAGGTATTGAAACAGAAGCTCTGTACAGACTTAATAGATTAGCAGAATCTAGTGTTGGATTCGGTTCTGGTCTGTTAGGTACTGGAGGGGCTGAATTTAAACCCAGTGAGGGCTTCTCTGGCCGTAATCCTAATCTAGGAATATTAGGCGGCAGCCAGGATGAGATAGCCAGAGACTTTTATACCAAATTTAATGAGGTATTTAGGTTTGCCATCCAGAAGGGTATGGATGTTAAGCATGCTGGTGGGTCTACCATAGCCGGTGAAATACAAAGCCGTATAGCACAAGGGTATGATGGGGTAACTGAACTATGGGCTTCCTTACTCCCAGAGGGTGAGATAGCAGACTTTGAAGCGGCAGTTAATAAGTCTACCAAGCTAAGACTTGGTAAGATGGATACCTCTACTATACGAAAAGAACTAGAGCAACTTTATGAAGCTAGAGGTACTGAGTATAGCTCCTTCGATTTGAGCAGAGCTGATAGAGACGAGCTGATTGACATGGCAGTCAAGGCTACTGGTTTAGAATCATTCTTCCGCGAAATGGCAGACCAGGTAAGAGAAGGCGCCATGGAAGGTATTCTAAGGAATATAGAAAAGCTATCCCCAGATAAGCGTGCGCAGATAGGAGATCCTAAATCTTATGCTAAAAATCTTATACAAGAAGAAATAGCAGCAGGTGGTATCAATGTACGTGAACATATCACAGTTCCTAATCTACCATTATATATAACACGTCAGGAATCTAATCTTAAGGGACAAGAAAAGAGATTCACGGAGAGGTATGGGGAACCTACTGTGCCTCAAGGTGTACAATTCTTAAGAAAGAAACCTAAAGAGCAAGAGGAATTATTAAAGAAATATAAACAAGCCAAGGCTACTGCTAGAAACATACAAGACGCTATAGCTGAAGCTGCTGAAGGTTTAGATGCTGGAGCTTATTCTCAATTAGTCAAGAGTACTCTGGATAATATCCATAGAGACCAATTACTAATAGACGATGAGTTTAAGAAGCTTCAAGCTGAAGGATTTGATATAACCAAAGTCGACAGAAGTCTAGATGCTCTAAAAAGCAGAGTTCTACTAGAGGAAGAATTACCTAGTCTTACTAGAGATATATTAAAAAAGGCTCCAGAAGATCAGATTAAAGAGATAGAAAAACTGGCTGATCTTGTGGGAGTTCCCACGTTGACTAGGGAAGAGAAGATAGATGTTTCTGAGAAGCTATTGAAGGATTTTAGAAAGCATGGAGAAAAGCTACTTTCTAAAGATCCAGATTTTAATAAAGAAGAAGTAGAAGTAGCAGCTGAGAGTTATGCCCAGGAGCTGGCAGCCAAAGCTGAAATAGTTTACGAAATGGATAGGATATTAGATGTCTTATCTACTAGAGCCAAGGAAGGTATAACAACTCTATCGTTATTTCCAGAAGCCAGTGATCTTTCCAGACCTAAGGCCACTGGACAAAGTGCTAGAAGCTATAAATTCTCCCAGGACATGCAGGCCGCTGCTATCCAGGGCCAGGCTATGAGAGAAGAAGCTAAGGGCATACACGGTCCGGGAGGTTCTGGTACTATATTTGGTGGAGGCGGTGTCGGCGGACAATTCCCTATGACTGGAGGAGTAGTTCCAGTACATATACACAGTGTAGCCCAAGGTGTGGGAGTGTTCTTTGGCGGCGGCGGTGGTACTGGCGCCAGAAGAGATTATACCGACCAGCTTAATCCTGACTTTGCCCCACAGCAACAAACAAAATCAGCACTGTCGGAGATTAGAGATCAACACGATCAGCATGGCGAAGCTTCGATAAGAAGCCTACAATCACAGCTAAAAGATTATAAAAAAATATCAAGTGATTTTGATAGACACTCTGAGAACATAGGTAAACCTGAGTTCGATAAATTACAGAAGAAATACTTCCCAGGAGTAGAAGTAGGTCCTAGGGGAGCTGATGTTAATTTAGAACAAGAATATAATCAACTTAAAAAACAATTTTTTACAAATCTGAATAATGTATTTACTGCTAGTAAGTTTAAAGGTGGCGGCGCAGACTTAGGAGAACTGATAAAGGGCAACCGTCAGGGGTCTCAACTAGAAGCCATCACAGGACAGTTGTTAGGACTTGATGCAGAAGAGCTAAAGAGTGATTATGTACAATCAGCATTCGATATTGGTACAGCTCTCCATGCAAAAATGCAGAAGAAAATTAAGGATGAGGCTGAGGCTGCTGGTAGAGGTGGAGAGGTAGAGATAGAAAAATTTGTATACCTGAAGCCTAAAGAGTTTGTTGAGGGAGTCAGAGGTCCCATCACTGGCTTCATTGATGTAGCCTATAAAAACGCACAAGGTCAGGTAGAAAAAATATCTGATATTAAAACTACCGGTGAGACCTTCGCTAAATTTGAAAGTATATCTAGAGCCATAGGACCAGAAGGTACCATAGCCCTAGCAGATATATTAGATAAAGAAATACCAGAACATATTAGACAGAAGCTAGAGGACTATAGATCTCAGCTTAATGTATATCTAGGCGCTCTTGTGCAGTCAGGACAGGCTGCTCCAGGAGTCCAAGCATCTATAGACTTTATACCTTCTGAAGATGCTGGTCTAACCACACCCGCTAAATCAGTAACATTCGGCTTCGACCCAGAAAGACTGAAGTCAGATCTAGAGACACTGAAGACAGCTAGAGAACTAGTAAATAACTATGTACTAGATTTATCTACCAGTATAGAAGATGTACCAGAGGAACACCAAGACCTCGTTAGTAAACTACGTAAGAGAGTTAGTGGTAAATCTCCGGCATTCTCCAAAGCTAGAAATCTAAAATCTTACCTATTAGAACAAGAGTTAGATAAGATCTATGGAGTTACTGAGCAATCAGATGAATTCATAGAGGAGTACGTACAACTTTCTAGGAAAGCCTTTGAGTTCATGGAAGGCAAAGAAGGGGTGTACAAAGAAACCAGAGCTAACTTTAAAGCGGCCGAGAATAGAGCTAAAGATATTGGCCAGGCTATGAAGGAAGATCCTGAATACGGTAGAGCTACGTTCGGAGAAAAGATTACTGGCGGTACTCCAGAAGAAAGAACTTTAGGTAAAGATAAGGTAAAGAAATTTCCTGATCCTCTTAAAGATCAGCTAGCTGCTATCTCAGAGCTACATCAGGGGTCTATAGCCATACAGTCTGGTTTAAGTGATCTAAATTTTAATGAAAACATAGAGAAGATGCACACTGATATTAAATCTGCTCTCTCTGGCGGAGCAGGGGAAGCTCCACCCACAGGCCCACAGTTCTCTAAATTACTGACTGAGTTAGTAGAAGGAGACTACATAACCTTCCAAGAATCTATGAAGGCGTGGCAGCTTTGGCGTATATCTATGGGTGATTTTCTTATTTTCCAGGCCAAACAGGCAGAAGAGGTATTCGATGTAGCAAACGCTCAGGGCCCTGCTACAAGAGAGTTTTCTGACTTCAGAAAGAGAGTGGAGAAATCACGTGAGTTTATAGTTAAGAGTCTAGGTAAAACTACAGACATATATACCAAAGACAGAAGATTCTTACTACCAGATCTAGCTAAACAGGCTGGGGTATTCCAGACACCGGAAGATCTGTATAAAAAAACCAAACAACCTTTTGGTGAGGGCGACGAGCGCACCAGGGGTATATATAAAAACTTAATAGATAAACTTGAAGCTGGAGGCTTAGGGGCCCCGGCCGAAGAGATTAGAAAGCTAGTAGATGAACTAGCTGACGTGGATGAAGCTGCCAAGAGAGTGCTGATGGATGTAGATCTTTTCGAGAGAAAGGGGAGAGATGCTACAGAGGCATGGGATTTTGAAAAGGTAGCTAAGAGGGCTAGGGTACTAAGAGAAGCATTATCTCAGTATTCTAGGTTTAATTTATCAGACGAATTCCAGACAGACGTAGAGAAGAAATTTCAGGTTAGATCTCTACTACAATATCTAAAACAAATAGAGCAGGTATACGGAAAGATAGACCTAGGTAGGTTACAGCGCGGAGCCTTCGGAGAGTATGAGACTGGCGCTGTTAAGGTTCCTACTTTCTTACCTCCTAACCAACAGCAAGCATTACATAGAAGAAATATAGAGAAATTTAAACAATTTGCCGAAAGGCCTGGTCCTGAGTCAGACACACCAGGAACTGGTCCCAGAGTGGGAGAATCCTTTAGTTATTTTGAGAAGGTGACAGACTCTGCTGGCAATGTTCTAAGAAATTTCAGACACGACTTTAAAAAGTTCGGCGAGACCACTGATGATACAGCTGGTAAAGTTGAGAATTACACCCATAGAACTACAGACCTTATAGATAAGATGCACATGGCAGGCGGAACATTTAGATCTGCTGCCAGACGTGTTATTATGTGGGGAGCTGCAGCTACCTTAGTATATGGTGGGGTACAACAACTTAAGGATTCAGTAGGTGAATTGGCTGACATAGAAGTTAGTATAGCACAGCTTCGTATGGTTATGAACCCACTAGAAGCTGACTTTGATGCTCTAACTCAGTCTGCTGTAATGTTCGCAAAAGAATACGGAGTTAGTATAAATGAAGTTCTTCGTGGTATGAAGATCTTTGCACAACAAGGTTTAAAACAATCAGAAGTTATAGAAAGAACAAGAGTTTCTACTCTAGCAGCTAACGTTTCTACACTGTCAGCCTCAGAAGCTACAGAGGCACTAACTGCTGCCATGAAATCATTCGGAACTGAGATGGGATCAGCGGATATGGCACTAGACGCTTGGAGTGAAACTGAGGCCAGACACGCTATTACCGCTGCTGATATGGCCAACGCTATCAAGAAGTCTGCTGCAGCAGCCAAGAATGCTGGTTTCACATTCAATGAGTTAAATGGTATTGTGGCTGGTATCGGTTCTGTAACCAGACAGTCTGGTAAGGAAGTCGGTACGGCGATGAGATTCATTGCCCGTCGTTTATTCTCGGAAAAGGGTCCTAAGGCTCTTGGAGAAATAGGTATTCCTACTATAACAGCAACCGGCGAGAATAGACGTGGTTTTGATATTTTATCTGATCTGTCCAAACAGTGGGCTATGCTTACTAATGCCCAAAAACTTAATGTAGCACAATCTCTAGGTGGCACCCGACAGTATAACGCACTGTTGGTTGCTATGGATAATTGGGATGAGGTACTGGACGCCATAGAGGACAGTACTAACTCTAAGGGCTCGGCTGAAAGACGTAACGTTGAGATTATGAAAACGTACGCTAAACAGTTAGAGCAAACCAGAGCAGCTGCTACTGAGCTGAAGATGGAGCTTGGTAAGTTTATATTCCCAGTGTTCAAGGGTGGACTTAAAGCTCTTAAGACCGTATTCGAATTCATGTCCGCTATACCTACCCCGGTTAAAGCTGCCGGTGCAGCGCTTACATTATTCTTTGGTTATGCTGCTAAGGGAGTGGATATATTTGATAAGTTAGTGGAAGTATTTGGTAAGGGTAAAGGAGTAATAGACGCTTTTGTTAGATCTGTATCTAAAGAGTTCGACATATCTGCCTTTGAGATTTTCGGAGGCAAAGGAGGACCTCAGTTAGAAGGTATAAAGTCTTTTGCTAAAGGCGTCCCGGATGCTCTAAAGGCTGCTGGTTTAGATGATCTACATTCTGGTTTTGGAAAATTAACATACGTAATCAAAGAAGCTGGTATGGCGTTTAACACATGGGCAGCTGCCGGAGGAACTTCTGCCGAGGAGATGGGTAAAACAATAGAAGGGCTAGGTGACGAAGTTAAGAAATGGGCCGAGCGCACTGATTTATTCACTGATGTAGGACAACTACTTGCTACTAAGATACCTGGATGGAAAGACGATCTTACTATAGCTGTAATAAATGTGATGGAGGAGGTAGCTAAAAATTCAGGCAGAGCATTTGAATTATTCGGTAAGTACTTCGGAGAAGCTGGTGCTCAGTTTGCTAAATTTATAGGTGATACTGATCCAGGATTGCTTAAGGCTATAACTCCTATGGCTATAACAGTAGGAGCATTAATTCCGGCTTTCAAGGAACTCGCAAGTAGAATACAAGAAACAGGAATGACTGCTCAGGATTATGCACAGTCTGTATATAATTCCAGAAGAGTACAAGAAGATCAAATTAAGAATTTAACTACCCTATCTAGACAATATGATAGATTACAAAAGAAAGTAAAAGAAGTTAACGCGGTAGAGGCAGATCCTAAGTTAAAAGAGGTTAGAAAAGCATCAGATAATTACACTCATCCTCTAATAGCATTAGGTGATATACAAAAAGATGCTACCAAGTGGGCTAACGAACTAGCCATGGTAAATAATGAGCTAGTGTTGAGTTATGATAAACAAGGTAACGCTATACTTAAACTATCTGGCGACTATAAAGAATATATAGCTAACCTACAAAGAGCCAGCGCTTTGGAACTGGCCAAGACTGATATAGATGTATTGAAGAGATTCACTCAGGATCTAACTAAGGTAGATTTTGGGGAATCGATAAAGAATATATTAGGCACTGCTTTAGGGGAAGTACCAGGATTCGGTCCTTTATTAAAAGATATAGTTAAGGTTTCTCCAGCTAAACAAATGGAGATGCTAACCGGCAGGTTAAATGATCTTCTGTTGGCCAGATCACAGAATCCACTGTCTACAGCGTTTGATGAAGATATATCTACTCTACAAGATGCTTTAGGAAAACTTAAAAAAATATATGATGGTACAGCTAAGGATTTTAATAAAACTCTAGCTGGTATATTCAAATTTCCAGGAGCTTCAGCTGTAGATAGAGATACTATAGCTAGATTACTAGGAGACCCGGAACTACTTAGGGGCTTCCAGTTTGCTGTGGAAGTAGATCCAGTTATAAATGCGGCAAATGCCCAAAGAGAGTTAGAGAGAGCACTTAAATTTCCAAATGCTCCCAAGGGCACATCTACACTGTTTGATCCTACTGCAGCAGGTGGTAGATCAACTATAAACTTCCCTGAGTTTCTAAATCTTCCAGAGATACAAGGTAGAGACTTGCAAGGGGCTACTATATTACAACAGGTATTTCCTACAAGAAGAGCTGTTATAGGCGCCGCTAAGGATATTACTAAGGCGCTATTGGAAGGATCTGGTATAATACAAAAAGAGGCCAAGAAAGGAACTAAATTAGTTACCGGCGACATAGTAACATTCTTAACTCAGCCCGCAGCCAGAGCAGGTATAGCTGGTCAGCAGGGTGTAGTAGAGGTAAAGAAGAATGTAGACGGGGTTCTAGAAGCTTTTGTTACCTATTATAATTATAAAGCCAAAGAAGGTGTCGGCGAGTTAGAAACCAAATCTATTGACGAAGTAGCAGATATGGTAGAAGCCATATTCCCTGCTGGTAGAGTACAGTCAGAATTAGAAAACAGATTAGAGAACTTAAGTACCTTTGTAACAGGAGCCGCTGCCGGTATAGTAGGTTTAGACGAGAAAGCATTCAAGAAAGATTTTGATCTAGGTGCTAGATTCTATAGTGATATATCCACAACCACAGCACTACAAGGTCAGAGAGGGTTTAATTTTCAAACCGGAGAGTTTGGCGAAGTTACTAATTTACAGAAGCAATGGGCATCAGATACTAGAAAATATTTCTTAGAGCCCATGGAAAAATATAATAAATCTGTACGAAGATTTGATAAAGCAGGATCATTAGAAAAAACTTCCGATGCTTCTGAGGAGGTATATCAGGAGCTATTAGCACAACAAGCTGTACTTAAGAATAACCAAGTGGTTGTACAATACGCAGCTGTGTTTGCTGATCTGTCTAAGACTATAGAGCAAGGTACTAGAGTTCTTGCTGAAAATATAGCTATAGAAGAGGCTCGTCAGGAATCTGTGAAAGTCACCTCTGGTTTGTTGGCTGGATTACCTGAGGGTTTGGATAATATAGATACTGGTGTTCGTAGTGTACAGGATCTTACTGTAAAACAACTAGCTCTATTAAATCAACCTCAATACCAGGGAGCTGCTCAAAACTTCAGGTCTGCTGATGTAAGACGACAAGCTCTTATACAACGTAGAGAAGAATTAGCTAGAGCTAAGGTGGCAATAGAAACTATTACAGCTACACAACAAGGTATAGGGACTGTTATAGGCCCTGATGCTACCCCAGAGGAAATAAAAGGATTTATAGAAAAAAGTACTGTACTTGGTGATGTGGTAGGGGCTACATTATCTAAAGATATAAACAACTTAACTAAGAGTAATGTTACTGCCTTAGATCCTATAGCTACCAGCCTGGAAGAGTTAGTTTCATTGGGTCAGACCAATCAGGTACTTACTGATAAAATAATAGGTCTACAGGAAAGAGTGGCAGAATTTGATAGTAGACCAGAAGATGAGCAGGGTGGAGCAGAAGCAAGACGTATATCTCTGTTGATAGCCCATGAAATACATAAAGCAGCAGGCGCTAGAGAAGGTGCCAGTCCTAGAGAACGTGCAGTTCTGGAAGAAAGGATAAATGTTTTAGTAGACACCATGAACAAATTCACCACCTTTGGTAGAGGACAGGCTGCTGTAGGTCTAAGTCCTTCTAGGTTATTACCTGGAGCAGGTTTGAGCAGAGAGGAATATCTACAAAGATCTTTCAGAGGATTACAGTCTAACGAACTTACCGAGAGATTTAAAACTGACGCTGGTCCTAGAACAAAGTTAGGATTGAGGGGGTTTACTGCTTTACCCGGAGTAGGCGGGCCAATTCCAATACCCAAACTAAAATCAATCCCTGGCTTTGCTGAGAGTGATGAGCTCAAACAGCTGGTTGCTATACAAGAAGCAGAGAAGAAATTATCTGAAAAAACTTTCTTTAACTCTAAGAATTTATTGAAGGTCTCAGCAGCCGTTGCTGCATTCCAATCATTCAGTAAGAGTAATTCATCAGCAGCGTTGGCCGTGATGAACGAGCAATTAGTTGGCCAAAAAGCTGCTTTATTGGAAGCCAAAAAGGCAGGAGACGAGGGTAGAATAGCCACTGGACAGTCTGAGGTAGCAGCTTTAGAAAAAGCAATAGCTGCCGAACAAAAATCTTTGGATTTCAATACTATAGTAGCTAGCCTAGCCAATCTTGAGACTGGAACAATAGCACTAGCTAGAGCATTTGGTATAAGTGAAACCAACGTTAAACGTATAGGTGGAGCTTCTCTAGTTCTATACGCCGCTATGCAGGCAGCATCTAAGATAACAGGAGAAGAGCTACCAGAATCAGCTAAGGAATTCGGTAAAGAGCTAGGTAAAACACTCAAAGAAGTGGGAGAATCTGGTGATGTATCTATCGGTACCTTAAAAGATTTAGGCTCAGCAGGTAAGGAGTTCAAGGGTGATTTTGAGAACCGAGTAAAAGAGATAACTGGTACTACCAGAGAAGGCATAAGAGAAGCATTTAAGGCCAGACTAACCGGTTTACAGGACTTACCGGAGGCTGAGATAGAGAAAAGGGCTGCGGTTCTTAGAGACGAGGCTTCTAAAGGCGGTGCTGGCGGCCTAAAGAAAATTTTAGCGGCTGCCCTAGCTTCTACATTGGCCGGGACTTTCGCTGAACTAACTGGTCCTGGAGTTAGAAAAGCAGACATAGAAAGACTATCTGAGCAGAGAGGAGAACTACTGGATAAGATAGCCAGTGAATGGCCACAAGTAGCTGAATTGATAATAACGGAATTACTTGATCAATCTAAAAGAGCCCAAGAAGACCTTAAAAAGCCTTTGGACTCTGAAGCACAGAAACAAGCATTGGATGTGTTTTATAATGCCCAGCAAGCTCTAGATGCATTGGCCCAGACTACTGGCGGCGTGAACAGTGAAATAGCTGCGCTCACTAGAGAAATGGAGGGCAATGCAGATACTATGCATAGATTGGAACTGTTTGAGGGTATACGCAAACAGGTACAAGATTTTGTTAGAGACTTGGCCAATCAGGCTGTTCAATTAGAGGTAGCCAGAAAGTATAGCTTAGGTGCCTTTCTAAATAGAGACACTCGTGGTTTCGCAGGAGACGCACAACTACCTCTAGAACGAAGTGGGATGTCCACACAGCAGAGAATTTTCGCCTCTGCTGATGAAGACCTTAGAGGTTTTATGACTGCTTTTAAGAGCACTCAGGACATCATAACAAGGACCGAACAGGAAATAGTTAGACTAGAGCAGCTAAGACAAAAATACCAGGAAGATGGTGTTTATAACCAACTGTCTGCCTTAGAGGGTATGGACTCGGAAATTGCTGGTATAAAATCTGAAAGAGACGAGCTAATATCTAAACAACAAAGATCTGTAGATGAAGGTAAGATGAGAATTCATCAACAGTTGATGGAGGCTGAGAAAAAGTTAGCCGAAGCAGAGAAGAGAAGAGCTGAATACGCCAAATCAGCAGCTGGTGAGAATGCCAATGCTGCGAAAGAATTAGATAAGACTATAGAGTCTACTAAAAAATATGCTGATAGTCTAGCTAATGCTATGAACCCCGCTGTGGTCGCAGCCTATAACGGAACAGTGTTATTAGGTGAGGCTATGTTCAAACTTAATGACGCACTTACCGAAGTATCAGTACAGGACGCTATAGATGAATTAGCTAGTATTAAAGAGTTCAGAGCTAAAACAGATAAATTTCTTGGCGGAAGTGGAGCAGACGCATTACAGCTTGTAGACCCAGCCACTAGATTAGAGGCAGCCAGAGGTGGAATTAACCTAAAGGAATTTGACACCAGAAGAAACGTTGAGGAAGCAGAGATCCTCCGAGCCATGCAGCAGCAAGGCCAAACGTCTGAGTTGCTGCAGCGTTATCTGTCTCTAGATTCTAAATACGAAGGCGAAGCTCGCGCTAAAGAGCAGCAAAAACAGGATGAGAGATTTAAGAGACAAACTGATCCAGTCCTAACACTTATGACTGATCTAGAACGTATAACTAGAAACAATAATGTGTCTCCAGAACTCAAAGCAACTGCTAAAGCTATACAAGAACAGGCCGGTGCGTTTCTAAAGGCGGCCCCCGATGAGATAATAAATGCTGAGGGTAAGAAAGAACGTAGGGGTATAACTGTAGAGCAAATTGATGAGTTAACCAGTAAATTCGAAGGCTTAAAGAATTCCTTAAAAGAACAGTACGGAAAAGAATTCCAGAAGATGGGTCTAGCATCTAATCAAGAGCTAATGATAGACCATCTATCTAGTATAGCAGAAAGTACCAGAGGATCAAAAGAAGGTCTTACATCTGTAGCCGGTTATATGGAACAGATGATAAGCAAGTTAGGAGATCCTTTAGAAGTGAAGGTGGTTGATTCGGCTATTAAAAAGGCCGCTGGCGGAGCTATATTCGGACCAGGTGGACCAAAAGATGATAACATAATGGCCATGCTTAGCTCTGGAGAATTCGTAATAAACCAAGCATCTGCAGCTAAATTAGGTCGTAAGAATTTAGAATACATAAATAAGTATGGTAAACTACCAGGGCTACAAGGCGGTGGTTTTGCTTACGAGTCAGAGGCCTTAAAATATTTAAGAAGTTATACACCAGCCGAGCAATCTTTTGTTGGTCCACAGATGCCAGATCATATTGCTGCGGCCAGACAGAGACAGGCGGAAACCCAAAAGATTATTTCTCTTATAGACAGCAAGATTAAGGCAGTACAGACAGCAAGAGAGAATATAATAGGTCTAAATAAAAAAGATATAGAAGAGGGGAGAACACCTCAAGGAGTAACTGAGCTAATAGAGCTGAATAAGAAATTATTACAGCTACAGGAATATAAAAATCAATTAGAAGAGGCCGCGGCAGAAAGAGCTAATGCACATGAGGAAACCAGGTTAAGACTAATAGAGGAAAACAAGACTGGATTTAACAAGGTGGATCAGTCTATAAACGTACAGACTGAAAAAACTGCTGCTGGTCAGGGGGAAATAAAACAGAGTATTGATGCACAAACTGGGGTATTGACTGATCAAACATCAGTTCTAAATAATATTGATGGTGGCATCAAAGCATTGCTGGATGTTATTAAATCTAAAGCTCCAGATATTAATAGACAGGCGTTTGTGGATAAGGGTTATGATCAACACGAGGCGGAAAGACTTCGTAGAATACAAAAAGTCCCGTACACAGACCCCAAATTCAATGTGAAATCTATAGACTCAAGAACTGAGCATGAGAAAAGAACGGGCAGAGCTCAGGGCGGTAAAGTGTTCGGTGAAGGTGGTCCTAAAGAAGACAAGGTCCCTGCCATGTTAAGCCCAGGTGAATATGTAATCAAAGCAGCATCTGCTTCTAAGTTAGGAATGTCTGCTCTTGAATATATGAATAAGGAAGGTCAATTACCTCCGGGGATGGCTAACGGAGGATTTCCTGACAAGTTGGTTTCTTCTAGGGAGTATGATGAAACTAATCCTTTATATGTAGGTCCTTCAGGCCGCAAAATGAGATCTGCGTATGGAGCTCCTGTTAGCACCATTACAGGAAAACCATTTATGACCAAGGCAGAATATGATGAGATTTACAGACCTCCTACTAAAGACGAATTAAAGTCTTTTGGTAAGCTTGCTACTTCTACTGTATTAGACGCTTCCCCTATAGTGGGTGATGTTAAAAGCGCTCAAGAAGCTATAACTGGTATAGATGTTATCACTGATGAGAAACTGGGTCCCTTGAGTAGAGGATTGGCCGGTCTAGCAGTGCTGCCATTTGTACCTGGGTCTATAAAGCATCTAGGTAAATCAGGAAAGGCTCTTAAATCTCTAGATACAGCAGTGGATTTATCAGGGTCTGTAGGTAAAGCAACCAATAAGGCCGATTTAGCTAAAAATATAGACATACTTAACGAGGAATTTAAACTAGCTAGATCTAATCATCCTGTAGCCGGTCTTATGACTAATCCTAATCTAAAGGTAAGTACTAAGGCTAAGGAAGGACAAAAGCTAACTACTACTTTTAAAGAGGGACAAGATATAGTTTCATCTTCTAGAGGCTTGGCTAAAGCTTCTGATTTAGCATCAAGAAGAAAAGTAGTAGCGGGCGGATTTGAGCATGAGATAGGAGGCCATGTAACAGAATCAGCTGTAAAGAAATTCTTAAAAGATCCATCATTAATAGGTAAACATATAGATGATCCAGAGATAGCTAAGACCCTAACTAAAGAAAGACTTCAGAAGATGAAGGATTTCATGGATAGTTTTATAGCCCAACCTCCAGTGTCTAAATATGCTGAGAGATTCACAGGAGATGCTTCTAAATTTGGCCGAGAAAACTTTGCAGAGTTTGTGAAATTAGTCAAAGCTGGAGAAATTAAGAGCCCGTTAGTAGAGGAATATACTAAATTGTTCACTGGTTTTGCTGAGGGCGGTATTATGGGCCAGATTGGTGATTGGCTAAAGACCGCCAAAGAGTTTTATTTTGGCCGCGAAGTTGAAGCTACAGAAGAAGAGCTAGCTGAAATGGCAGAAGACGCCAGGTCATTTAGTTACTTAACAAGTAAGGATACTAAAAAGAACATACTTGATGCAGTAGACCCGCACAACAATAAAGGCGGCGGCGGCATGATGAAGCGTAAGCATTTCGCCGAAGGCGGAATGGCGGGCCGCATCAAAGATTGGCTAAAGACAACAAAGGATTTCTTTTTTGGTAGGGATGTAGAAGTAAGTGAGGAAGATTTAGCCAGAGGCGCCGAAAGCGGTCGAGCCACTAGCTATCTAACCAGCAAAGAAACCAAGAAAAATATACTTGATGCCGCAGGTGACATAGATAGTAAGGGTATGGGCGGCATGATTAAGAAGTATGGTGATGGTGGTAAGATAAAACCTTTCGTACCTAAAACTGAGCCGGTACGATCTAAAGAAGAAAAGGAAAAACTAAAACAACAACTAGACGCTCTTAAGCAACGCCATGAGAAAAAAAGAAAAATTGGGGAGTTTCTCCGTAATATAGGCGCGGGAAAATTACTCAGTGATGATATGAAAAATGACATATACCATAAGTATGGTATAGCCTTATCCGAACCAGCAGAGTTTAGAGGCATGGGCGGTAGGATGAAGCGTAAGCATTACGCCGAAGGCGGTATTATAGGCCAGATAGGCGAATGGCTTAAGACTGCTAAAGAATTTTACTTCGGCCGTGAGGTAGAAGCTACAGAAGAAGAACTTGCTGAAATGGGAAGTGATGCCCGTACATTTAGTTATCTTACCAGTAAAGACACCAAGACTAATATACTTGATGCTATAGATAAAAAAGGCATGGGCGGTAGGATGAAGCGTAAGAAGTATGCAGAGGGCGGTCTGGCTAGAAGATTCACCGAGATAAATGGAGAGATAGTTGAGCTGGATGAGAACGGTAACATAGTAGGTGGTTTGCCAGATGACGCTATGACTACAGCACGCCGAGATCAAGGTACTTTTGCAAACAATAAAGCATATAGAGTTAATACAGGTATAGTAGACCCAGATCCATCATTTGGTGCTGGACAACCTACTGCTAGATTTGCTGAGTTAACTGTTCAGGAAGAAAGTAAGAGATTGGCAGCTTTGAATGAGCAGGCGTTCGCTGAGAAAGCATTAGTAGGTAAGCATACCTACGAAGAACAACTTGCTGCGGCAAAGGCTTCTGGTAATGTGGATGTTTATAACCAGATTCAAGCAGAGCATGCTAAAACAATACAACGCGAGAATAGACAAGCTCTTAAGAGGGATAAAGAAGTTTATGACGCACTGAGAGAGCCTGGTATATTACCAGCACCTAAGGGTAAAGGGCTATTCAACTATACGTTCGATTCTAAAACCGGTATAGTTAGTGCGGAAGGTCTATCCCACGGTGTTCAATCTAAATATGACCTTAATGAATTAGCATATAAAGAAAGAAAAGAAGCTATGGCCAGAGGGCAACTACCGCTTCCAACGGTGGGTCCTGGATACGAGGCCACCCCAGGTGCGAACCCAGGTAAGAAACTACAGGATACACGTGCTAAGGTAGCCAGAGCTCAACTAGTGGCTGGTATAAGCAGAAAGGCTATGCAGGGCGAGGTAGATCCTCAAGCACCGGATCGTAATGTTTTAGAAAATCTATACGGTACGGCAGGTATAGGTAGAGATACCCAGCTGGCCTATGAATATTACAATAAGTTAAGATATTTATCAGAGAATGATCCAAACTTTAATAGACAAGATGAGTTAAAAAGTCTAGAAGCTATGGTTATGTCCGGCAATGTAGACATGAACAAGATCAAGCCTCTGATGAAGGATATAAAACTTACTAAAAATTTCCATGACGTTCGTAAAAAGGTTGATGAGAATAAATATGGAATAAAAGATCCTAGATTGGCATTTCTTGCCAGTCCTCATCTATTTAAAGAGTATGTCAGACTTAAAGAAGCAGGGGATGAGGTAGGCGCTGCTGCTGCTAAGGCCATGTTGGAAAAAGCAGCCATTAATGCTGAGGATATAGCTAACCAATTCGGTATGGCCAAAGACGCAGCAACTGTAGACTCATTGGCTATGTTATATGGTAGATTCGGTAAGGGTAAACTGGAACCTGCTGAGCTAAGAGCAGTAAGAGACCAGATAAAAATAGCTGGCCAGGGTCGTAAACAAGATTTCGAGAAAGAAACCCGAGGTTTCTCAGCAAGAGAGAAGCTGGGAAGAATGTTCGAAGCAATGAAACAGGGTTTCTACGAAGTACCTAAACAGTTTTATAAAGACACGTTTAGTAGTAATAAATCTAGACCAGTGATGCATAATGGTGGAGTTGTTGCCCAAACTGGTACGGTGTTTGCTCAGAAGGGAGAAACCATACTACCTAAGGGATTCCAGGCGGGCGGTATGGTAGATGATAATTTGACTAGAGCATCCTTAACCTCAACCACTGTTAAAATAGATGGTAGTGAAGTAGCTAGTCAGATAGCAGATCAGGTTAAGAGTGCTATAGAATCATCAGAAGTTAAAGTAGAAGCTGACGCTAAAGTTAGGGTAGATACAACTGATGCTAAGGTACCAGTAGACTTGGAGGGCGCGGTAGTTAAGGTAGACACCGACAGCGCTGTGGTCAGGGTTGATACTGCCGACGTTACCGTACCTGTAGATGCTGCTGGAGTAGCTTCGGAAATATCCAATGCTATAAGCCAGGCGCTGGCTAATGCCACTGTAGATGTTAATCCATCAGCTAATGGATCTGTAGGAGCAGACAGCCTAGATTCAATATCTAACGCAGTAGTTGATGTACAGGACAAACTAATAACAGTCAAGGGAGAATTAGAGGAAAGAATGGTTAACCTAGAATCCAAAGCCTTGACAGCTAATAATGTGAAGCCTGAAATACAAAGCGCAGTGTCAGAAGCTATGAATCAGGTCACACATGATATTAATACTAATAGAAATAACATAAGTGAAATAACCAGCAGAGTAACTAGGTTCGAGGGGCGTATGCAGTATGAAGTCGGTGAAGCCAGACGATACGCACAAGATGCACAGAACTTCGCTACAAGACCTGGTGTAGGTTAAGGAGAAGGATATGCCTCAAGAGTTATATCAAACAAATAACAATGCTGAGGAAACCGGGTCTCGTATAATAGACCAAGATACGTGGGAGCATTTCAATGATGTTGATTTGGTAAGAGAGTCTGACTATGTGGAATGCGAAGGCCCAGAAAATCTAGCATATGATGTTTTAAGAGTTAATGAAATAGATTGCGCTACCCCATCAATAGGAGGTAATCTAATTGACCTTGATATAAAACGAATGGATGCTAGGACAGTAATTAATATGTCGTTGATACATCATTCAGCAGAAGATGGCGGAGGGTATTTCTATGAAGCCATGGTAACTGCAGATGGGCAAGTGGAGTTTGTACCTATTGGTGGTAGATCAGGCAGCATAACTGATATATATTATGAGACCCAATTAGGACAATATAAAGATGATATTACTGCTGTGATGGTGACAGGCGGCCAACCATTAGTAACAAGAAAAGAAATGGTATGGCAGCCTATATGGGGAACCAATGCCACAACCATATATAGTATGAAGGATATGCTAGATAATTGTCATAGGGAATCTTTCAGTAGATACGCTACTATAGTATTTAAAGACCCCCAGTTAGACACAGCGTATAACGATGGTATAGATAATTTATATGAAATAGATGACAACAATCCTTGGGATGCAGTATTGGGATATGCTATATATAAAGAACCGCCAAGAGAGTTTGTAACTAAAGACACTACTATTCAATATGCTAATCAAACATCTATACCTTTAATAATAGGAGATACTGAGGGCTCAGAGAATGGTCCGTTTATGGGAGAAATACAAGATCTCAATACATATAATCCAGATATATATGGCGCTGAGTGCTGGACTGGTCAGGGCGAGGAAGTAAACCCCGACGATGGTGTAATAGTTCCGGTCCCGCCAGAGTTTAGATTCGAAACCATAAGGGGTGTCACAACTGATCTTCTTACAGGCATATCAGCAGTATTTTTAGTAGGGTTAGACATAGAGGAATGTTTTGCTAGACCTAAAAATGATCAAAATACTTTAGAGGCTATGACAGAAGATAACTCTACTCTAATGTTAACTATAGAAACTCAGAGAAAAACATCCAGAAAGTTAACAGAAGGTAGGGATTATGCTGTTGCTTATAAAGATGAGAACGATCAAAAGGTACCTTACATAGTATTTGGTAAAGATACCAGACCTAATGACGCCTATTCTTATGGGCATGAGACTGCATATTTTATAAATCCCACATGTAAATACGCTGAAATATTGGGCGAGGATTTAGATACTGAATATACTGGCACTGTGTTTCCCCACTCAAAGACGAAGGGTATTTTGGTTACAGAGATATGGGTGTATGCAGATGTTACAACCCCGTGTATTGTAGTGCAAGACCCAAACGGTATCACAGCTGGGGGCACTCCCCGCTGTCTCGAAATAGCAGAAGATTTAAAATATTATGTGGCGCCTATAGTTGTAGAGGAAATACCGGCGCCAATAGGATATAGAGGACCCGGCGTTACTGGCCCTATAGATCAATTACCACTTCACGATAATGATCCTACAACTGTTGAGGATTTTGAAGACACGAAATTAGAACAGGCTATGGATAATATGCAGGGCGGTGGTATGGCGCTAACATACTCATTCATTAAAGATGAGGATTATGATAACGCACAATTCAAAGCTCAGCAAATGGCAGAAACTCTTTATGACTACATGAATAGTTCAGTGACTGAGACTGTATATACTTGTGGTCCAAGTTGTAATCCTCAACTAGGCGGCACTGGTAATAGCGGAGGTATAGTAAACTCCATAAGATATGCATACTCTGATCAAGGTGCGTACACAGTATCAGTAACAGAAGGTCCGTATATGGTAGGTGGTCTAACTCCTGTGGATGGCGGCCCTACTGCAAAGATGAATGAGGATGTAGGAGCTACAGGCACAATCATAGATAGTGTTGGTGATAATATGACCTTTAAGGTAAGAATAGATGGATTCGGAGATCGATGGGCAATAAGTATGACGCACGATGTTATTAGAGCAGGCGACAAAGTACAGGTTACAATACATAACTGTCCAATCGAGCAATAGGAGGAAATTATGGCAATACAAATGGTAAAGATCAGGGCTTCTATAACACTGGGAAATTTAATAGCTGTTACTCCGTCTGCTGCTATGGCTTCTGATAATATAATAATGTCATTTAATGTGGATAGATCCAGAGGGCAGATATCTACCTTCTCAGCTTCTATGAAAGTCAGGGCTGGAACTGTGGGTAATATCTTTGGAAAGCAGGTTGTTATAAGGGCAGGCCAAGACTCCCCAGCTAATTTAATATTTACTGGTATATGTAGGACCGCTAATATAACTCCTTGTAGAGATGACCCAATCTTTGTTATATTGAGCATAAGTGGAAATGATATTTTATCTAGATTGGATGGTAAGAAATATACTAGACGATGTAGATCAACTAGAGGTACTTGGGTGGCAATAAACAGTGTCACTAGGCCTGGCCTCAGAACCGGTAAGTTGGCGTATACGCCGGAAGATCCCACCATTGAGACGGGCGGTGGTGATGTGTTAAAGAAAGGAGAGGTAACTAGTACTCGAGCACAGAACCAGCCTAATGTAGATAGAATAAAAGACCAAGGCAAGAAACCTGGTGTTATCATGCAGGTAAATTTTGTTGAGCAGCAAGGAGATGCATAATGGCACAAGAAGAAATATCATCTAGTTCTGTATATCTAATACCTGGCCAGCAGATACAAATTAAGATACCTCTCTCTAAGAGAGAGACTAGTGGTTATTTTGTAAGGTTGGGCGACGACCCGCCTCCTGGCTATTTTGATGATAGACCAAATGCTAGTGATCTTATAAGAGGTTTCGTAGTGGAAGATGAATTGGTGGGCGGCATATCCCCGACTGATAGAGATGAGGCCTCAGTTGTTTATACACATAAACAGCCTTATAAAAATGCAATTTGGTTTTTCGCACAGACAGGGGAAATAGGATTGCTTAACATCATAGCAGTACCCATACACGACCATAGTACTATTGTTCACGGTGGTCCTGCTTACGGTACTTATTTTGATGATGATATAACAAGATAAGGAGCTAATCATGGCTGATGATTGTTGTAGGCTAGTAGGAAATTTAGAACTTGATTTGGAAGGGTGCATCATTTCCGTGAATAGCAGCACTCGTCCAGAGATAATTAAGAAATGTGGCGGTGAGATATTGGTGGGGCCTACTATGGGCACAGTATCCATTACTGGATATGCCGTTACATCCACTCAACAAGACAGTGGAATACATACAGGTTGTATAGGTAAAGCTGGTGTTTCCATACCTTGGGTGAGGCGCTATGACTGCGATCTTAATGTAGTTTATTTTATCCCAGCCGGAGAGGGCGCATCTTATGTGGCTGGCCCTGTAGAAACATTAGCTAGTATACCTGGCGGCCAATCTACTGGCAGGAAATACAGCACGATAAATGCTAACGCTGGATCAGGCCCTGCCACGGTTTATATGGAAACCGAACAAGAAGATGGGTACGGTCTCATTTATACTGGCGGACCAATACCCTTTGATACATCTAGCACATTGGAGTATGATAATTTCGTGATAGATAATGGTCCTATTTTGTACTTACAGAGTTTCTCTTTGGATATGAATCCAGGAGAGATACCAATAGCTTCATACTCTTTTGCATTTAGCATAACTGATTAAGGAGAAGGATAAATGGCACATACAGGTGATTCATACCAAGGATTACAATATAGACTACGAGCTTCGGCACCAATGCCGGTGGCCGATGGTCGCTTAATGTTGCATACTTTCGGCGCAGAAATTAATGACATAACCATATATGAATGTACCACATCTCTTCCAGCTAGTTCAGAATTTAGAGGGCAGGGCGTGGAGGGTGGTCTGGTGTCAGCTCAATTCTCCAGGATAGGAGATAGGTCAGGTAATTATTACCAAGGCAGAGAAGTTGGCCCACCTCGATATATAGATGAGGATGGGTTGAACTTTAATTATTAAGGAGATCAAGTATGGCTGAGTTTATAGAATGTACATCACTTAATGTAAGTTACGATATAATAGGTATAGCTACTATTACCTATACTATTGTAAGTGATACACCTGGGCTCAAGGCTTATAATGAACTCCAGGATGTAGGCGGTCAGACTTTTAGAGGATATGTAACTAACGCCGCACTCAATCAGATACAGAATACTGATTGGTGGGAGTCTCATGTTACTTTAGTTGCTACTACTAATTAGGAGGGGAAATAATGGCATGTGGAGGATGTGCAAAAAGAAGAGCAGTTAACCGGGCAAAACCAGGTAGCCCAGAATCACTAATGGGCGGATATAAATACCTAACGGCCAGGCAGCTAAGAGCCAGGCTTGAAGTATATAAAAAGAACAACTGTAAAAGCTGTGATAGACGATATCAATGTGACTACGGAATGTTCGTTCAATGTAAGAATGTTAAGTAAATTAAGTAACCTGTAGTTTAATAGAACGTCCAGGAGGGATACAAAATGGCAATTATTATTGGAGCAGGCACAACGGTTTCTTTCGGTGGAGCGTGTGTTGTATCTGCAAACTGGGGCTATAATCCCAACACACAGAGATTGTACTGTGTGGGGAATTGGAGTCCCCAATACACCTATGATAGGCCTACACAGACACTAAGTATAGCTATATATAGTGGTACGGGAGGCCCTATCTACGATACTTCTCCTACTGAGGAATGTACAAATGCCAACACTGAGGCAGCAACTGTCAACCCCGCCGCTTGTGGGGAAGCTGTAGCTTCTATTACTGGAGACTGGTTTGTTACCAGTTACGGTTTTAGTAAAGATGATCCTCTGCTACCAGGTCAGGAGACTTGGGGAATGCAGCAATGGGTGACAGGCCAGTATGGTAATACACCAGTTCCTACATATGTTATTAGGAATATATCAGAAGGCCAAGGTACCACATCTGATTCGGCGGATGCTAATCCGGGTATTTTGTTTTCCGGTGTTACTACATTCAGTGAAGCTGGTAATGTGTCAGCGGGTGGTATTGGCCGTAATGATACTTTAGAAATAGGTGTAGCAATTCAAGTGGGAGGAAGTGAAAGCCCAGCATCTGGTAAGACAGGCCAGGGCAGTGTATCTATACCATATACACCGCTTTGGATATAAGGAGGAATTATGAAGTTTTTATTATCGGAAAGGTTCAGGTTAGAATTACACTGGGACACAGCCCTAAGACCTGAAGCAGGCATCATTAATTTAACAGGGGCATATTTCTCTGGCCCAGCCATGAAACAAGCGGATAAGATTAATGATAATGACACTATACGTTTAGATTTTTGTTCACAGCTGATAGTCTTAGTGACAAATGTCTATGTGGGAGACCTAAAATGGGGAGAAGTTTCATACAACGAAGCTGAGATAGCGGATCTTAAAGACGCTCGTATAGAGTATGACCCAACACTCAAAGGAATACCCAATTTAGAAAACAAAGATTATTTAGTAATAGATACTTCTGGACATGAGAACGAAAAACACGCATACAATCTACTCTATCCTACCTATGTGGTAGATAGAGATAACGAACTTTACAACTACAGGAGATAAATATGCCAGGCTGTAGCCCAGGGTGTGTTGAAATAAAATACGGTTGGACTGATAGACAGAAGTGGAACTATGTCAGAAACATATATCAGCCAAACTACAATATAAATGACGATGGTGATTATGTGGACGTCAGAGAGGCGGAGGACCAGGCCAGAGTTAATGACGAAGCCAAATACACCAGCATGTATAATGGAGATTGGGCAGCATGGCAAGCCAGGGTGGCAGGCGGCCATGACGAACCATTTGAAAAGTTTTTACAGTGGCAATTTGAAATTGGTACTACAATGTATGGTAATTTACCCCAATATAACAAGCACGATCACGTGGGTTATTGTTGGATGCCGTGTGCTTATCATGAAGATGACGACTGGACAGAAGAACAGATAGCCAGTATGCGGTCTAGAACAAGAACTATGTTGGGGTTGGAAGAATGGCAAGACCCTCTAGAGGGATTCTCCGATCACGGAGATTATTATATGAAACTTCATGCTAAGGGACATGTATGGGGCTGGGAATGTACATCAGACAACTGCCCATATTATGTTACTTATGGAGTAAGATATTTTTATTCATAATAGGAGGAATAAATAATGGCTCTAAGTGTAGACACTCAAGATCTTGTGAATTATCCTGGAACGAATAAGAGAGTTACTGTTGATGTTAACAGCTTAGTTCCGACAGGGTACGAGGGCGACGAGCAGATAGTCATGGTGGTGTCGACTACTGCTTACAGCGACAACACAAACAGAACTGCCATCCCAGATCTGTATATTACAGAAGCCAAATCTGGGTGGTTAAAGAGTTCTGGATTCAAGGGTAATGTGTTTCAGTTGGATACTGGACAGAATACCTTTAGGATTTCTTTAGACACCACTGTCAGTGGTTACAATCAAACTGGTTGGTATAACATAGAACTAGACCACGCATCCGGCTCTAATCTTCCTGGAGATCAGGTAGCTGCAGATATGGAAGATAAGATTCGTGCATTACCTGAGGGTATGCAGTGGAGCGCTGGCGATAATGGGTTTATCATGGCCTATAAAAATTGTTCTGTGGAATTTGAAAATGGTAAGTTTAAGATTATCTCAGGCTCAATTGGCGATGCTTATACTGGTCTGGATAAATCTGCGGTAGCGGTTTCTTCTGGAACATCCAATGATTGTTTGGATATGTTGGGGTTGGATTTGACTATCAGCACTGAGGATCTAGCAGGAGTACAGATCAAAGAAGCTGCGGTATTAACTACCTACTCAGGTGGTTCTGTTATATATACGAGTGGTGGAACTGGCGCAGTAGCTGGCGATGCTATGGCTATTGTAGGCAGCGACGGTGTACCTGAGTATTTTATCATCGATAGTTTAAATCCGGCAGGAAGCGATATAACTGTGGTAGCTGGTACAGAACCTTCTAGCACATACATAGGATTAGCTTCTAAGGTGCAACTGATGAGAATGAATGACCCTGAATTTGAACCCACATCAGCCTATGGTACAGTAGACGCTATAGGTAGATATGGTATTAAGAATATGGTCAACCAGATTGATTATAGTTCGTAAGGAGTATTAAATGGCCTATTTTCAGGTACGTAATTCATTAAATCCAAGTAAGGTTATAGTATGTGGTATTACATATAGACAGGTAGTTCCTAAGGGAGCTGAAGGCGAAGCTATCTGGGTTATAGAAGTGGCTACTGATGAGCCGCACATAACAACCAGTGGTACAATACCACCTTATTATATAAACGTTACTGACGAGTTGGATCTGGACCTGGAAGTAGAGAAGGCTGTTGCTCATATATCTAAACAGGTGAATTGGGAGCCGCTCGCGGCAGACTCACGTCCGCCATTTGTTACCGCGGTGTACCCATCTGATTACACACATGGTATTCAGGAGAATGTACAGGTTACTATAACCGATCTTCACCCGTCGTATGGTATAGATATAAATAGTATAGAGATGACTGTGAATGGTATAGAGGTTACAGATGACCTCCGTATATCAGGTGATGAATTTGAATACGTAGTGGAGTGGAGGCCACCATCTAGAGTCTATACACAGTTAGAAGAATAGGAGGATTTATGGTAAAGGCTAAGGATTTCTGGAAGTTTTTATGTAAGGAGTTAAATTATAGATTTTTTGCAGGTGTGGCTTGTAAGGGTTTGGCTCCCTTATACAAGACTATGAAACCTGATTTCATGCACTACATACCTACAGCCAACGAGCGTTTAGCATTAGGCTTGGTGTCTGGCGCCTATGTTGGCGGGGTTAAAGGTGGTGTGCTGATGGACATGAGATTTGCATATGATCTCACTAGTCTATTTAATTTTAATATAGATCATCGTATACCCTTTCTAGTAATAGGGTACGGGGATGAAGATTCGAAGTTGGCTTATGATTTCCCAGAGGCATACATAATGGATGATAATTACAAAGAACCTCTGGCTAAGGCAGCCATAGCATCTGAATCTAAATCCGTACCAGGACTAGTGGTTATAGGAGAGGGGGTGTTAGGATGAAGAGGTATACAGTAATAAAGGAGTTAGTAAAGTTATTTTCTGATTCTGACATAGCAATATTTTCCGGCAAGGAGTTGTGTAAGGAAGCTTATAAGTATGATAGGCCGGGATCTTTTTACATGGAAGATTATTTTGGTATATCAGTTTCGTTTGCTCTAGGTATAGCATTGAGTACTGACAAGCGTGTGTTTCTTTTTGTAGGTGAGGGCGACCTTATCAGAGAGCTGGCTGCCCTAGGTCAGGTGGCAGTTAGTGGCTGCAAGAACATGTTTGTTATGGTACTGGACAATGGTTGCTACCAGGAAGTAGGAAATCTTCCTAATTTGTTCGGTAGTATTTTATCCAGAAAAGGCGTCTTTTTTAATCTAGGGTGCCGCGTGCATGATTTTACAGCTAATCTGAAGAACAGATACTTAGTTGAGATACGTGCAGCTATAGAGAGAATACGCGGACCTATGGTAATTCTGACAACGGTCGATAGAGGTATTAATAGAAAGCTTGAGCCTATTAAAACCAAACCTATAGATAGAATAAAAGAACTAAAGGCATTTGTCAGAGATCCTGAACTGAAGACAGCTCTTTACGTACCACCAACTTGGATAGCTATACCAGAAGAAGAAATAAAGAGCGTGAATATAGGTGAAATAACCGGAGGTATTAAATAATGGCTTATGAAAATATAACATTACTTAGGCAAAATGTAACCATGATAGATGGTTACTTTTATATGATGGACCAGTCCCAAGACGCCATGATTGTAAAGACTGATGATGGTACCCAGGCCTATTCATACCCACTAGACACTACTATATCTACTCAAATAGTCAGTATGGAGTATGATGGCAGAAATTTCTGGACATTGGAAAACCCAGGCAGCGATACTATACGTATAAAGCGCTGGAATCTAGAGAATTATGTTCTAAAACAACGAGATAATTTCACTATGGTACCAGATGCTTCTCATAAATATCAGTCCGAAGCTATGGCCATAGAACACTACCATCTAAGATTCAAAAGCAACGCCTCGACAAGTTCCTCAGTGTTGAGTATGTATCAGCCCAAAACTAAACAGGCTGACTTTGATCTAATAGCCAAACTGCAAAGTGGTATGACTATATCACTTGGCCCTAATGCTAATGGCCAAAGAGAAGACATATCTGTGAACTCTGTTACAGTACAGGCTACTGGTCAGGAGACTATTTATAATGTTAACCTAAATGGTTCAACTACTTATGCTTATGAGGGCCCAACCGCCTCTGGTGTCGGTAATGATTACCAAGATAGGTACGGAGACCCAGCATCCTTCTACAATAACATTTGGGTTTTCAACAACTGGGACGGCGTGTCCAGCGCTGACGGTGCTTTATATCAATTTAATGCTTACACAGGATCTTACCAGACTAGATTTGCTGGCGGTGAGTATAAAAATGTAGATGCTTGTACTTTCTTCGATGTGCCTAATTATATATTTGATAGGGATTGGCAAGATACCCCAGCTAATGACGCGTTCAACTGGCCTAAGTTTAATTCTATATGTTATGTTCGAACTACCAATATTATATTTTTGAATCCAGACAATTTCAACGATAGCTTTGGTTCTATGACTATGGACAATGTGGAAGATGATCAAGCTACGGTTATACCTATTTATGATTTAACAATGGAAGGTGTTAATGTGTATAGGCTGCAGAGGAAAGCCACTTACTATGGGGCTACTTATACATTTTCTGATGGCACATACAGCTATCAGCTATCAACCTTAGAGCCGTTTATTACAAGTATAAGTCTCAGGGCTAACCCAGCTATTTTACCGGCCAATGGAGTTAACACTTCGCAGATTACAGCCATTGTTAAAGATCAACACAATTTACCGATTGGCGGTAAATTAGTATATTTTACAGATGACGATGCTAATGGTGCTATTACTGGGCCTAACCCAGCTAATACTGATTCAGACGGTGTAGCTGAAACTACATATACAGCAGGTACGGCTGCTAGAGAAGTTAAGATAACAGCTACTGCACAGCAGGGAGGAGTTGAATCTCCTTCGGATTAATAGGATAATTTATGGCGACTAATGTTAACTTGCAATATTCCAATTTTACCCTGACTGCACAGGCAGGTACTTTTGGTTCTATTAATACCTCGGAAGCTGATACTAGGATGAGGATAAAGAACACCGCCGGAGGATTAATAGCGGACTATACTTTATCTTCCAACATACATCCAGATAACACCTTGGTAGGTATAGAATATTGCGGTCCGCTGAATCTTACAGAAATGATAGATGGCGTAACTTTTATTACTGTAGAGAGAGTGCCAGATTATGATGGGTACGGAAATCCACTTAGTAGTAGTGAGCAGTGTATAATTAAAAGATGGGAAACCAATACTGGATTTTTAACTTTAGATCTAAAGCAACAACATGTTAAATACACCACTGGCAATTTCCATTATGATATAGAAGCAATGGCCGCTGAACATTATCATAGATCTTTTGGTTTTGCAGCACCCTCTGGCCAGAACTATTTAGATATAAGCAGTGCTAATAGATTAGAGCCCGGCGACACTCTGTTTCTAGGACCTAGCTCAGATACAGATAATGTAGGCGCTACAGAAAAGGTCACGGTCAGTTTTATAAATGGAGACAGAGTTTTTCTAAACAGTCCATTATTCTATCAATATGCGTTCGGAGATCAGATAACATTTTTTAATAATGTATATTTAGTAAGTTCCATAGGATATGCTGGAGATAGTAGATATGGAACTATGTATAAGCATGATATTTATTCAGGTACAAGATTAGAATACGCCACAAGTGGAGAGTATGCTAGAATTACTGGTGCTAGATGGAGTACAGAAGTAGCAGCAGTAGCAGGAATTAACGGTAGTCAGCTACTATTTATACGTCCTTATGATTCATACTTAAAATGGAAGTCTATGTTTCTTACTAACGTAGATCAAAATAATAAAGATCATTTTGAGGTATATGACATAGTCTTTGATCAGTTTAATATATATAAGTTAATGAGGAAGGCTACCACAAAGAATGATAGTGGCCACAAAATTACTGAGTCGTGGGCTACTTATAACTATCAACAGGACACTCTTTTACCTTACACGCACAATGTTTCCATATATATGTTACAGCAATACACAATAGGACCAGACTCTACTGCTATATATGTTCAGACTAGAGATCAATTTGGTGTAGGACTAAGAGATGTTAATATAGAATTCTCAGACGATAGCAGCGATCTGGGAGCGCAGTTTACTCCCGTAGACGGCAAGACATTAACTGATAAAGATGGAAGAGCATTTGTAGGTTATACTCCCGGCGGACTATACACAGGTCCAACTATTGTCAGCGTCAGGGCAGATAAAAGTTCGGCGTTTACAGGGAGTGAGTATTGCTGGAATAGTATATTGGTAGACGGGAAAGTAGAGTATAATGGTGGGTTCGGCGACGCATCGATGTTTCAAAAATCATGGGAGTTTGGTCGTTTGTATGGTATGAGGCAATTATTCGATCCATTCAAAATATTAGCCTATCCACATGAAACAGGCGGCAGCGAAAAAATAGTCACAGAGCCTAGGGTCTATACTTTAAATTATTCTTTTTTTGGTCAGCCCGGCGCTAATTGGGTAGACCCGTCCTTCAATTCAGCAGATGTGAGTTCGTGCTGGCCATGGTTTCAAAGAACGCCCGAAAGAGAAGATGGCCCGCCGTCTGAGTTCTACAACATGAGTTGTATTTGGGATTGTATTACATGGGATAAAACTCCAGGTGATACTTCAGACCCTTTATCTTCTAAGTGTGCTACTACTTCAAATAGACAACCAAGGAATAATTATATAAGACAAGTATTGGAAGTAAGTCAATGGGGAATTCCTCCAGGATATTACTTAACCGACACTTCCGATCCTGATAACGAACTAGAGGAGCAAGCTAGACCTTTAATATTACCACAACCACTTTGGTATTGGCAATACTATAAAGATATGGACGTCGCCGGGTGTTCACCAAAGTGTAAATTAGAAGATGGCCAGCCTATACCACATAGACTGTTCCAGCTGGATTCAATTTATGATTTGATGTTTAGTCAGTTAAATATGAGTAAACACAGCCATTGGGTAGACGGGCAATACAGTTCTACCTTAAAAACTAATGTCAGACTAGATCAGTTTATATTCGTAGAGGACGCAGTCCCCGCATTCTGGAGCGAGAAAAATCCTAGAGAGACTGATATATGGATTAGAATGAGGCCATTTGCTTTCAGTCTTAACGGAGACTCTCTTAAGTTCTATGTTAGAGAGGTATGGACAGTAGATGATGTTCACTATGATACAGGCTACTATGATGTAATAGAGAAATATGGCTGGCCCCCTAACAACGATAGGGTAACTTTGGAATATTTCGATGCAGGAGGCGGCGTTCTGGGTATAGAGTTTAGATATGATAACCCAGATATATACCACCACAATGCTTTAATTTATGTACATATAGAGGTGTTCGACACGGCAGCTGAACCTAATTTTATTTATACAGACTACTGGTTTAGAATTATACCAGACTATAATTCTCCTTACTTAGAGGCCGAAGATCCTGCCAGAGAAGAGGACCAAGTGCCATTGGACACAAAGTTATATTTTGAGATTAAAGATGCCGGTGAGGGTGTAGATATAGATACGTTAGAAGTTTTTCTTAATTCCAGGATAGTATACCACGCTGGATTAGAGCATAATCCAGACACAACTATAGAACAAGTGAGTATAAATCACTACAAAGTATCAATAGATTTACCTTATGATCTACAGTACGGAAAGGAATATTCTGTAGGGGTGAGAGTAAAAGATATATCGGAAAATAAGAATCAACTTAGAGATAGTTATAGGTTCTATACAAGACATAGTGAGGTGCCATGGTTTACCGGCTTTGATCCTAAAAAATGCTTGCGTGGAATGCCTAGATTCAGAGATGTATCTTTTATAGTACTTGGGGCCGGAGATGGAGTAGACGAGCAGACCATTAGAATCCAGGTACATGACAAAGATGTTACAGATAAAAGTAAGATAACACCGGTTATTTATAGAGTTTCATAGGAGGAATCATGGCAGAGCCTTATTTAAAATTTCTTTATAACCACTCTGACGTAGATGAGAGATACGATTTTCATACGGGCGGCACAGGCGGCTCGGTGTGGAGAGAGATCACTCCTGGGGTGGATACTGTTATTTTCACAGGTGGAGGCATAGACGATTGGAATCCACATCTAATAGCTGATGAAACACAAATGACATTAGCTTCTGGAAGTAGATCTCCTACGATTAGACCAGCAGTGACCAGTTATGTTATTCCGTATGTGTTTATGGAGTCCGGCGCAACAATGTATAGAGTGCCTTCCGCTAGTAGATTGGATTCACCTAATACTAAATCCTACGCATTTGGAGTATCTACCAGTGGTACCATAGAGGGGCAGTTGTATCTAGAAGCTTGGGATGATTTCTCTTTTAGCACATATACTTCAGAGGTACTAACAGGTAGCGCCAACAGCGGTAATGAAAGTCATGTCAACGCCATAAATACCGATGCCGCTAAGGCTGGTAATGGCGGGGTAATGCCATATCCATGGGACGGGAGCACCAACGGCGGGGCGTTCTTAAGAGGCAGCAGTGATAGGGTAGCTTTCCAGGGGGTTGGTCTGACACATATAACAGACGAGGTAGTGTTCTTCAACGTTTATATCAGGCTTGAAACAGACTCTGTAACATTCCATAACACACCGGTGTTTGGATTTAGATATTTATATACTTAAGGAGAGGATTATGGACAACCAATTACCAAATTTTAGCCACATGACAGAACAGGACGCGAAGGTTTACGGGGCATCTAACACGGTGGTTAGTGTTAACCCATACAATTGTTATTTTATGGTTAGATATCCAGATGGAAAGATAATAAAGGGTAATAATTTATTTGAGACAGGCTGGGATGATATACCCGATGGTTTTATGGAGTTATCGTATGTTTTAAGTACAGGCAAGGTAATACTTATACCTAAGTTTAAAGCATATATGCCTTTGATAGAATGTAGTTTAGGTGTAGATGGTAGTAGGGTGTTTCATTCAATACAAGTAAAATGTTTGGAACCACATTGTGTTCAGACATGGAAAATAATGCTGAAGCAAGATTCAATAGATACCAAATTCAAAATAGGCGATGTGTTCGTAGGCCGCGAGCCCCTGCCTAAACACATGAGCAAAGCATGGAAGTATACTAGTTAGGAGGAAAAAAGATGGCTGTTACTATAACTACAAGTTTTTATGAATATGATACACCGAGCTGGCATGACCTATCAACAGTAGTCTTCACCAGCCCCAACTTAGTGAGCCCTAATACAGCTGGTACTAGATCTCACATCTTACCAGGCGAACTGCCTCTGGCTACTTGGTATGAAGTTACAGGTGATACTATGTGGAGGATATTTAACAGACAGGTCCCTAGTATAGAATCTTTCTATCCTGCTCAGGACCCGTCGACTACGGTTAGTGGGTTTGACCTTAGAAACTCCATAGTATTTGAGGTGACATCGGGTGAAAATTACAATAACCGTTTAACTGCATGGGACAGTGTTACTCACAGTTCCATAAATAATTTTCTGATAGATTCCGATAGGGTAAAAGCATCCTGTGCCAACTATAGTTGGTCAGGCGGCACAGAACAAGCCCCTTCTGTTGTTAAGTATGGCGGCCCGGTTGACCCTGGTACATTAGAACCAGAAGACCCATTTGCACCAGAATACAACATAACTCTTAAGGGTAATACCACAGTTAGTGGTGTGGACTATTACTACGGTGATTTTGATATGATTTATTCATTCCCCACTTCAGGTAGACAGGGTGATTACCTAATTGTCAGGCCATGGTTAGACAATATAAACGGGTCTGTTCCTTACGGGGTTCATGACTTTGTAATAACATTACATTATTCATATACCTAATGAGGGGATTTAGATGCCAGATGGTACCATTGACATATATATTGAATCATCTTTTTTCTCAGTTGCTTCAGGAATCGGAGACATATATTCTTCTTTTATAGCTGGTCAGTTGGAGAATATAGGCCAGCGCGATATAGGTGCGGACTACGTAGTACTTCCAGAAATAAGCGGCACTATCACCACATACCATGAGTATTTTGCTACTTGGAGTGGCGCTGTGCAGCATGATGGTTTTACAAGTACAGCACATAAATATGAAACTCATCCTACTGAGAGTGGAATGGCTGTAGCATTGGTAGACTATTCTATACCAACCACTAATAGTGGATTAACAAGAACGGATGATGTAGACCTACAATATTTCACTGGCCTGACTAAGATATCTGGCGCCTTAGATGCCAGAATAAAATACACAGGTGGCCAATTATATCCATCATCAGATAATATATTAGGAACTTATTGGATCTTCGGTGATGAGGAGATAGACGATGATTATGAAGCTCATTATACAGCAGGTGGGCATTACGATCCGTTAATTCCTGGCCCGCCAGAGGATCAAGTTATAAACTCTGGGATAGAAAATTTCACACATTATTTTACGATGGGTGCATTGGATTACGAAGGTACCCAATCACAAGATTGTGAATTATTTTTAGCTGGATATCCTGTAGAGTTTCATCCAGATAAATATACTTACAGATTTCACATGTTAAATGGATTAGAGAAGGATAGGCAGGCCGCGGAGTGGGAAGCTACAGTAATATCAGGATCGGTAATAGATATACCTTTAGATATAGAATCTACCGCTACAACGTCTGGGTTTTATTATTTTGATGGTGTATGTGGCCACACATCGTTCTCAGGGATAGATTTCCCAGTTGACTTGGTGTCTTACTCCTTTGAGGGTGAGGTTGTATCAGGCACAATAGGGTATTATTATTACGAAGCTATCAGTGGAGTGTCTGGAACTAATGGCTGGACTTTCGATGTAGATTTGTTATCTCTAAAGATTTCTAATTTCTCTTTGGATATAGAAGAATATGCTTCCGCATCAGGAACAATATGTGTAGATTTAACTGATGATGTCCATAATGTAGTAACCTCAGGATCATATTTTATAATAGGTGAGACTGTGACTTCGGGCAACACCTATACCCCGATAACAGATGGGTATACAATGTGTTTTGACTCTCCAAATGATTTCGCTGACCTGACCGGAGCTACTACAGTTACGGTACATACAGAGAATGATAATGGTGATGCCCTGGAGAGAGATTTTTATTTAACCTCTGGTTACATAGTAGAGTATGATAATCGTACACAGGATTATGGCTTTGGAAGTCAGGTAGTTGTGAGGGGCACCGCAGAAAATTTAGCTAGCTGTCCTAATACCGGCACCGACGCTTATTTTTTCAGATCGACGCCTAAAGAGTCCATAAGTCTAGGCGCTAGTATAGTCGGCATGCCTTGGAGCGAGAAAAATTTAGGCGCATCTATCACTCCTACTACGGACACCATTTATTTTTATGGCAAGGTATTTAGAGTAGAAGTAAGGGCAAAAGATTTCGCAGGCAACGTGATGGAACCATTCACGTTTGAATTTAGAATAGAAGACGAGCCCGAATAACAATTAAGGAGGACAGTTTTATGAGTGCAGTAACTCGATGGGTACAATACGACATTTCTGAGGCCGGTGTAGGTGGCACTGGTGGAGGAACCAATTGGGGAAGAGGTACCCGAGGCTATTCGTTGGCTACAGCTCCTGTAGATGACACATTTAATATAGGTACCACAAACAATAGACTCTATCTTAAGATAGATGGAAGCCCGGCAAGCCCTCTTGGTATTACGCTGGCAAGCGGCGTAGACCTTGACCCCAGATTTGTTGCAAAAGATATTACAGAAGCCATGCATAATGCAGGCCAGGCCACTACAGCCTGGGATCAAGCTCAGTGTGTTTGGGACGATAACCAGTTTAAATTATATTCTGGAACTCTCGGCAGCTCAGCTAGTATGACTGTATGGAGTGGTACTAATACAGCACATCTAGAGTTAGGTTGGGGAACTAAAACCGAAGTAGGTGGTTCGGTTAATAACTCAACTGGCTCACCCAATGCAGAAACGAATAACTATGTTTCCGTTTCTGGTACATACAATGGATTTTTTGATGAGACATACACCATAGTTGTTAATAAAGAGGTAAGTATAGGGACACCTTCTAAGGGTGGAACTAATAGTTACACTGGAACGATCACAACTGGAGGTTATTACAACTGGAATACTACTATCCAATACACCTTAGCAATTAGTACTACTAACGGTACTACTATGGGTGCTGGTACTGGTAATGTACCTGTTCTTACCTGGGAATCTACTGGAAATGTGGATGACAACCTTACTGGTATAGAACTGTTATATGCAAATTATTGGTACAAGGTAGGGACTAAGGGGCTGATGGTTAAGTTTACCGATGCTATCTTTAATACCTGTGACCCTGCTTGGGATATTACCTGCCAGCAAGTTCAATTCGCAGAAGGTTCGAACACTTCGGCGCCAATAGGAACAGCTCAATTTATATGGGGAAGTAGTAGGGGGGATGACGCAGATACTGCATACACTACATCTACTGGCTGGACACGTCTAGGTAGTAGGGGTTTGTATGTTAAATTTACAGCACCTTTGAGTGCCGATTTAACGGCCGGTGATGAATTCATGTTAATCTGTACTCCTCCGCAACCATCAGCATATGATATAACCAACTTAAACTATGGTAATGTTACAGTATCCACAGAATCTCCGGTTAGGAGTGTCTTGTTTGAAATCATGGCAGGCGCTGTGGAGATTGACACAGTTAAATTTGGTCTTCAAAACCATGGAAACTTCGAACACCACGGAGAAGGTAACAATGATACTTATTTTAGATTTGGTACCGTAGGTCCAGGTAATAATGCTGGCACTGCCCCCATGGACGGGTATGAATGGAGAACCAATGTAACCGCTGCTGATATAAGCAGTGATGTACCACCTAGCTATTTATATGCAACCAAAGAAGGTCTCGCTGTTGTAGCAGACGCAGACTCTAGTGAAGCCTTAGGAACTAGCACCGCAGGAGGTATGGTAGCTGATCCTGTATGGCTCAATATAAAACTTGGAGCATCAGAAGTAGGCGCGAATAGCACTATTAATTACCGTATCTATTTCGACTACGCGTAATTAGGACAGGTTAAGAATTTTTTAGGAAAAGGGAGGCATTTACATGCCGCTGTATAATTCTATTCTAAAGTTAAGGAAGGGAACAGAGATGGCGTAGTGCTATATCTGTTCCCTATTTTTGTTTATAGGAGGCAATATGAGACGAGGTTGGGAAGTAGAATACTCTGACGGCACCATAATCAGAGAAACCCAAATGGGCTGGAAGAAGATACCAAAGATAAATATAGTCAGAGTGACTCTTCACTTCGAAGGGAGACAGTGGACGTTAGATAATAAAATGGCCTACGATCAGAAAAAACGTGGTTCTGCTGTACCTGGAGTACCGGAAAGTTTTCGTATAGAATCAAGGTCTATAGGTTATTACGATACCGTTGATGATAAGCCAGTGAAGATTTGGTACACAGTTAATGAATTCACAGGTAAAATGACTATGGAGGTTAAAAAACTCTAATGGCAGGAGATTGCATATCAGTAAAATTTGAGGACGGAACCCAATGGGAATATTGTTGGGATGACGTAACTCCTTACTCTGATTGGAACTATACAGATGTTTCTACTGGTCTGAGAGCATCCACGGGCGAAGGAGCAAGGGCTTGGAGAACCTGTCAGTACTTTCTAAAAGGCATGCCTCCAGTGTGCGCATGGTTTAAGAAAGGCGAGGGCGAGGGTGCAGGCTATAGTTGTAGTTATGAGACCGACAACACATCAGATAATCCAAACGACCCTAAACCAGAGATACCATCTGGGTTCAATTTTGGCCAATGTGACTTCTTAGGTAGACGTAGTTGGTGTAGTGCGTACGAGCCCGGCGCTGAACATGATCCAGAGGAATGGATTTGTACCGCACCTAACCCATATGTTACTGGATTAGGAGAAAAATCTCTGGGTGGTGATAAAGATGCTATATTCAAATCCATAAAACGCGATGATGTTTGGGGCTATAATGATTCAGAGGGCGACGGTGTCGGTAAATGTGATTGTCATGGTTGGGGTAGAGGAGAACAGGGTTGTAGTATAATATCGGAGAGTGAGGATGCTGAGGACCGTCTATCGGAACTTCCTGTAGTATGTAATTTATACAGACCATATCAGATGGGGTTTGGTATTATATCCCCCGCTGGCAAATCTCCAGGAGATGTAGAACCTGATAACATCACTATCACTAAGCAAGGTTGGGAACGAGCCCAAGCATGGGAGAATGACGACGGTTATGATGATAGATATAGATTACCACTAAACTATAAGTTATTCAACGACCGCGCAAGATTTCAAAAATGCCAATGGTGGGATGAAGATACCGGCCGGGAATATCACATAGACGAATACGGTGCTACCATATACTTGGAAGGCGATCCAGATATATTTGATGATGGGGGTAGAGTAGAGTTCTGTAAGTGCCCACACTCAGATGCTGTACCGTTTAATACTCGAGTATTAGAGGACCTTTCACAAGAAGGCGGCGCGTGGGAAGACCACACAGGAGCACAATTAGCATTAGACGGTGTATGGGCTAAGGGTGGCGGACCAGTATGTAATGGCGCCCGACCAGAATGCCCATGCTATACTGGTGAATGGATATATGTTACGTCTACTAGAACACAAGCTGGTATGCCTATTACAGCTAACCAGGTGTTGGAGCTTAGATTCTGGGCATCTACATGGGACAGTCAAGATGAATACGATACTTTCTATAATATCAAACCCAACTTTGATGACCCACATACACCTGCTATATATACATTTACTAATTGGAAAAAGATAGAGGATGATACCGGCGAAAGTGGAGTTACTGACAGTAAGATGGTAGGTAAAAAACTATGGTTGTGCCAGCCATCTCCTTTACATATGAGGGAATTTACCAAAGCCTATATTGAGGCAGAAGATGTTGAGTACCACCATGCACAGATAGGAACTAGTACAGAGGGGGGACAAAGACACTATCCAAATCTAGTGAGAGAACATACTTTCCCTGATTTTGCTCCTCTTACGGTAGTGTATCCGCCATATGATAATAATTATTTTAATTCTGAGATTTGTAGAGATGCTGGGGACCCAGGATACACAAAACGATCTAATAATATTAAAGGAGATCGTATAAAAACAATAGGGCAAACGTATACCAATAAACAAGTTTATGTTATAAACACTAACAGAATTCCAATATCAAGTATGTTGGGTTATTTCACCGGAGTATATGCTATTAAAGATGATAACATATTCGGGCGGCCAGCAAAAATAATAAAAGAAGATGTATATAATTTTTTAAGGGAGACTGTATCTAGAGGATTTGCTGAAGCGCCGGGGTATATAGCGAGATCGGCGTCTGATGATGAGTTTGGATTTTTTATGACATCAGAAGTAAGACTAGATTATTCTAGCAATCCTAACCTATTACTAGTATGTGTAGATCTAGGAGATGGTACGTGGGAATATAGATGGAGAGAAGTGAATAGTATTTGGTACGGCGGAGTAGTAAAACAGACAGAGTACACACATTTATATGAGGATAATGATACTGGCTGGGAGAATAAAGTTCCTACAGCTATAGAGCCTGGCGCCACAGCCACTGCAAGTATAGTATCAATGGGCGGAGCTAGGTTTGGCGAAGACACAGAAATAGTATCAACATTCAGCTTGGATAACCTATGGACTGGCGAAAGGTATTTCGATTACGCATACGAGCAAGTAGAAGAGACAGATGTATCCTGTGAGTTTTGGGGCGGGATAGGCCAATCAAATAAGATTCTTATAGAATTAGAAGACAAAAACATAAATTATGTGTATGACTGGGAAATAATAAATGCCAAGTTAGTTTATATCGGCGGCGAGGATTACCCACCCGGCGGCTTACCAGATGAGGTAGAGTTAGAATCTATTATAGAAGACGATAATTACATAGGCGCTGCTATGGCGGTATTACAACCTGTAGATGAAGAGCACAAGATGACGTTTAGAAATTCCCAATGGGATCTAGTCTTGGATTATGGTTACATACAATTAACCAATAATCCTGGCGAAGGTGTAATAAAATACGGGGGTGGTAAAAATGAAACTAATGTTCTTGTGGGTACTCCGTATAATATATTCGGCGGCGGAGGGTCATTAGAGGTAAATGGTATATCTAGAGGCTCTGTACAATTCATGGCTCATTTCAAGGACGACAATGGGAGAACTATAAACTCATTCGCAACTAAAATGGTAACACAAATTGTTAAAGAAGGCTGCCGTGGCGTGGATATATTCTATAGATATAGCGCGGAAGGTAGACAGTACGCACTACAGCCTAGATCAGGTTTTTGTATAGATATCAAGCAGGATGCACCACTATCAGCTCCATATAAACACGTTGAAGTACCTAACTGTGGAGATCATCTACATTCATGGCAAAAATGGGAAGGGCCTATGTGGTTTCCTTATAATGTGTGCCGCGGCTATGATATGTATGATGAATTTACTGTATGTAATAATTGTCAAGCTGGTTATGTAGGTCCCGATTCTGGCGGTAATGTTAACCCACTTACTGGAGAAAAAGAATTTGTAGGCGGTGGAACAGTACTGAAGAGATGGGACTATAGATACTGTGGTCCTTATAAATACGATGCTTTTGGTGATGTTAGAGGTAATTGGGCATCCTCTTGTGACTGCGGTTGTGATTTTTGGTATAGTGATGCCGAGGCATCTTCAGTAATCTTTGCCGGTAGGGTGTTTAAGAGGGGCCCAGTAGATTTAGGAGAGTACGCTGAGAATGGTTGGTATCCACCTCCGTTTGGCAATGAAGGTAGAGAATACGTAGAGAAATATTTAAGTGAGGATTATATTACTCATATAATACCGTTTGTAGTGAATGGGATATTACAAAAGGCTGATTGGATGCCTTTGATGTTAGATCATAGCAGTTTTTATTCAGGGTTTAACTCTTATGACGACGCTTATGAGGATAAGTATGTAGGTATATCCCCAGATCAAGGGTTCGAACCTTTTAGATATTTCCATCAAATGACCATGGCTACTTGTGCAGCTGTAAATGAAGAGCGAAAACCCGTCGAGCCTACCGAAGAGGAAGTAGAGGATGATCCAGAAGCTTTGGGCGGTAGATACAGATGGGATGAGTTGTTTGAAGTGCATCATGAAGGTAATAGTAGTTATCCACTTCCCACATACCCCATAGGTACTATAGCAACTAAAGCTGTGTTTTACTATTTAAAAAAACAAAAGGCTGCTTGGGCCTGGCAGGAGGATTGGCTGGAAATAGAAAGAAATGCTTCTAATGAATTACCAGTAACAGAGCCCGGAGAGGATGAGGACGCCGACACTGATACGACAACAGCCGTGGGGTTCTTAGATTTTGTAGATTTAAAGAAGGCACCATACATATGGGATTATTATAAAAACGAGCATAGAACTATATTGGATGAAGGTGATTACAAAATAGTATATACAGCGCCGAAGTTCGAAGAGGGATTTCTGTCCGTATATCCAACATTGTCCATAGGTGGTGCACATCCTAGAGCATTTGAAGTACTGTACGGTGAGAATGAGTATGTGGCATCACAACCAGTAGATTGGAATGATGAAGGTGGCGGCGCTGATACGGATGCAGGCCAGGGCGAGGACAACATATATGAGAAGGCTTACGGATCGGATTGGATACATGAAGATAACATGCTGTTTGATAGTTCAGCATCATTTACCATCGAAGATGCTGATGCTGCCGAACGTAAAGGTATAATAGGTAAAACTCCAGACACCGGAATAAATCTAGGATATATTTATGGTTATTACAACAGAGGATTGATAGCCGAGATGACACGAGATAGACTGTATTATCTACCCAAAGAGGAGACTATAGAGGAGATGGATCTGGGCAATACAGCCTCAGAAACAGCTGGTGATATGAATATACCCGGCTCTTTTGTATGGGATTCTGGAAGTGTAGTGATAGATTACACTCCAGTGTCTGTAGCTCCTTTATCTAGAGTTGTGGTACGGGGTATATGGGGAGATATTCAGGGGCTAAATGATTCGGACCCACCAAGGCCTACCATACACACAGTGGTTAGACCTGGTATACGCGTGTCATGTAATTTCAATGATGGAAGCACCGGCTCACCGAAAGGACTTTCTTCAGCTGCTGGTTCCCCAGAATACCCAGCGTCTGGCCAAGAAGAATATATTATATATATGGATTTCTTGGTAGGTCCTTATGAGATGGCAAATAAAATAGCAAATAGCGTGCAGGTAACTTTAAATAATTATGCAGGCAGCTTTATATCTGTGGACAGCGTAGAGTTATATTTCGCTAGATATGTGGATATAAAATACGAAAATATTAAAACATATGAAAGAAAATATATAGCTTCACAATTATCAGATATAGGCGGCCAGGGTATTAATTTAGATGGTCCTGGAGATCATTTAAAACACGAGGATAATCTACTGAACATGGGACAATATTTCTCCCTACGCTCTCCTAGATTTGCTGATAAAGAAGTTGTGGCTATGGATAAAACTAAAGTAATTGTTACTGGAATATCACACCCCGACGACGAACGCATAGTAGGAGTTACATATGATAATCTACATGAAACAGAGGCTAAAGAGCAACGAGATCTGTATGAGTATGCATATAATTTAGATCCATCTAGTGATACTATAAACTATGCTCCAGTAGCCCCTTATAAATGTGAAGCATTTTTAAACACAATAGGCGAGTCATTTCCCTCAGCTAATCTGGTGATAAATTCAGAAAAATTACCATTCGAAAGGCATTGGAGATACAAAGACTTTAAGCAGTACGATTTCTGGAGGCCAGGCGGTCACTATTACACATGGTCCAGTAACTTCAGGAGAGAAAAGTGTATGTTATTCGGCGGCCCAGAGAATGTATTTAGTGGTAGGTATATACATGTAGATCATGCTGGGATTGGCACACCCCTTGAACGAGATGCTAGTAAACCTATAGATCCAGGCAACTCATATTATTCTTTGAGATTTTACACACAACAGGCCAAGTATGATAGGGCTATGATATTAGCAGGCGGCGATCCTGAGTATACAGATAAATGGGGACTAGGAGGCGGTACTTTTGCTGGTACTGCTGTATAAGGAGTAGGATATGTTTAGTGATATGATAAGATATTTACCGTGTGATTCTTGCGACAAGGGAAGGCTTATGTACAACCAGAGATTAACTATGGAGGCGTGGCAGCACCCAGAAGTATTCAAACTGGATGATATAGATAAATTAAAAGATGGGACCATAAGTGATATATTGGTAATGACATGTAATGATTGCGATGCAGAAGTCAGATACACCATGAAGGAAATAGAAAAAGTATTTAGAAAACATCTTTCAGATAGAATATTTACTAGGATTGCTATGGGGCAAATGCCCGACCCAGGCGGACTTAGAAAGACTAATAGAATATTCTATTATTGTGGGAAATGTAACGGGTACGACGGTAAGGGGTCGTGTCCTCAACATATTTATAATAAATGCGAATTAAAGAGGCTACCGTATGGGTTCTAATTATATAGCACAGGATGCTACCATAACTCAATCTCTCAAGTGCTTACACGACAGTACTACTGGATACTCTGCAGACTTTTCTAGAAATGGTGAGGTAGATGGTTGGGAATATTTCAGAAATATACATACCTATGGTTGTTGGGGAGGATTCCTGTTCGGTACGTTGTTAGGAGAATGGGGAACTATAGGTAGGTTTAGTGTATTCCGTCCCGTTAATGCTATCACCCATTACTTTGTTCGTATAGTGATGAAGTATAACCCTTGGCCCAGAGACGAGAGAGGTAATCACCCACTACCTACCCAAGCTAAGTTAGAATGGAGAACTCTACAGTCAGCTAATTGGGGGGAAGATAAAGAAATACTATTTGATATAGAGGCAGATAATCAGTGGCACACCTATGTTATTAATGTGGGAGTTCAACAGTGGTGGCAGGGCGACATCAATGACTTAAGATTTTGGCCAGCTATTGCGGACGGCGCAGATGGCGATGAGTTTTTTATAAGAGGGATAGAGATATTTTCTACTGAATCCCATGAATGTAGAAATACTACCTGTGAAAAGTTTAGTGAATATTCCTACCCATGTCCGTGGATAGGCGAAAGAGCTACGTGTGAATCCCAATCACATGAACCAAATAAAAGATTCAATATAGAAGATCTTACGGAATTTATAATAAATATAAATGGCTATGGTGAAGAAATAGTAAAGATTAGAGAAGTACTGAATGGCAGCGGCAGAGAGGTAGCAAACTCTCTAGCTAGGGGTATATCTAGGACGAACATAGGTGGGTACTCTGAGGTACAAGTAGAGTACACAAGCGATAATACTTTTAAAATACACAGTGGTACACTTCACGTAGATTCCACAGTTGAGGTTGTGGACAATGATCTGGCTAGGTATTTAAACTTTACTAATAAATATGGGCAAGATGTAACCACTAAAACGGATGGCACTACGCCAGTTAATGGGTACTCTCCTCTGTCTAGTTTTAAAATAAAAACTCATCAAGCATTTGGATTGTTAGATAACAATGAAAGGACTGCATTAACATTTAATCCATTTCAATATAGTATAGAGGGCGGCCGCAGGGATTGGTTATCTTCAAGCACCGGCGTAATGTCTTCTGCAATAGGAAATAATGATGGTGATGTTAGTGGTCAAGTAATTCGTAAATATTACATGATAACTAACGATGATCGCACTATAATAGACTACAACCATCCATTTAATGCCAGCGGTAGAATAAGAAAAATATGGGCTATGTGCTCATTGGATTCTCCAAATTATAGAAAAACGCCCCATGAAACTGGCTCAAGTGGCCATACTACAGGAACACGTAAAGGAGATGAGTTATCGGGCGCCAAGGTTATGGTGGTACGTCCCAAAAGAGACGGTACAATGCAGGTTATATATGAATGGTCCTTAGTTGATAGAGATATCGATAGAGGTTATAACGATGCTTTGTATTCATTAACCCAAGAAGGTATAGATATAGATATAGATGTTTTTGTAAATAAAGGCGACATGCTTGCCTTTTACAATATAAATATGTATGTGGGTAAGAGTGTTACCGGTAATGAAGTGGATGCTCAGTACCATCAGATAGAAGGTAAGCCAGAGCAGGGCGAAATTTTTAATCCCCTTAGGCTATACGGAGAAGGTAGCGGCGGGCTATTGGTATACGCCCACGGTTATGATCCCCAAAAGAGATTATACCTTGATATAGATCTAGGACATAGGTATAATATAGAAAAAGTAGAGATGAAGGGCGAGGCCCTTAATAATATTTTAGAATATAATATAGCTAGGTGTTTGGACATAAACTGGGAGGTTAGCCTTTTCGGTGAATTTCATTGGACATTCCACAAACGTATAGATATGCCAGGAGAGTTTTGGTATCAAAGATTTAATGTGCACTATGGTTTAGATAATCTCAGTGACGGTGTGTACAATGTGCCTGATGGCTTGGCTTGTGATAGTTATAGTCTCACTACAGATTTGTCTAGCACACATTGGAATTACGACGCCGGACCAGGAGTTGTTCCTAGTAATCCTCATTATTTTTGGGTCAATGGTGATGAAGAGTGGTTAGCTGTGTGGTTACACGCCACGTACATACACGGTAGTCAGGCAGTGTTTGATTTCGACGAAGATCCTATAGCTATATATATTCATTTCCCACACGAGAAAGAGAAGAAGATATATAAATCTAAAATTTATTTCAAAGAAAAATTTAATTTTAGAAACTTTGCTACCTCTACATATGGAGGTTTCTATTACACTCTAGGCGATGCTGATGATTATCGTTATGATCTTATACCAGAATATACTAAGATTATATTGGACAATGTGGAATTTTACGAAGGCTCGCCAACCTATAATCAGGTAGCTGAATATCTATTTAAGAACCCCACCACCGGTGAGATGATAGCTACTCCCACCAGTAGTGTGATTTATGAGTGGGACCCAGTATACTCTGACGTTATACAGGATTATTCTCACAGAGCAGACTCCGGCCAGGAGAGTGGTTATTTTACTTATCAGACGTTCGATGTGTCAAATGCTGAAGAATGGCAAACAGCCCGCAGGGTAGATTGGCAAATAATAGAGCACCAATGGGAGCCTATAATCTGTAAGGGTTGGAGAATTTATACAGACTTCCACAAATCTACAAAGATTACAGAGATGGAGCTTTACGGTGTTGCTGAGGATATAGGTTCTAATTTATCCGGCGGAATTGTTATGACTTTCTCTGACTACGGTGAGGAGTGGTGGCCTACAGAGTCCGTACAGAAAACTGAAAATTTAGTGGAAATATACGTAGGGGACTCCCCCCAACACTTCACACTGGAGATAATACCAGTAACCGAAACCAGGTATGATGATGTAGTTTTATACGTTAAAACTGAAGACCTACATGCTGGCGAGAAGGGCTGTGAATATATATATTACTCTGAGCACTCTAAGGTAGGTCAGATAAATGAAGGCCAACTGGTTACTATTAAGAATAACTACGGAGCACCGTATGATTTATATGTGGATATAGACCCAGGTAAATTAGTAGAAGAGGGACTGATCTATTACAGTGACTTATCTAACATACCAAATATATCTAATCCAGTAATTGGCCCAGATTCAGGTTATTATAAATTACCTAACTACGCTTTAAAGAACCAAGATTATAACTGTGCTATAAACTGTCATACTTTTGGCCTTGCGGATTTAATAGAGGGAGCCACAGCCCATTATACATACAATGATATGTTGGACTGGACTGAGTATGGAGAACTCAGCAATGGTGATTCTATAAATTTCTATAATTTACCTACGTCTTCTAAGACTACTGTTTACGTGCCACAGCTTTCACGTAATAGATATTGGAAGTTCGGATTAATGGACCCAAGAACTACAATGAACGTGAGAGAGATGAGGGCTTACGATGGTGATGGTAACCTACTGGACCCAGAGTTTTATCATGATCTAAATAAGACTTGGGAGGATGCTCCAGTTAATGAACGTGCTCCTCATTTAGAGAACACTTCTATAGTGGGTAGTTATTACACACTGGCAGGCGATCAATACATAACAATGGATTTAGGTGAGCAAATATCGTTGGGCAGAATAGAATTATGGCATGATGGTAGAAGTGATTATATAAATTTCCAAAGAACATCGACCCCCTATTCTGGTATAGATAAATATACTAAGATGTGTCTGCGCTCTTGGTTCGATAGAAACACCGGCGAAAGATATATACAAGACGTTAGTTACTATGAACACGATGTAACTATGCATGGATCTACATATATAGATCTAGGAGAGGCTGACAGTAATGTGGCGTTGGATGCAGATATGGGCTGCACAACAGCACTAACAGAATGGGCAAAGAAAACCGACTCTAGTTATCCTAATGCCGCAGGGGCACCACCAACTAGTTTTACTGGCGTGTCAGCTAGCGGTACAGTTACTAGCGGAATTTGTGAGTTCCCAGGATATGTAGACTTTGTAGCAAGATGCTACCGGACAGGAAATGATAGATATTATTATGACATGAGAGAGGACCCTGGTTACGAAGCATACAAACTATTTCAGCAGATGCCATTCGAAGTGACATTTGAGATAGAGCTTAATGATTATACTCCAGGAAGCCGCGACCCACACGGTGGTACCTACACAGATTACCAACCAGCAGTGAGTGTAGGAGTGATTAGCGCCAGACGGAGGATAAGTAGTAATTTCTTTGCTGGAGTCCAGATGTGGTTCGGACCGCCATCAAAGTCAGGTTCTAATGGTACATGGCCCGGTAGGTTTGGTTTAGCTGTAAGACAGAATGCTCCTTTTACTATTGGATATTATAGTGTGACTAGCCCCAATGGCTATTCGAATACTTATGTTAGTGGTTTAGATATGGATACTAAATACTATTGTAAGTTAACATGTTATGGCGGGGATAACGATCATAGAGATACGGACGCTATAACATACAGAGCCGAAGTATGGACTGATGCTATAGATGGAACCAATCGTATAGCAAATCTCACAAGGACTACTAATATATATTGGGAAGCCAATGAGTTAGCTGTAGGTGGCAGTGCTTTACACCCCATAACGTCGGCAATAGGTACTGAAAATAGCTGTGGTTCTGTAACAGGTACTGTATATGATTTAAAACTACATGTAGATCATGATGTTAAACATTACCCGTTCAGAGACGAGGAGCTGGAAGACTATGAAAAATGCAGCGTGAGAATACCTTCCGGTACCAACAACTATTTACAGGTAACGAATAGTAAAGAACTGGATGTAACTAGTAGATACCACACTCATGATTTTTGGATAAAGTTTAGAACATTACCTGCCCGCGGCGAAAGACAGGTTATAATGGAGCAGTACGATTACAGTGCTACCCCTGTAAGCCAGTATAGAGGATGGAGGTTGGCGTTGTATTGTGCCAGTGATGGTAGCTATTATAGATGGGAGTGGTGGGTTAACAAAGGCTCTGCATATAGCTATAATTGGTCTCTACAAGAATATAATGGCCAAACTGGATACAGTAGGTATGTAAACCATTTCAACATAGTAAAAGACAAGTGGTATTTTATGGTCTTTTCATCTGGCAAACAGTATGCTTATGGTGGGTTCTATAGATTAGCTTTTTTTGATATAGATGGTAGAGCCACATTTGATAGTTCTTACCCAGGCAATTCGTCTATTATGTATTTTATGCCTGGCGGTTCTGATATACTTATAGGCAAGGGTTTAGATGGCTGGATATGTGAGCCAAGAACGTCAAGAGCTAACTATGATGGTGGCACAGACCATGGTGGGCATAGATACGCTACTGGAAGTACTTCAGGAGCAGGTGCTACTTTGGGCTATGCTAGTATGTGGCAAACACCAATTAAGCCCTATGAAAGAATGTACCCATTTTCATTTTATGTCAGTGATGACAATCAATTCTTTGGTCATCATTCTAACGTAGACTCTCAATTCCCTGTGGCTAATAATACATATTTACCTTACTTGTATTACTTCCCGGACAATAGCTTTGCGGCTAAATATAACACATATTTTGCCATAGATCTGGGCCATAGATATAACATAGATTTCCTCAGAAGATACGGTGCTACTAATGATCATCTAATAACTAAGACAGCTAATGTAATTTACTCCAATATAGATACAGATGATCCCCACGAAGCTTTCATGACTGAGCCAGAGTACGATACCGATGATGATTTCTATGGGTATGGCGGGCTACCTATAGATAGAGATAGATGGTATATTAGCAACAGCGTTACAGGCCAAGAAACTAAATATCTAAGTATGCACAATGGTAGATTAGAGCAACGAGTAGACAGTGATATGACCGACGGTAGGTTCACTTCCAACTTTGGCTTCAGAGGTGATTTCGATATAGAAATAAAATGCGGCAAGGTAAATGCCCCTAGCACCTTTCAATGGTGGGCCTTCTTAATGGTGCAGTTTTCTGATGAAGTTTTATCTAGCTGGCAGGATACTACCACAGACACCACCCGTGTTTCGGCCAGAATGGAATATAGATCTGATACTGCTAATCCATATTATAGAGCTAAAGCTGTGTTTTACGATGGCGGCTCAACCTCCTCATCACATACTGCTCTAAGTAGTAGTGATGTCGGATTAAGAGTTATAAGAGAGGGCTTTCATTTCTATGTGATGTACTATCAGAATGGTTCATGGCACGAGTTATATGATAGACCAGTACATGATGCCGAAGGCAAAGATGTTTTCAGACTACAATTAGGATTGAAGTGCGATAACGCTTACCCAACTACCAAGATATACTGGAGAGATTTCAAGATAAATTATGCTGATAGAGTAGTCAAACGTAGTTGGTATGATGACGCACGTTGGATAGCGGTAGAAATGTTAAATGGTGATAATACTTCGCGCTACATTAAGAAGCTGGGATTATACCCAGACTTGACTGAAGTGAGATCCCCAGATAATCATAGTTATAATACTAATGGGTGGGTAGACCTAGGACCTTCAGTAACTGGATACTCCACCGGTAATAATGCAGCGTTAGGTGCCGCAGTAACTGGCTCTAGCTCAGTAGGTACATATCTACCTGTCAATGTTACAGACGGCGTGATAGATAACGAGAGGGCACATGCGTGGTTGTCAGATAATTCATCCGAGCAGTGGTTGTTGGTAGATTTAGGATCTGAGAAGACCATCTACCGCGTTAAATTATACCATGGCTACAGCACTAGTGATAGTGATTTCATGGCCACTGACTATAGAATAGAATCTTCTTTGGATGGTCAGACATTTACCACTAGATGGGATATAACAAGCAACACATCTTTTACTAGAACCCATGACAAGGCATCGTCATTTGTTGCTAGATATATAAGACTATATATTACTGACTATAAAGCCAACAGTGAGTTCATGATTAAAGAGGAGGATGGGATAAACTTCTATAGATGGTCTGGTACCTGTATGAGGGAGATTCAGGTATTTGAGGACTACGGATATTCTCTAATAAGCAGTGAGGAATGGCCTATAATAGCAGTGAATCTTAGAGATCAGTTTTACATCCTAGGCCACGAAATGGTAGGGTTTGATGTCGAGAGTGATGTAATGGACTGGGATAACTCTTCCTCCAATTATGCTTGGTCCGGTGAGATTCATCAAGATCCTAAAAAGATAGCGTTTACTGATTGGGGTGTAACACCTGATTACGAACAGTGGGTACTAGTTAAGAGAGATACTGCTACGTATCATAACATGGAGCCACCTAATGCTACTACCCCAGCAAGTGATCAAGCGTATGGTGTGGATTATTTAAAGCACTTAATAATAAAATCTGAAAGTAAAGAGAATCCCATAGATTATCCATGGTGGTGGGAATCTACAATCAGTGAGTTATCTAGAGATTACAGTATGCCAGTAACTATGTGCACCAGCGCGTTAAAGATAGATTATCCGGCATCCTCAGCGTTAGACACAGTTAGATTCATAGAGGGGTCTGACTGGGGTGTGGACTCTGATATAGAGTGGAGAGACGGTCTAACATTTAGATGGTATATAGAGGATATAGACAAACTGGACACAAGTGAAGGGTATGTATTCTTTGGCGGGGTTGACGGAACAAATTCCCCAGAACCCGTAGAATATAGATGGTATTTAAGTACTTTGTCTGGAGTTGAGGTGCTAAACACTGGTTGGAATTTCCCGTTCTTTAGATTAAGAGAGGCCGACGAGTTCATATATAATGAAGATGCCGACCCATTTTCTATAATACTACCCGAGATACCTGAGTATACAACTCTCAAGACATGGGGTATTAAATTTAAAGGTAGGGGCGAGGCTTTCAGTATGAGCATAGATGGCGGTGTTATAGGTAGAAACCATTTTGCTGATCAATCTAAGTTTGGTCCGGGCCTCTATCTAGCAGGCTCTGATTATTTTGAAACTCCTATTAGTGAGTTGGATCTTAAAGCAGGTACTGTAGAGATGTGGCTCAGAACAGACTATGATTTTGCTGGTCTGGATGTGTATGGTAGATTTAGGAATAGATCTTTATTCCACTTTGGTAACGTAGCCAACGATGTGTTTGGTTGTATGATAAACACCGAGGGATTGATAGTATACTATGGTAATCTGGCAGAAGACCTAAGGGCTATGGCAGTTAAAGGATTAATAGCTGGTACTTCTGATGCACTCTTTCATATAGCAGTGTCATTTTCTGCTAATGGTCAAAATCTAGGTGGTGATAATAGTTCACTAAAAATTTATCTCAATAATGGACTAGTAGCCACTAATTATGACCCATGGTCTTATACAGATGAAAAGCTTTGGAAATTTACACTAGGTGGTAAAGCTCCACTGGCTATGGTAGAGCATTCTAGTTCTCTAAAAACTACATCTGTTAACAGTGTTGTGTCTAATCTTAGGATATATAATTATTGTAAATCAGACTTCACAGATTCTATGAATAATACATTCACAACCAACAGTAGTGACCTACTACTTCCGGCCAAAATGATTGAAATATCACAAGATAATGTAACCTATTATAAGGTAGGAGACGCAATGCTGCCGTTCTTTTTTGAGAAAGTTCCGGCCGGTGATTCAGAACAAATATACGTAAGATCTATCATTCCAAATGATCTGACAGGTAAGGAAGATAGAACAGCTGGCATAATAACAAGTTGGGATATAGGAGTTTAATATGAAGTATAACTTAGCTACACATTCACAGGTTATAGCCAACACAACAGAGGGTAATATAGAACTATCCACTGATGAGGTTATACAGCTTATATCTACTACTTCAGCTAATGTTACAGTCCCAGCTTCCGGCACGGTATCAGGCACCCTAGTACTCGATTGTGATCTTGGGTCTAGAGTGCATGTGGATGAGATTAATTATCATTTTGATACTGTCGCGCCGATCAGCACAGTTACTTCAGGCGTGAAATTTTTCTGTAAAAATGAAAGCTTTGATGTGTATATAAGTCTAAACACTTACTATAATGGTGCTTACTGGTACACGATAGTGTCCGGCACCGATGCCCCTAGATATATCCGAGTAGAGCATACTGTAATAAGCGGCGCAGGCGGCTCTGTAAATGGTTTTCAAGTATTAAACGACGACACTTATGTAGATTTTGGTGAGGATGGAGATAAGACAGATCATAATGTTAACCTATCTCTAGAGAATGACCTCACTGAAATAAACACCATGTTTATATACAACAGTGGTCCTATAAGAGCCAACGCTAAGGTTTTAATAGAGCCCCAGGACACAGTGGCTGACGATATACTATCTATATCTAACTCATCCGCCGGTCCATGGTATGGGGTGTATAGGGATGAAGATGAGATAGCGGCCGGTACCTCATGGGATACTGGTACGTATGATAATACAGAAGAAGACGCTGGGTTATTGAAACTTTCTGCCGCGCAAACCGAAGGTACTTATACCACCAGAGTACTTCTTTTAGACGAAAACCAACGACTTAGTCACGTGATGATACCTAGAGAGTATCCCATTGTCTTACCGGAGACCTCATTCTTTGATGATTTTAGCTTCGGCGGAGAAAAATGGACTATAGTTCGTGATAACAATGTGAACATAACTTTCAATAACAACTTAAATATATACGATGAGCATACTAATCCAGATTCTGCTACTGTAGAAACGAAGTACGATGTCAGTTACAGCCAGGACTTTATGCTCTCCTTTAAGTTTAGATGGCCGTATGTATATTATGGGCCTACCTATTATGGTGGTACTCTGACTTTTTCAGATGGATTATACTTGAGATTTAGTCCGGGCACTAACCATTACAACGGAAACCCGGAGTATGATATTTTTCAATGGTACATAAATGGAACTCATATTTGGGACCTGAGGGATTATTATGGTAATGATTGGGCTAGATATAATCTAGATACTTGGTATGATTTTAAATTCCAGAGAGAATTTAATGATGTTAGATTAAAATTCTGGCCTTCTGGGGACCCCGAACCAGATTGGATGTATACTTATGTATTAGCTCAACATACCGACATAGATTTGACCGGTAAAATAGTACTGGATGTAGAAAATATGTCTGTTACTAGAAATACTTCTCTAGATAATGTGAAAGTAATAAAGAATTACACCGCTACTGCTGGAGCCAAGTCTATAATAGCCACTGATGATGAGGACACCTTAGAGAATATAGAGATTAGAAGTTCTAATTCTAAGCCCATGGATAGATTGTCGTATATAGAAATGACTGGAAATTACACTGCCGAAACTAAATTTACTAGACACAGATGGGCAGCTGATGGGTCCATAGCAGAAACAAGTTCAGACTGGGGCAGATGGGGCCGAACAAGTAACTATTGGGAATATTGGTATGATTCCATAAGAGAAGATGAGTATATAGTTGACAAACCTTACTACACAGGATATTACGGTGATACAGAGATATGGTTTAGGATCAGAAGAAAAAGTGGCAACCTAACTAGTCTCAAAATATCAGACGGTGACTACGATTATTCATGTTATTGGAGTACTTATAAACTGACTCCTAATAATGTCGGTGGATTCTGGGTATATTTTTATTTAAGTAGAAATGGAGCATCGGGAGGTTCCTACTACTTAGACTACTATAATAGTTCTTTAAGCAGACAATATAGGAGATCAGCCACCGCCGCCCAAGGAACATTTCTGTACGACATGGATTCTGTTTACGATAGCTCAGGTGAACTGTGGTATACAGATAGGGATCTATCCACCGTATTTAAAATAGATAAAACGGGCAGTATAATAGCTTCTTACTTAGCTACAGATGAAGTTCGTGGGTTATTTTCTCTGCCTGACGGAGGTTGTTGGTTCATACAGGGCGCAGTGTTACAAAGATTGAACTATGCTGGTGAGTTTGTTACAGCTATAGATATACCTTCAGATACTGCATCCTATGTATATAGTGACGGTGAAGATGGTTTTTGGCTGCATGATGGGTATGTTATCAGACATCTGAGGTCGGACGGTACAGAGTATTTCAGCGTGGAGATTCCAGATCTGTTTCATTTTACAGTGTGTGATTCCGGCGTTATAACTAAGCAATCTGGCGGCAGTTCGTCTGTAGCACCAGAAGCTAGTTATGTTAGTAAAGAGCACAAGCGAATATTAAGAACTTGGGCTTACCCTAGGGTAGAAGGTGGCGCAAAGGGAACTTTTGATTACAATAGGTACGGAGTGAGATCACAGGTATATAATGATTTAACTGATGACCACGCTTCTAATTTCCCTATATCAATAGATGGCCAGTGGGCCAATCATTCTGAGTGGCAGAAAGTCTCATTACGAGATTATAATTTTTCTAATGAACAGTATCACCAGGTAAGAATAACTTTACGTGCAGACAACTCTGCTAATTCTCCTGAAGTAGCTGGTATCTACACACAACGTGCTATAGAAATACCTAATATATATCCAGGGAATTATGGTAGATATTATTTAAAGTCAGACGTACAGTATTTGAATCCACAGGACACTGGTGATTACACCTCTAAAATTAGAGCTTACTGGTATCTGAATGCGGAGTAAAAATGGCTGAATATTCTTCAGATGTGAATACTTCTTTATATAAATATCGCCAGCCAATTTATGTTACTGAACCCTCAGGCGAAAGGCAGACGTATATCCCGTTGAAGTTGATTTTGACAGATACTAACTTCAATTTTGATTTGTCTAGGACAGACGGCACAGACTTTAGATTGGCCGAAAGCTCTAATGGAACTGGTGTTTTACAGATGTGGATTGCCTATTGGAATGCCATCGAGCGTAGAGCTACTTTGTGGTTTAAGTTGCCAGAAATACTAGGTGGTGAGGTTAGAACACTGTATGCTTTCTGGGGATTTGAGTATGATACCGGCGTGTCGGATTTAAGATATTTGCTAGGAGAATCAACAGAAGGGTCTATAATTTATACTGATGATTTAGCGTTGGGAGCTAGTACTTCTGGGTCTTCACCAGGTACTATCTCACCAGATAATGCTTTCGATGGCACCGACGCATATTGTGATATAATAAAAGATGGGTGGGTACAATGTAATCTTAGTGCTCCAGAGAGAATAACTAAGCTGGTGGCTAGGGGAGATGGTTCTGGCTACTACGGTGCTGGGTTTGAGTTAAGAGCGTCCAACGACAACTTTGTCAGTGAAGATGTTTTAATAGTAGATATTACAGATAATATATATCATTACGATAGGGAGTATTACTTTGGTAATGATAATTCGTACTCCAAGTATCGTATAGTAAATGACAAAGGACAGGTCTATTGGAGAGTAGAAAAAATAGCGTTAATGGCTGTCAATGAAGCTGAGAGTGTTTCTACTCCAGTGTTTAGGTTCGGAGATGATTTCCTGGGCGGCTCGTTAGATGTAAATAAGTGGCCCTCAAATGGTGGTAGTTGGAGTATAAGTAGTTCTGAAATAAACCTAGGGACTGATGCCTGGATAAGATCACCAGATGTTTTAGGCGGTCAGTCATCCAGCTGGCTGAACTTTGAATATGAATTAAGACCTATAGATGCGTTTTGGGGCAGCCACCAGCATACTGGTAATTGCTACCTCGGCTTTAGTGGCTGGGGAGGTAACGAGCTTGGTTTAATCGACGGTGTAGTAACTTCAGGCACCACATCGTACTCTTATATATCTTCTCCAGGCTGCGACCTGGGTGTGGATATGGGTTCTGAAGTAGCCAACATTAAAAGATTAAGAGTATATTGGTGGAACTATAGCGAGCATATAACGCAAGACTTATATTGGAATGACACTTCATGGTGTACTCCGTATTGGTCCAATGATAATAGTACTTGGACAGCTATATATACCTTTTCTTACCAGGAGATGCCTTTACAGAGAGCACAAGATTATGTCTGGTACATCGACTTAGTGTTAGATGCTCCCGGCCTAACAGCTCGTTATTTTAGATTTAATGGTAAGTTTGGTTTTGCTCCTACAAGCAGTAATATTAGAGTGTCTGAGATTAAAGTTTTTGCAGATGATGTTTTGACATTAACTGAACCAGGAACTTTTATAATAGAAGACGGCATTAGGGGAATAGGATCTCCCACCTCTACATCAGTGGCAGCACATAGATACAGATGCTATGGCGGCGAAAATGTAATGGGTATTAACTATTATTGGGAGGGCGCTACTGACAGATATCATGATTTTGTTAACGCCGGTTCGTATATAACTTATCCCGGCACCAATAAAGGCCTGATTGAAAATAGTTACAACCAAACATATTTTGGTTATTACGAAGGCACCGACCGTTGTTATCAGGGAATGACTAACCGAGGTGGCGAGGCAACTCCTCAATATAGTGATGATTTGGCTACAGAGAGCAGCCATGCTACAGCGTTATCCTATAACACAGGGCATCCTGAGTATTGGAAACCCTATCGGGCTGTGGACGGCGATCCTGCTACACAGTGGATAGGAGGCTCTGAGGCACCTATGTGGTGGGGGTATTATTTCGATGAAGCACAACCTATAACCAGAATCACAATTTATATGAGCAATCAGCCTATATATGATCATCAAATAGAGGCTTCAAATGATCCAGCAGCGGGCTGGGATGATAAGGTATGGGATCTTATAATTGTAGTACCCGGCAGTGGAGCATCGGCTGTAGATGAGTGGATTATAAATTTTGATAACACCGTTCCATATCTATATTGGAGAATAGTATACCCCAGTGGCGGCAGCCCATATTTACCAGAAGTAGAAATGTATAAAATAACTCACTACTCAAGCGAATTTGATTATGATGACAGCTGGGAACGTAAGGTACATAGAAATACAGAGGTAAGTAACTTCAGAATATACGGAGAAGACCAGAGCTCAGCTAATGGTGTTGCAATAGATTGGGTGATAGTAAGGGACTTTGATCCCTCTAAAGAACTATTAGTAAATACCAGCAATTTATATATAGATCATGAGTATATTGGGCACCAACCGCTAGACGGTCGTAGTTATGGCCCGGATGTTACGAATGTGGATTTCCATCACCTATCAGACATGGGCGGGGACCCGTATAGAATGTCGGATAATGCTACTGGCAGTCCATCCACAGTATTTATAAGTGATGATTCTGTTACTACAGGTAATATAACTATAGATTTTGGCAGAACTGAGAATTCAATAAACAGTGTTGATCACAGACACTATAATAGTTCCAATAGTGTATATTTCTATAATGCGTCTAAATTATCGGACCATGATGCTGATGTGCACGACAGAGACTATTGGCAGACTACTACCACATCTGGTTGGGCAGCTATAAAGTTTGATACCACTAAGGATATAGCATGTCTCGCCATACGTGCTGTCCCCGGCTCGACTAGTAGAATGGCCAAGGATTTCAAATTCTATGGTTCTCAGTACAATCCTAGATTTAGTGGTTGGGATGAGAAAGTTTTACTATATGAAGGCGAAGCTTTACCTAATGAGCAGGAGCAGGTTTTCTATTTTAGTACAGGTCTTACATACTACAAATATTATATATTAGATGTTCTGAATACACATGGCGGCAACATAGCCATACAAGAATGGGAGTTATACGAACGTGATCCTATAATGGGTAAGAGAGTGATATCCCAACTAAGATTACGTCCAGTGACTTTTACAGATAATGAATATTATTACCCGAAGCAGGTGTCCTTAAGTGCTAGTAACAACGGCTATACTTGGGACTTATTATTGCCTAGCACTGATACACCAACTCCATTTACAGACTACGCTTATGGTAGGTGGAGCAGATATTCGTTTGATAATTTTAAGTCATATTATCAATACAAATTAACCTGTGTTGATAATTGGCGCGCTGCTGACGATAAGATTAAGATGTCAGAATGGGAGATGGTGGAGCGCTCAGAAGAAGCTTATAACGTGAGAGTGTTAGATGGAGATACTAACTACATAAATAATATATGGGCCGACCCAACTTCTACTTTAAGCAGCGGCACTGTATATTTTACTAATGACAAATTTAGTACTGTAGAATTCGACAAGCTAATTCATTATGCCACACTGTCAGGAGCAGTAGACGATTTTAACATAAGATTATAAGGGAGTTAAGTATGGATGCTATTTATGTAAGTGCTAACAGCTTCAAAGTCATAGGCAATGAGACAACTAACTTTATTGTGACTAGACGAGTTAAGCTGGATTGTGGTTTGGACGGGGTAAAGTACGCCACTATCGTGTCGTCAACTTATTCCTCACCTTATACAACAGTAATAATAGATGAGTCAGGACTGACCGCTTCTTTAACAGATGCCTGGTATAGTGTTATAACTCAAGGCCCCACCGGCAGTCTACCAGATCACGATCATGACGGGTCAGAGGGCAGTGGTGGTACTATAATAGCGGCCGGAGTGTCTGAGTTTATAAACTTAACTGATACTCCAACCACGTACTCAGGATCAGAGGGTCAATTTGTGATGGTCAGCGCTACAGCATCCGGCGTTGAGTTTGCATTTGTACCCGTATCTGGTACTGATGACCACACACATGCTGCTTACGATAACTTCGTGCCGTGGGATTTTGGGAGTGGAACGATCTCTGGCACGGGAGACATCTACTGTAATGATATATACACAGCCAGTGGTACAGTATATATAGGAGAAGTAGAACTCACTGCTGTTAATGGTAATCTATTTGTGGCTGGTACTGAGATGGCCACTGTATCCTATGTGGACACTAAAGCCACTACGCTGTTAGAGTTAACAGACACACCACCTACTTATGATGAGGGTAAATTCCTATATTCTAAAGCTAACGGTACCAAATGGGTGGAGGTTCCTGCTGGAACACTCTGGCTTAATGGTGAAGGTACTCCATCAGGAGCATTGGGCGATCCAAATAATTATTATCTAGATACTATATCAGGTAGTATATTTGCCAAAACTATACTTACATATGGTTCTGATGAATGTACTGGGGGCACGCCGCAAGGCAGTGAGTATGCCCTTAGTTATACTCCTTCTAAAGCATTTGATAACAATACTTCTTATACTAGTCGTTGGTCTACTGGAAATTCACCCACATATCCCGTGTGGATAGGGTATCAGTTTGCAGCACAGAAGCAGATACAAAAGATTAGAATGCATCCAGCAAATGATATTAAAAGCCCAAGGGATTTTTCATTCAGAGGATCAAACACAGGCGCTTTCGCGGGTGAAGAAACTACATTCTTTACTGTGACTGGTGAGCCCCAATGGCCAGAAAGCGTTTGGAAAGAGTATGAATTCACCAATGATGAGGATTTCTTATACTATAGAGTATTCATTACTGCCATCAACTCTGGCGGAGCAGAGGTTCATCTAAGTGAAATAGAGATGATGGAGCTTAGCAGCGCAGAGTGGGACTTGTTATATATGCCAACTACTGCTTCCGGCGGAGAGGCACCTGGCGCTGAAGCATTTACAGACCACAACGACACCCCAAATGACTATATTGACACTATAGGCAAGGTACTGGTGTCCACTGGTTCGGGTATAGATTTTTCGGCACATAATATAAACTCTGTAGGTACGGATTATGAGGCCCTGGAACTGGTGGCTGAGTATAGTGCTAATGATGAAACTTTAAATGTTACTTTGTCTGGTATACAAGGAAATACCGATGATAGATGGGTAATAGAGTGTCAGTATCAGGCAACTGGTACGGGAGGTTCTGCTACTTATTTAAGATTTAATAATGATACTTCAACAAATTATTCTATGTCTTGGTTAGGGCAAATATCTAATGGCGCGTCAGGTGGAGCGGAAGATCCGTATACATATATGTCAGTGGCAAATACTGTCCTTAACGGTTATGTTGCTTCTGTAAATAATTTATTTCTAAAGTCCGGCAAAAAAAGAGTATCCGCATCACAGCAATGGAGATACGAGGTTGATGAGGCTGATCATAATAATGTATTACTGACTGGTATATGGGATAATACTGCAGATGAGGTAGAATCTTTTACTTTAAGTACTACTGATGATATTACAGGATATGTTAAAATATACAAAAGAACAAATGTATCTCTACCTATATATGAACCTGATTATATAGATACTAATATTTATGTTAATGAGCTGGTACAAGAGTGGACTTTAATTTCGGGCGGCATCGACCAAACCTTTACATGGGACGGTGATGTAGATGATGTGGTAATATTCGAAGTTATAAACGCCGAGATTCCAGGTGGATCTAATGTTAAATTAAGATTCAATAACGATAGTGGCGCTAATTATGATGTTGGTTATGTTACACAGGATGGTGCCGTCCCTGTATCAAATACATCTCCTGGCTCGACCTTTTTCTACTTGACCAACTCTTATGATTATGTAGAAACTGAAAAAACTACATGGTATCTAAAAAATACTGGCCAGAAGCGGGTAATTCTTAATAACAGATCAGCTCAAAGAAGTGATGATACTGACAAATGGTGGTCATCAAATCAGGGTTTTTTTTGGGATAATACATCAGATAAAATTACATCTTTCAGACTATGGACAGACAACACAGATCTAACTGGTACATTTAGGTTGTATAAACGTGTTAATCTACAATTACCAGTAGCTTCTGGTATATCATCAGACATGGCCAGTATGTCGAGAGCCGGTGCGCAAAGTATATCCAGTGGTGCCGTACAAAAAGTAGATTTTGATACTCTAGAATATAATATGGGCGACATAGGAGATATTAATAACAGTAAGTTTGTTATTAAGACTGCGGGAAAATACCTAGTCACTGGTAAATGTAATCTGGATGGTCTTTCTGGAGATTTACTAACTTATATATATGTCAATGGTAGTCCGGGCGCTGGCGCTGCTCATATTAATAATAACACCCCTACGATAGTTGATATTCTTGATTTACAAAAAGATGATTATTTAGAATATTATATCTATCATAATCACGGTAGTGATCGTGACACAAACACTGGATCGTGGGAACCTAAAATGTCAGTGGTGAGACTGGCTGAATTTACCAGCTCTGAAGGTGGGGGAGGTGGTACATCAGATGTTCAAACGTTCTTAGATCTAGATGATACTCCCACTTCATACGCCGGTGAGGTAGGTAAATACCTTCAAACTACAGCATCGGGTGTAGAATTTGTAGACGTAGTACCTAGTGGTACTATAATGCATATGACAAAGATGAGCCGACAGGCTTCATTCAGCTTACCTACTGGGGGAGCAGACACTAAGATACCTTTAGACACTATAGAATTTGATGCCGGTGGTATGGCTAATACTACAAGCGGTTCTGTTTTCATACAAAGAGATGGTAAATACTATATAAATTTAAAACATCGTTATGGCGCTATATTTACCGACCAGAAGGAATCTTGGCTATATTTATTTGTAAATGGTACTTCTGTAGCTCTTGACATATGGGAAGCTTCCGGCGGCGGTGGATATGCTCCAGTAGAATTAAACACCGTGTTAGATTTGAATGAGGGCGACGAATTAGAACTACATATGTGGCAAAACACAGGCTCTGCTCAAGAGGTTGTGACGCCAGAACCACCAACCATTTCCGTTGTACAGCTGGTCGAATACGCCAGTGTAGACCAGGGTGCGTCATTACACATGGCTAAGATGACCTGCAACTCTGGTATTTCTATGGATAGTGGTGTATGGTATAAGGTACCTTTTAACGGGGTAGACCTTAATGTGGGTGATATAGCAGATACAGTTAACAACAGGGTTACTGCCAAACAAGACGGTAAGTATCTAGTTACCTCTACTGCCGAACGTTTGACTCTTATGGGCGACCAGGATATTATTACTATTGCAATCCGCAAAAACGGTGTGCCCATCCAAACGGTCGGTAAAAGAGTAGCTGCTGCTACATCAGTAGAGAGTCTACAAATAACAACTTTGGTGGATTGTGTTGCTGGTGATTATATAGATACGTATGTTAGACAGGAAAAAGGTTCGACAGAAACAGCACAATTTGCGACACACCCAGCCAGAATGTCAGTTATTCAGATGGCTGAAAATACAGGAGGAGGAGGCGGGGATCTTAGTGACTATGTGCCATGGAACTTCGGCACGGGTACTATATCAGGTACTGGAGACATTCATTGTAATGATATTTATACTTCCAGCGGAACAGTGTACATAGGAGATTTAAAACTTTCGGCTGATGGTAATGATTTACTAGTCAACGATGCGCCAGTCAGTACGGCGTCAGGAAGTTCAACATTTTTGGGACTAACTGATACTCCTTCAGTTTATCCAGACGTAGTAAAGCAAGTAGTAATAACCATAGATCATACTAAAATAGATTCTACTCTGACCAATTTTCCTTTAACAGTAGTACTAAATAGTTCTTTAGTTTTTACGGAGCTCGGCGCTAACTCTAAAAAGTTTCAGATACTAACAGAAGCTAGCCAGCAATGTTATACAGAAATAGAATTGTGGGAAGAAGGAAGTAATAAAGCTGTTCTTCATACTAAAGTTCCTAGTATATCTTCCGTAGAAGATACGGTATTAAGGCTGGTTTATAGTGCAGACTTGCCAGACAACACCACCTACGTTGGGGATGTGAATAGCACACCGGCTGAAGCAGTTTGGGATAGTGATTTCATAGCTGTATATAATATGGCACAGTCTCCTGCTGGCGGCTCTTTATGCATAAAAGATAGTACCTCTAATCACAACCACGGTACTCCGGCTGGTGGTATGGGTGGCGGGGATTTAGTAAATGGCTTGGTTGGTAAGGGTATAGATTTTGATGGCGGCGACGATGAGATTAATATTCCGTATACAAGTTCTCAAAATCTAACCACACAACTTACTCTAGAAGCACTACATAAACCAGATGATTTTTCTATAGATGGATACCAAAAAATAGTAGTGCGCGGTGGTGCTAACCCAGCTTTTGATTATTTTTTCCAAACAGGTGCAGGTGCTACTGGATCTACCGATAATTTATTAGGTGGTACTTACCACCCATCTTCTACATCACACAGCATAAACATATCAAATGCTTATGTTCCAGAAGATGTTTACTATTATTCAGCCCTGACCCAGAATAGCGGCGCCATGAAAGGTTTCCACAACGGCAGTCACACAACCAATGCTTCTGGAGAAACGAACTTTGAGGTTAACACCCACACCATTGTTATTGGTGGTGAATACAGCAACTCAGCCAATGGCTTTGATGGCGTTGTTGATAACATTAGAATATCTAAGATAGCTAGAACAGATGCTTGGATAAAAGCTACTAATTTTTCTCTGAGAAATACTTTATGTACATATGAAGTCACAGAAGTTCCCTTTAGTGGTTATTTAGGAGCAAATGATGCGGCTACAGCCTTAGAGTTCAAACTATTTCCTAGTTATGTAGAGAGCTTTTTGGATCTGAACGATACCCCAGTAACGTATTCTGGCACAGAAAATCAACACTTAATATCTACTGGCTCTGGAATTGTGTGGGAGGAATTACCTGAATCTCCAACAACATTCTCTGGTTTAACTGATACCCCAGATGATTATGGTGAAACAGGGCAACTGTTGGTTTCTACTGGCTCTGGTATAGATTTCGTTAGCGCGGCCGCTGGAGGGCTGGGTACATCTGGTGCTAGGGTTTATAGAAGCACTACTCAGTCGTTACCTGATGGTGTTTACACACCTTTAAGTTGGGATACCACACTGCGAGACGATGAAGGTTATTGGGATGTAAGTAACCCAACTAGACTAACTGCTCCGTCTGATGGTTGGTACGTATTTACCGCAGGATTTAATACTAGTTCTGCCCCCACTAGTGTAAGAACTAAGTGGCAGGTAAATGGCACTAAAATATTAGATTTTAATAGAATTTCTGGCCAAGGTTCCAATGATGCCAGAGCACATGCCTGCACAGAATACTTAAATGCCGGTGATTATGTAGAATTCCTTGCGTATGCTTCTGATGGTTCGGCGGTTACTGGTGTTGCTGGCCCCACAGATCTTTCCGGCAACACAGGTGCTATCGCTAAAATAAGTGGTAGTTATACTGAGGCTCCGCCTGCGGAAGGAAACTGGGTACTAGTGGCAACTATCGAAGCTGATAACGAAACATTCAGTGAGTCTATTCCATGGGATGGTGATAATTGGCCGCGAGCAAAGATAGAATCATCGTGGACAAAGATGACTACAGTGGCCCCTGACACTACTTTTAGATTAAATAATGATTCAGGTTCTAATTACAGTGTGGGACTCATTACACAACATGGTTCTTCTGCTGACGGAGGGTCAGTGCTTTCTGGCAGTGATTTTAGATACTGCTTAGGAACTCCACTAGCTACAAGGCAGATATTTGCTACCACTGATGTGTATTTAAAATCAGGAGGCCCAAGATTTGTTAATTGCCAAGATACTGTGTATGATTCTGCTAACACAGACAGAATAACAAGTACCTTTGCTGGTTATTGGTCTAATACTGAAGATAACGTAACGTCAATAGATATAGCAGTAGCTAATGCCGTATCTTGTACTATAAAAGTTTATCGCTGGAGAGATATAACAGACATACCAGTTGATAAAGGAAAGCAATCCTTACAGGTAGAGTACGCAACAACAAGTGGTATATACATAAACCCAGGAACTATACACATGAAAGATAGTTACTATGGTATGTACGAATTGAATGATAGAACTGAAGTCACTGTTTCTGGACTAGCAACAGATACATGGTACTATGTATACACTAATGTATCTGGTTCTACATCCACATTAGATAGTTCTAATTTCACAGCATCTTCAGGTATACCTACAATAGATTACCCAAACATGGGGTACTATGATGGAGACGATAGATGTATAGGGGTTATCTACAGTACTGACTCTTCAGAGGTACTTATCTTTGACCTTTTTGCCGGAGAGGTGGTGTGGAGATCAGCAGCCAACCCTAACGGTTGGCAAAATCCATCTGATTCGGAGACTTCTACTACACTGGTTGTTCCTCCAGGGTGGAAATGCCAAGCTGCTGCTACTTTTTTAATTAATAATAGTAATGATAATCAAGATCTATATTATCGTACTGATAGTACCTATGGTGGGCACCACGTAGCCCGACAATCATCTGCTAATTCTGCTAATGTAAATTCAAAACCAGTCTTAGTAAATGATGACGGTACTATATTGATATACTTCGGCAGCGCTACTCCCGATGGAGTATATGTAAGAACAGATAGTTTTACTTTACCAGATTATATTTATACAGGAGCTTAAATTATGGCTTTTATATATGTAGGTGTAGGCAAAGACTATTTAGGTATACAGTTAGCTATTGACGCAGCTTCAGATGGTGATTTAATAATTGTAGATCCTGCTCAATATGTTGAAAGTGTAACTATAGATAAGGCTGTGAGTCTTAGGGCGAGTACTGATAATTATACAGGTACCGTTGAGATACGTAGTCCGTCAGGTGGGTCTTCTTCAGTGTATATAACTTACGCACCTGTCAGTGAACAGTCTATTTATATAGAAGGATTTAAAATAACTAAACCTAATAGCTCATGGACCAGAGTAGTGGATGTAACTAGTTCTAATGATGACCTGTCTCTTTATATTAATAAATGTTACATAGTAGCAGGTAATGATCAATATCCGTTTGAGCCATCGGACCAGCTTTTTGATACCTTGGAAATAAAAAATTGCTATTTTCAGAGGGGCTATGCACATATAATAAACGCTAATTGGCCGAATGTGACAACAGGCGGCCAGATATTAAAAACACATTTTAATAATGCTTACAACTGTTATAGTTGTGTGGGCTCTGCTGCCATAAACGATAACGTCACCACTACCACCTCTGGTTATGGTCCTGAATACGGGGAATACTACAAAAGGCTTGTATTAGGGTATTTTGACGGTTATATTTTTCAAGAGGGGTTGCCGGTAGAGAGGTCAGTAAGGCTACACAGAAGAGATAACGGTGGCGTACTTGGAGAAACAACCTCAAGCGGTGACGGTGGTTATTACATTGAGACTTCTTACAGCGGATCGCATTACATAGTAGCATTAGATGATGCAGCTGGCGATGCATATAATGATTTAATTATAGGTAATGTTTACCCAACTACTTTTTCGGGGGCGTAATGGCACAAAATATATTTAACTTCACTGATCCAGGCTGGAATCCTCAATCTCCGTACTTGTTTAATTTCTCAAGTGCAACAGAGGGGACTTGTTTTACCCAATGGTTGGATGAAGATGAGCAATGGGAACGGCCACCGGAGTTACAGTGGGGCAAATGTCCAGATCCTTTTACTTATTTAAAGCAGATATGGACAGATGACACCTATGTATATGCAGCTACTACAGATGGATTAAATATAATAGAGTTAGAATCAGAGAAAGCTTATGCGCATATAACATATAAACATGGCTTTAATTCAGTATGGGCAGATGATACTTATGTTTATCTAGCAACACCGGCCAGCGGGGTAAAATACTTCCCCAAGACTTGCATAGACGGCGATACAGATAACCCATATGAGCTGATAATATGTCTCAGTGATTATTTATCTACACCGGACATATTATCTAACCAAGTTAGATATATACACGGTAATAACGGTCATCTAGTTATGAGCACGGCTTCTGGAGTAAACTATAGAGGGCCAGATTTATATTATCAAAGGGCAGAAGGGCATACTAAGTTAGCTCGTAAGGTATTTGTAACCCCCAGTGGTAAGATATACTATACTACATGGGATGGGAATAAGTGGCGTGTTAATATAAAGAATGCAAATAATCAGGATTGGGACCAACCAGACAAGTTTTATGAGACTGGTACGTTCCTCATCAACGCAGGCGTAGATATACTGGATATATTTGTAACGGAAGGAACTTCAGATAGTGGTGTGAACAACACCATATTTGTGGCTACTACCAGCGGAATCTTCGTAATAGATGAAGAAATTGACGAAGGTACCACTTACTATACAGCACAATAAGGGGTATTTACAATGGCAGATATGGTAAAATCAGTTGAATTCATAGAGATAACACAGGGCACCGGCTCTACGTTGTCGACCATAGATCTAACCAAGGGACAGAACTATCAGAATTGTGTGCCCTTCATGACTTTACATGGCGGGCAGGATTATCAAGATAGTCATCTGACTGATATATATTTCGGCGGGACTGTAGCGTCCGGCGTAATAAATTTTCAGAGAGCTACCACTAGATCTACTAATATATACATTAAATGTTTCGTAGTTGAATTCGAGCCCGCTGAAATTAAGGTGCAACAAGGTTCGTTCTCATCTCTGCCAGGTGGAACTACTACTAATTACACTACCCCCTCATCATTTACACAGAATAAAACTGCTATGAAACATTACTGGAGATCTTCTTCAGGCAATAGACGTTGGGATACGTGTATGGTCAGAGGAAGGGTGGATTCTGGCGGAACATATGTAGATATGTACCGTAATGAGGGGTCAGGGACAGTCTCTGGCCACTATTTTTTGTTTGAGGACATAAGTGCCACTAACGAACATTTTAATGTTACACATAATTCTTCTTCTTTTACTGGCACTGCACAAGATAAGAGGCCAGCAGGTGCTACTTCGGACCGAAATGACCCCACCAAGACCTGGGTTATATTTTCCTGGGCCCCTACTGACGACGGTTATTATTGTGACCGTAGTACAGTAAGAGTTTGGTCCTACTTTAAAACTTTTTGGCGATGTGATAGAATCAATTCCACCGGAACTATATACCCATCATGGCAACTTATAACCTTTAATGACGATAGTAAGGTATATATATCAGATCAAAGGGAGTTAAGCTTAGGTGCCTCTGGAGTCACTACAGGTGTTTGGAATTTTAATCGACCAGTCAATTTAAACAAGGCCATGATAGTCACAAACGGCCATGTGGCACGAGGTACGACCACCGCTACTACTCAGATAGATTCTTTGTGGGTGTCACACAAGTTCAACAGCACCACCCAAGCACAGAGGCAAAGAAATTCAGACGGCGGTGGTAATACTAGTTACGAAGGTGCAACTGTAATAGATTGGGGCGGTATAGTGATTAACACAGGAACCAATCCCTCCCCACTTGACCCAGACATAACACCAGTTAAATCAGTAGAGACTTTTAGAATATATAATTATACTTATTGGGACTACTACGATCTAACTAAAGGGCAGGACATATCTAACTGTGCGGTATTCGCAGCATCTCGTGGTGAGGGCTGTAGTCAGATACGAGAACATAAATGTGTAACCTGGCTGAGAGAGCCAGGAGTTGCAATAACCCATAGAACAGATGCTACAGGGGATGCTTATGTGGACATAAGTGTGGTGGAATTCTATCCAGACCAGGTTAAAGTGGAATACGGGGAGTTTACAAATTGGGGCAGCACAACAGAAACTATGACGTTGGCTAGTGGGGTTGATACTTCTAAAGCATTCATACTAAATAACTGGGAACAAAATGAAGGGACTTGGTTCAGTAGAAGTTCTATTAGATCTAGATTTGTGTCAAGCGGCGACCAGGTGGAATTCTATAGAAATGATGCTGGAAATTCAGTTCACGGTGTTTACTGGGTAGTAGAGGATCTAACTGGGAATTGGATAGACGTATATCATAATACAGGGAATGTAACTACTTATAGAAATGTGTACACGCCTTCATGGGGGTCTTATTATTCTAGATTTGAACTAGGATCATATGCTGTTTCGACAGATAACTATTACACAGATAGAGCAACTGCCAGGGTTGGTCATACTCCTAGTGGTCATAGAGTATTCACCAATCGTATTACTAATGCTGACACAATGTATTCACATGTTCAAGTTATTACGTTTCTAGATAACAGACGGCATTTATATCTATACGCTCCTACTCTTGACACCGGAGAGTCGCAAGAAACTGGAACTATACCTACTAGACACTTAGGAAATGAAGATGCCTGGACTGTTTTTAATGCAAGTTTAAATAATGTTGGTCGCACCGATGGCACCGGTTCTAATGATTTCCGCGGTGCTTTTCATGTCTATAGATTAGTAACTAGTAATACCCAGGTGGAATGTTCTAGAGATACGCCTGCCGGAACGAACTTAAATCCTTCATATGGCGGATTAATAGATTGGATTGGTTATGCTCATCCAGACGCTGATGAGAAATTTAATTCATTGGTAAATACTAGTAACCCTACTAATTCTCTAGTCAGAAATATACATCATATTGAAGGCACCACAGGTTCAGTCAGATATAACTATCTACCCAATGGTATGAACGCTGATAATTGTGTGCCGTTCGCTAGTTGGCGAGCAGGCGCCAGTAATGGCTACCAGGTTTATTTACAGAGAAAGTGGCACATGGACACTGTGAATAGTGCTGTGATAGGTAGTGCTGAGGCCGCAGGTAGTGGCGGTACCACAGACGAGTCTGTATACATAGTAGAGTTTGACCCGCGACAAGTAAAAATTCAGAGAATTGAATATGTGTTTACTGGTACCAGTGCCGCAGTAAATATACCTGAGGCGGTAGACCTAACTAAAACATTTATGCAATTCCACATGGTTTCTGATGACTGGGGGGCTTACCAGAGTAGAAATAAGGTTAGGGGTAAGTTTACCGATTCTTCTACTTTACATTTCCAAAGAGAAAACAGCGCTAACGCTGTCATGGTAAGTATTTATATAGTAGAATGTTTACAAGACCAATGGTATGTATCTCACGTCGTTAATGATACTAGCGCGGGCAGTAACACTAATTTTTATGACTACGCTAACTTTAGTGGTGGTTGGGGACAACATGTTAGATTTCTAATTGGCTCCTATACTCCTACTACAGACAACTATTATACAGACAGAGCAAACTATAGATTATACCCAAGACAAGACCACGGAATACAATGGAACAAATCTAGCAGTGCTGATGCTTTATATCGCCGCGCTTGTGAAGTTATACAGTTTAACCCCGCTTACGGTATAAGAAATGGCGGTTATTGGACTGATTTATCCAGCGGTGTAACATCAGAAACTAAAGGGTCTATAGGTCATTATTGGAATATGGACAGATCTGTAGCTTGCATGTCGATGGTAAGTAGCCAAGGCAGCGCCGATGGTACAGGCGCTAATGATAGCAATGCCAGCTGTCATAAGGTAGTACTAACTGATAGTAATACAGCCACCATAACAAACTATAATGGCGGTAATTCTAGTTGGAATTGGTTTCAATGGATAGAGTGGCCTGAGTATAAGACTCATTATTTCGAAGGTACTATTACTGAGAGAGACGTGCCTATATCTAGACCAGTAGCATGTTTTAGAGCAGACACTAATGAGCGCGTGGACTACACGGTGTCAGCCAGTGGTACTGGCTATTATAGATTAGAAACTTCTTATAGTGGTACTCATTATATAGTATGTCAGGACGATGATCTACCAGTGGACTACAATCACTTAGTGCTTGGTAAAATGGACCCATATCCAATTACACAAGACACTGTATGGGGAGATGGATACGATGGCGGAAGCATATAGCCCACCAGAGGCAAACAACGCAAATATTAATTTTGATATAGCCGGGTACAGTCCGCCTGAAGGTAACCAAGCTGACATGGACTTCGCTCTATCTGTATATTATGTACTGGCAGGTTTCTCTAATATATTTACAGGTATCTGGGCTGACCCCGACGCCAGCCTAACAAACGGTAAGGTATATACCATGTCTTGGGGACCTGGCACAGCACTGAGCGTTTTAAATTTAGATGATAAAAGATTATACGACCACTATACTCAGAATTATGGCGGCCGCGCAGAGGAGACTCTGACTAATAACGACACAAGAGATTTGAATGTAGACACACCATAAGGAGAATAATATGGCCTGGTTAGCTGGTTGGGATAATAGGTTAAAATACACAATAGATCATGAGAGAGTAGACGAAGATCTAACTGATTTTCCTGTGAGTTTGACATTGACGTCTGGCTCCGGCCGTAATAATTTCAATGCTGGTATAGTTTTTGATGAACTTATTTACACTACGGGTAGTGGTGTAATATTCGAAGATGATTTTACAGGAAGTAACGGCGAAGGTTGGTATGCTGAATCTGGCACTTTAAATGTAGATCCTGCTGGTTATATGAGGATATATAATGACGGGGTAGTATCTACTAGTGGTACTTATAGCGTTACTGATTGGGAAATGACTTTTAGACTATATCAAGGCAGTAGTAACAGTGGTAATTCTGATTGTTTGCTTTATTGGAATTCTGACACACCAGCAACTAACGATTATTTTTATGTGCATCTCCAAAGATATAGTTCTATAAATAGATTCCGTTTCGGTTTCCGTATATCAGGAGTAAATACCCAGCCAGTAAGCAGTAGTAAATACAACTATAATGCTAGTGCCGGTTGGTTTTATGTCCGGGCTCGCAAAACAGGTAATGTTTTATATTTTAAACATTGGTATCAAGGGGAGGTTGAGCCTGAACTATGGGATTATATAGGGGAACATGTTGTAGCTTTCCCAACGCAAGGTCACGTGTCATTCTTGACGCGCAACTCTAATAGCTCTGGTTTTGATGATGTGGTACTTACTGATATATTAATTGCTGGGTATGATAAAAGAATAGCTGTTACTGATTACACAGGAACTAATCAATTATATGTAGAAATAGAAAAATTTAATTTTCATGAGGAGTTGGCTAATTTATGGACAAAAGTTCCCACTATAGTCAGTGGTACAGATACCACGTTATACCTTTACTATGATAAAAATCATTTAGATAATGACCTATGGGTAGGCGACACAGGCACTGCCCCAGCGATGGAAGTTTGGGATGATAACTATGTTGGTGTTTGGCACTTGGCCGGTGTGCCGGATAATACAGCATCTAGCCTAAAAGATTCCACTGATACGGGCAATCATGGTACATCTGTAAATATGGAAAATTCAGATTCTATAAATGAAGGTAAGTTTATAGGTATAAATACTGATGGTGTAAATGAATACGTACAATGTGGTAATGATTCTAGTTTACAACTAACATCTAACCTTACCGCCGAATGTGTGTTTAAGACTACAAGTCCTGCGTCTGATGCTATATTTGCAAAAACAGACTCTGGAAATTCCAAAGGTTGGGGATTTAAAATAAGATCTGATACTAATATGTTTTTGGGGTTTAAAAAGACCGGCAGTGATTACACAGGCGTTGCTGGTAATACAGCATTCAACACAGCTGACTACTACTATATTGGATTTTCATATATCGGCGACGGATCATCACCGACTGTTGTAGTTAATGATTGGTTAGAAAATATCAGTGTAGTTTCTAATGGCGGCTCGGGCGCGTTAAATGGGATAACAGATTCTAATCAAAATCTTGAAATAGGAACGGGAAATATCTTTACTGGTTCTGCTACTTACCATACAGGTCCTCTAATTGAGGCTCGATATTCAAATATTATTAGGTCAGAATCCTGGATGAAGGCCACTTATTATACAACATTTGATAACCTGATGGTTATATCTGCAGAATTCAAACCTGTTTTTACAGCGTCGGGTACTGTAACTGTAGATGCTTTATTGACAGATGGTATACCAGTCAGGCTATATCGAAGATCAACAGGTGAATTGGCAGGCTCTGACACTACCCATAGCGGCGGGCTATTTACAATAGACACACCGTACGATGAGGAGCATTATATAACAGCACTTTATACAGCTAGCGGAACAAATGCTATAACTTATGATTGGATAACACCATAGGAGATATGAATGGCGGAATATACTCCACCACCCAAAAATAATATACCATTTAGTTTTAATACTGGCGGTTATCAGTCACCTGATTTCAACAACATCAGTGCTAATTTTGATACTGGTAAAATCAAGCAACAGATGGCTAGTTTTGGTGCTGCCATTAAAGGTATTCGTACGTATCAACATGAGACCTTCACCTTCTTAAAATATTGTGAAACATACATAGTTGGGTACAGCCAACACGGCGTACAAGTGATCAAAGGTAAGTGTCATTACGGCGGTATAAGAGACTTAGGTGCTACAATTGCTGCACATGATCCAGTCAATCTGCCTGCCACTATTGGTGGTTTGGTAGCAGTTGACCTGCCAGCATATATTGCAGCGTTTATTCGTCATGGTGATGATGATTTGTCGGCAGAGATAGGTGCCCATTTACCTAGAGATCTTAGCGCTTACATAGATATGCATGACCCGGAGAATATTACTGCGTACATCCGTGGTTTTGCTTTTAGAGATCTGCCTGCATATATTACATCTATACACGAGGAAAATTTAACAGCCTCGCTCTTTGGTATACCACCGGAAGACCTGTCGGCGTATTTAAAGGTGTGGCCACAAGAAGACTTACCTGGTTTTATACATGGTTGGCAAGAAGCTGATCTAAGTGCCTACATAAATATGATAGGATTTAGAAATCTAGGAGCTATTATAGGTGGTCATAGACCGAGGAATCTAGGTGCATTAATTAAAGGATGGGTACGTGAGGCGACGTATGATTTAGGAGCGGCTGTGCATTCATTTGCACTCGAAGATTTAGGAGCGTTTATTAGAGCAACAGAAATGGCTCAGCTGCCTGCGTATTTATTTCCTGTACAACCAAGAAATATCTCAGCTTTCATACATGGTTGGCAAGAAGCTGATTTAGGTGGTATTATAAATCCAACCGCTTATCCATGGAACTTACCGGCATCTATTAATATTACTGGTGGATATACACACTTACCAGCGTCTATTGAAGGTAAGAGATTTCTAGCTCTGCCGACGGATTTGAGTGCCTATATACTAGTAACTCAAGGTGTTACCGATTTACCAGCACAGCTCTGGGCCCAACAGGCTAGAAACCTTACCGCCTATATTGATCCGGGCCAGGACATCGGTAATCTTACTGCAGAAATTTACCCAAAGAGAATACGCTTGACAGGTATCTTAGGGGTTGTTACCATGGAGCACAGTGATTTGTCTGCGACAATAAGTATACCATGTTTTTACTCTAATTTTAAAGATTTGTCTAGTTACATACGTCCTGTATATCAGAGAGATTTATCCGCCCAGATTTATCCTAAGGGGTATGTGTGGGCCCAAAATAATCTTAGCGCTACCTTTGGTTACGCAACTGATACAGTAGTAACGGACAAACTTAATATAAATATCCACATAGAACCTTTGGGTTGGAGGACAGAAGACAAGTTTAATGTTGACATAAGTGTATTCCGTAGTGGTTTAAGTTTAGGAGCGTCTATTACTGGTTATACACTACCAGTAGATCTAACTGCGTCGATAGTTGCTCGTGATGTATTACCGTACGACTTTGAAAGTTGGAAGGGCTCAGAGAAGGTCTTCGATACTTCATACACACAGGTGCTCCAGGATTATGAGGAGGTCGATATATCGTTTCAGACTATTGTGAAGGACTATTTCTACAGCTCAGGCAGCGATGTGGTTGCCAAAGTGGACAAATACACCCACTTTGTAACCAAAGTTGCATCATATTACTCACCCACCAGGAGCCGCATACTTAATAGAAAGCTACACAAGGTTAAATATTTATATGACATGCGTCATTTCGCCACAACAGATGAGGCCATGCGCTATGCTATATGGTACGTTACAACAACGCCTACGAAAGAGCTAAGTGCCTACATCAATTCAGTTGCCCCAGACGGAGACGCTGATCTAACGGCTAGAATAGGAGCCACAAGATACTTTACAGAGGATAATAATCTAACCTCTTATATTAATGGAAAGGCAACACATGATTACGATGTTATAATTGCATACACAGACGACGGAGTAGGATATTTAGAATTTTAACTTGACAAATGCAGATTGTGTATTATATTATTCACAGGAAAAAATAAAAAAAAGTTAATTTTTCCCTTGACAAATCAAAAAGATGTATTATATTACTGTTAGGCCGAACAATTCGACCGTAAAAAATTAAAGAAAGGATTTACGATATGGATTTTTCTATTGAGACTGGTGACCTCCAGAAGGCCATCAAGCTTCTAAGCGTTACTGCCAAGGTAAACGTCTTAGATTCAACAGGAATGGTTCTCATAACCGCTGGAGAGGATGGTGTTATAACATTCTTATCCAACAACAATTCCACTGCGCTGTCCTTCTCCTCTAACAAAGCAGAGGTTAGGACTCCAGGCGCCGCCGTAATAGAATACGGTAAAATCAAGTCCTTTGTGTCGTCATTCCATGCCTGGAATGATAAATACGGCGTAAAGGATTTTCATTTTGACCTCACCAACAACTTCCTCAACGTATCTGTAGTGAATACCTACGAGAATGACAAGGTTTCCAAGGGAAATCTAAAGCTTAAGGTGTATGATGTTTATACGGTGCGTGAGCCTAAAAAGTTTGGCAACCCCAACTTCGTGCTGAACTCCAACATCTTTAGAACAGCCACTAATAAAGTGCTGTATGCTATAGATCCAGGCCACAACCAGGTATTTCTACGTGGTATGAACGTGGTGTTCGCAGAGGATGAGATTTGTTTTGTTGGTACTGACGGACAGCGTCTGTCAGAATATAAGGTCAAGAATATCAGTGATTTAAGTGAGGGAATGTTCCTCCTTAGGTATGATTTTATCATGGGACTGCGCCGAGTTGTGGATTCGGAGAGCCAAGTAGCGTTTGAGTTCGAAGATCGTAATGTTAAGGCCACCTTCGATAACGTAGTTTTCTGGGGCCGTACCATTATAGGGCACGATTTTCCTGAGTATAAGCCAATTTTGTCCACATTTGAGAGTTCTATCGTGCTGGATAAGGAAGTTCTAATGAGCAGCTTACTTCCGTTCGTTGACGTTCTGAACCCAGATGATAACTACAGGCTGACATTCTCACTGTCTAAAGGTGAGATGGTTTTGAGCTGTGATGTGGCAGAATTTACCTACGACGGTGCTGTGGACTACCCAGGAGCTTTCGTGATTGATATTAATGGTCAATCTATGATACAGACAGTAGAGGTTATCAAAGACGACAAGATTACGATTAGATTCTCTGACGACGACAGTGTTTTAATATTTGATTCTGGCAACTTTGAAGACCAGAAGGCGCTTATTACTCCTATCAGGAGAAGGTAATGGATTTCGACAAGTTTTTGGGTGAGATGCAGAGGTTAATAGTCTCATCTCAGCAGGGGGATTTGTTTGGGAACAAGGCCGCACTTGCCACCAAAGCGGAGAAGGTGTGCGTTGCCTATTTAAAAGGTCAAGGATACAGTGTTGGCCCGCCATATGAATATCCTATTGAAATAGAGAGCTTAGATGTGCTTATATCTACATTCTATAGTTTTATGCGTAACATCTACCCAAAACAAATGTGGTCATATCCAAACAAAAAGCAGGACAGAGCCATAGCGAAGGCGTTTGTGGAGAATCGCATGGCGGCGGGCGGTATAGATAGAAAGACGGCACTCAAGCAGTGTGGTCTTATAGTTAAAGTTGTATTCAACCGCTCTGATGTGTTTAAGTTTGACTCTGCTCCATCGTTTGGTATCTTCGGCCAGGGAAATATGGCCTGGGTTACTGAGAGAGCAGTTCAAATAATTAACAAAGAGTTGGCCAAGGAAGAGGCTACAAGAACTGAGAGGGCAGTAGATAAAATGACCGCAAGAATAGAGAAAACCTACAAAACAGGGCATTCTCTGGAAGATCTACTGGCTATCAGCAAAAGACTGGAGGATGAAGATGGCAAAAAAGAAGAAAAATGATAAGTCGCAGGGTGATAGTCTTGATATAATCATGGCTGCTATCACTAAGAAGTATGGCGATGTTATAACCAACCTAAGTGATCATGAGGACATGATAATTCCCACTGTGTCTACTGGTTCCATTAGTTTAGATGTAGCTCTGGGGCGAGGTGGTATGGCATTCGGCAGAATTTATGAGATATTTGGCCCCAACAGTGGTGGTAAATCGACTTTGGCAGCCAATGTTGTTATTCAGGCCCAGAAACGAGGGCTAAGATGCTGTTATATAGATGCTGAACACGCAGTAGACCCACGTTTGTTTAAAGATTACGGTGTCGACACTAAGGCTCTTAAATTAGTACAGGGGTATAATGGGGAAGACAATCTTGATATTTTAGAGATGTTGGTGTCCTCAGGAGCTTTTAAAGTAGCAGTAGTAGACAGTGTCAGCTCCCTAATACCCAGTAACGAAGCAGCAGCAGAGATCGGCGACGATCATATAGCACTGTTAGCCAGGCTTATGAGTAAGGCAACAAGAAGAATTACTCCCATCGCAAATAGAGCAGGGTGTTTAATCATCTTTATTAATCAATTACGAATGAAAGTAGGTGGTTACGGTAATCCTGAGACTACTACAGGCGGTGAAGCTCTCGCATTTTACACTACTGGCAGAATTTCTATCAGAGGCCCAGAAGCTAAGGCCCGCCGTATCCCAGACCCAATGTCTGGTGAGATTATAGGCCACACTACCCTATTTGAAATTGTTAAAAACAAATTAGCCCCACCGTTTAAGAAAACAGAGATTAATTTAATCTACGGTAAGGGTTATGATACTCATTGGGAAGTGCTGAACTTAGCGGTTGATTTCGGAATCATAGATAAGAAGGGAGCGTGGTACTCTTATGAGGGTACTAATATTGCTCAAGGTGAGCCCAACGCCGCTGCGTATTTAAAGTCTGAGGAAAATGAAAAGATCTACGATGAAATCCGAGCTAAAGTCGTGGATATGGTAGGACTGACTGAGATATATGAGCAAAATAGCTGATAAAATATATGATATATTAGAGGGTATATTCCCAAGGCTTTCGGCCCCCAGAATATCTAAAGAAATTTATATAAGATACAAGGGACAGAAATTGTTCTTTGATTTCTTTATAAAAGAAATAGGGGTGTACGTGGAGGTCCAAGGGCGGCAACATACAGAGTTTGTTAAGCATTTTCACGGCGAAAAAGAGGCATTTAAGGCCCAAAAGATGCGAGATAACCTCAAGATACAGTATGTAGAGGAGAACGGGCAGTGCCTCGTTCGATTCAATTTCAATGAAAAAATAACTAAGGCCCTTGTTAAGAAGAAAATCAATAAGGTTTTAAGTGGAGAGTGTTTTTATGAGTAAATTATTAATAAATGTCCCCAATGATGAGAGGGAAGACGGCCGTACTCAGGACGCTATAAAATATAAGAAGGACTGCGACGACTTCGTCTGTCTGGAAGATGGTACCATCACCAGAGAGTGTCGTTATTGTGATCTTAGCCTCATGTGTAGGCAGATAGACATACTTCCGAACGGTGAGGCCATGCCTATGGAGGGTAATTTACTGCCCGTAGCGGATGAAACAGGAGCGATCATAGAACATCAGATTTTCTGTACTGGTATGTATGATCTAAGATCACTAAAAGAGCGAATTGAGGACGAAAAAGTTTCTTAGGGGGATTGACAAATGGATGAAGGTGTATTATCTTTTACTAAGGTTCAGCCCAGACAAGACTTAATTGATGAGATTTGGGCATTTGATGTGGTAAATTTACATGCGTTAGCTGACCCAACATTAAGTCAGTATGTTATAGCTCTAAGCCAGTGGTTAGTATATCTTAAATCTCAGGTCAACGAGACCAAGGCTCAGATTAACCAACTTAAAAGTGATTTGAATGTCATTGTGTCTACATGTATGAATGAAAAGATATTAAAAGAATACAAAACTCAAACGGCCGCCCGAGAATACATTATACGAGGCAACGCATCGTCGTCATTAATGGATGACAAACTACGTAAGCTACAGGCTGAGTTGATAAGGGTAGATGGTATAGATAGATCAGTATCAGAACTTATAGCAGCTTTCAAACGTGAGATGACACGTAGAGATAATGAGTTATATACCATTCGTAAGGAGAGACGTTAATGAATAATGTAGAAATGAAAGAATTATTCTGCAAACCAACAGATGAACGAGCCTTACTTTCGTATTGTTTTAAGGACATGGATAGCTTTTATGATCTGGTCAGTAAGATGGATGCAGGAGACTTCTTACATGTAGATCATAGCACATTATTTACACTTTTGGGGGCCCTGGCACAGCAAGATGTTAAGACATTCGATCTCCCTATGGTAATGAACACCGCCCAACAAATGTTCGGTGATCTAATCAGTGTAGGTGGTATAGACTATCTGCAATCTATAAACGAAATGAGAGTAGATCGTAGTAATTATGAGATATATCTGCAGAATGTGTTAGAAGCCAGTACTAAATATAAACTATACTATACTATACAGGATGATCTAAATAAGATCTCAGAGAACGCTAAGGAAGGACTCACCAGTGAGGACCTTATAGGCAGTATAGAGCGTAAAATACTGGATTTATCGACCGAAAGTAAGTCTATACACGAGCCTCGGGACTTGGCAGATGGCCTAAGAGAACTGATCGAGGAGCGTATGGCTAACCCTGTAGTACAGATGGGACTTTCTACTGGATTTCCCATCCTTGACAAGCAAATTGACGGGTTAGTGCCTGGAACACTGAACATCATCTCAGCACGTCCTAAGAGAGGTAAGAGTACATTCTTATCTAACGTGGCATCGTTCTTAGCTTACCTTGCTAATGAGAGAATACCTATATTATATGTAGATACTGAGATGCCATTCGACCAGTGGCGTGATAGAATCGTTGCTAAGATGACAGGGATACCCGAGCGACAGATCAAGCACGGTGGGTACAGCAAAGAGGAATACCAGAAGATTCAAGTTGCCATAGGAATCATAGAAAAAGGCAGATTGTACCATGAATTCATGCCTGGATACACCGTTGACAAGATAACAGCACTATATAAGAAATATAAACTAAAGCACAACATAGGGCTGATGATCTTTGATTACATCAAAGAGCCAGATTCTAATAGTATAGAGAGAAATCGTAAAGAATACCAGGTTTTAGGTGATGTTACCACTAAATTGAAGGATTTAGCTGGTTCTCTTAACATTCCCTGTCTTACCGCGGTGCAGGTCAACCGTGAGGGGTCAGTAGCAGACAGTGATAGGATCGTCAGATACGCTGACACCATCATGGAGTGGACATATAAGACGGAAGACGAGCAGGAGATCAAAGGGGACGCTGGCGGCCAGTACAAATTAGTGGTGAGAGAGACCAGACGTGGTGGTATGACCCCAGAAGAGGGTATTGGGTACCTATTTCACAAGACAACCCTAAGCATTAAGGAAGCAGAGCCACCAGATCAGATACATGACTACGGCGACAAGGTATACAATCACGGAGACAGCGAAGATGCAGTCAAGTAAGGAAGAAAGATGGGCAGAATTCAAGCTAAAGCTTGATTATCTCAAAGATATGGTAGATCCAAGGTATTTGGCAGAATCTATGGGGATTGTGGTCACCAGAGAAACTCCCAAAGAACTGCGAGGAAACTGTGCTGTCCATGGAGGCGATAACCCTACGTCATTTCGCTTCAATAAGGACAAAAAGACGTGGGTTTGCTTCTCTCACAAGTGCCATGATGTGTATGGCAATGATGTCATAGGATTGATCCGCGGCATGATGAAGATGGATTTCATGGGCGCTGTGGACTACCTCAGTGGACTGGTGGGGGACTTCGATTCTGCTATAGAAGCGTTAAAATATAGGCGTGAGAAGGAGCAGAAGGAGTTTATAAACAATACTAAGACAGAGCCCTACATTCATCCTAAAGTCTCCGAGGAGAGGCTGTCAAAGTACCTGGGCAACCGTTCAACTTTGTTCAGAGATGACGGATTTGACAGTAAAACGTTGGATTATTTCGAAATTGGTGGTGGATATAGGACCAGTGATGATCTCATCCGGGATGTGATCCCCATTAGAGATATAGATAGTAAGCTCGTGGCCTACAGTCTGAGGGATATTAGGCCAGATGCTGAATATGAGTCCAAATATTGGATAACTCCAGGCTTTGATAAGGATAATGTACTGTATAACCTTAATAGTATAGTGCCAGTCGATGGCCCAATCATAGTAGTAGAAGGGTTCAAGAGTGTCTGGAGACTATGGGAGTACGGCATCAAGGATGTAGTGGCCGCAATGGGCTCTAAGATCACTCAAGGACAACAAAAGCTGTTGTTTTCCAATGCATTACACGGAGCAGTGATATTTTTTGACTGTGATGTAGCAGGTATTGAGGGAGCAATGGCAGCATACGAGGCTCTACGCTATAGAATGGACGTATGGCCTGTATTTATAACGGAAGAGGGGAAAGACCCCGCAGATTTGGATAAAGATACCATATATGAGTATCTCTCTCCCTATCTTAATAGGTGATAAAATGATTGGCGAAAATTTTGTAGTTTTAACAGGAAAAGTTCACTACCCAAATCTTAAAACTGTGGGTATGAATAATAGTAGTCTGCTTAATGCTAAGATAGCTGTACCTACAGGTACTGGTAAGCATCAGTACGTCAAGGTGGCTGCTTGGGGCAGCACAGCCGAGGCAATTGCAGAACTACCAAAGGACACGTTTATTAAAGTACACGGCCACATAGAGGAGAGATCCTATGATGGTAAGTGCCGCCACTGTAGTGGGTACTCTAAGGTTTACTGGACGAACGTTGTCATCGATAACTTTATTATAGTGGAGGAGTAATTATGGCTAAGAGAAAGAAAACAGTTAAAGAAGCGCCAGCTGATCTGAATGAATGGGTGGTCGGTGATGCTCAACTTGGAACACCTACGATGGTTATGTTTCCAGCCCGCAATTTCCACTTTAGGGTGGCTAAAAACGAGCACGAGATCGTAATCCCTCGTAAGGGCAACTACCATGAGATAGCACCAGAATTCTTCACAGAAGAGGACGGCGACTTCATGGTGTATGATGAGGACAACGCAGTGATGTATCTACCTGCAATCACCAAGATTTTATTCGCAGTCAACAAGTACCCTGATTTGGAGTCAAATCAGCTGTTTGCCCCTATTGCACTGCTAATCGACGACGATGAAGTGCATATCATAGGGCAGATAATTGAAATGTTACCGCCAGAGAGAGCAAAATCTACGGCGACTAAGTAAGGAGAGCAACATGAATTGTTTTAAGTGTGAAAACGGACAGGAATCGTCATTTTTCAGAGAAGCCTTCCCCTGTGCCCACTGCACCGAGGAGAACGTGATTGAGTACAACATCTGCCCAGACTGTGGTTGGATGTGGCGCTCGGTAAACGGTGTGCCCATGGAAGATTCGCAGATGCATATCCAGGATATAGGGGATTTTGCTGGTCTTATGACGGGAGAGGCACCCCCAGAGATGTCGGAAGAAGACTCGGCTATCATGGATAATATCACGGAGCACCTAACCAAGATAGATAAGATGGAACGTGGTGAGGCATCCATGGCAGATTATGTACATAAGTGCTTACAATGTGAATCTACAGCAGTCGATGTACATGATGGAACATATAAGTGTACAGACTGTGGTTTTGAGTGGGAGGTAGTGAGATTTGAGTAAAAATTACTATGAAATATTGGGTGTAGACAAGGGAGCTGATAAGGAAGAGCTTAAAAAAGCCTACCGCGAGCTATCCAAGGAGCATCACCCTGATCGTGGTGGCGACGCTGAGAAGTTTAAAGAAATCAACGAAGCCTACTCTACTCTATCAGACCCTGAGAAACGTGCAGATTATGACAACCCCATGAGGCAGATGCCAGGGGGTATGCCAGGCGGTTTTGGTAACTTTGGCAATCCTTTTGGTGGAAGGCCCCCCTTTAGTCCACCTAATCCTAATGCACCGAGAAGAGGTAAGAATATAGTGTTGGAGCATGAAGTTCCACTGAAATATTTTATCTTTGGTGGTAAATTTAGAGTGAACTTTTCGTTCAGAGATGCCTGTCCTGATTGTCAGGGCACTGGCGCTGAGGAGAAGGAAACCTGTTCCAATTGTAATGGTATAGGCCAGATAATAGAGGCTAAACATGGTCAGGGAGTTTTTGTACAGTCCGCAAGAGCGTGTCCAGCATGTCATGGCAGAGGCTTCACAGCTAAGAAGCAGTGTGGGGCATGTAATGGGTCATCTACCCGCGGTATTGATAAGAATTTAACACTTGATATACCACCTAACATCAGAGAGGGACATGTTGTTGGGCTACAGTATGAGGGACATATAGGCCTGAACGGTGGTCCTAACGGTGATCTAATAGTCAAGTTATATATGGTTATACCCAGGGCTGAAGAGGTTACTGAGGAGCAACGTAAAGTACTGGAGGGGTTGTAATGTGTGATTGTTGTAAGTGTACAAAAGAAAAAGAACACCGCGAGTTTATGAGAAAGCTTGAACAGAGGTTGGCGCCTCGCAGAGATCCAAAACCACGAAGTTCTCGTAAACCATATCTAACTATACAGGCAGATGGTAAATCCTATGATATATTCTGTGCTAAATGTTATAGGCACGAACGATTCTTCACAGGTGGTGGTAGTTGGAGTCCAGATTTATGTGCCTGTGGCTGTGAGGATACCGTAGTATGGCATAAAATGGGTCAAATTAAGAGAATGATGGCAGCAAGAAAATATGGTAAGGACTTGGAGATATGGCAAAAAAGAAACCAATAAGTGTAGCTGCTCGTAAAGCCAAGGGTAGACGGCTACAAAAGCAAATTGCAGAGCTCATATCCAAAATCACCAATACCCCGGTGGAGAAAGACGGCGATATTGAACCGAGACCGATGGGCCAAAACGGTAGGGATGTGATTCTGCGTGGCAAAGCTAAAGAGTTGTTCATATTTCACGGTATTGAGTGTAAAAATCAAGAGGCCCTGAACATCTGGAAGGCTCTGGCACAGGCTGAGGAGCACGGTGGCAAACCCATAGTGTTCTTCAAACGAAATAGATCTGACACCTATGCAGCAATGAAGGTAGAAGACTTTTTTGAATTATACGAACTAGCATTGAAGGAGATATGTGATGGCGAAGAAAGAAATTAAAATAAGCGCAACAAGAATTAGTTCGTTCTTAGAGTGCAAGTACAAGTACTGGTGTAATTATGTAGAACATATGCCTAAGGTAGCCAGTCCTGCTTTTCGTCTTGGTACAGCAGTTCATGAGGCGTTAGAACTCGCTGGTAATATCTGGATGAAGAAAGAGAAATTTACTAAAGCCGACAAGAAAAAGATACTTGATAAGTACGAAGAGGTCTCTATTAGAGAGGGCATTCAGGACATGATCATTCACACTGAGGGAAAGAAACTCATAAACAAACGAGTTAATAGCTTTGACTTGGGTAAGATCATGGGCTTGGAGATAGAGTTTGGCTTTAGGGGAGCAGAGGATGTGACTACGGCCGATGGTGTCCCGTTGATAGGCGCCATAGATAAGGTAGTAGAGGTAGATGACGAAACCTTACTCATCGTGGACTATAAGACCTCTAAGACAGCTCCTACCGCAGATCAGATGAAGGTAGACAACCAGTTAGCAATTTATGACCTTGTGGCAAGCTATAAATGGCCCCAATACAAGCGAATTATCTTGAGCTTGGACCTATTAAAGTCTGAAATGCTGTACACCTATCGTACTCCAGAGGAAAGAGAGGCTTTCGAGCACTATCTTAAGGAATTGTATGACCAAATGAACTCTTTCACTAAGAAAGATGCCAGGGCACAGCTGAATATGTTCTGTCCGTGGTGTGATTATAAGGAGTATTGTCCTACATACGAGAAGGCATGTAAGCGGTCTGACTATAAGTTTCAGTCAGCCACTACCCTCCCAGAAGAAGAGCTTGTACAGGAGTGGCAGGACGTAAAAAGCATCAAAAAGATACTCGAAGAGCGTGATAGAGAGCTTTCTATGATACTCATGGAAAAGATCAAGCGCGAAGACTCTAACCCCACATGGGGAGACAAAGAAGTTTATATCAGACAGAATTCACGAACAATGTATGACCTTGATATAGTATCAAAAGTGATTCCACACGACAGATTGGTGAAGATGATGAATCTAAACAAGAAAGCTGTCGAGGATTACGCTAATGAGAACCCAGCAGCGAGAGATCTAATCCTCCAGTCTGCTCAGGTCAATTTCACAACACCCTTTTTGGCGACCAAAAAGGTCCGTAAGGGAAAGGAGACTAAGTAATGGCAAAACGTGGTAAAAAGAAAAAGACTCAGAAGAAATCTTGGAATGTAGATCTACCCAAGATTAAGGTGCTGGCATATTGTGATAGCCCCACCTGTGCTACTGGTTTTGGTACAGTCAGCCGAAACATTTTCGAGGGTTTACAGGCTACTGGTAGGTACCAGGTTGATGTTCTGGGAATTAACTACTGGGGAGACCCCCATCAGTTTCCATACAGAATCTGGCCCACCGGTACCAATGCTCAGAAGGACCCTTATGGCCGTAAAAAGATCTGTAGTATGATTCCACAGATGGAATACGACATCCTGTTCTTCCTACAGGACACCTTTATTATGGACTTTCTGCCGGAACTGATCCCGTTCTTGGAGAATCAGGGCAAAAAGTTTAAATCAATCTGCTACTTTCCGATTGATGGTGAGCCTAAGGAACAATGGATTAAGAACATCAGTGCAGTAGACTACCCAGTAGCTTACTCACAGTTTGGCGCTGATATGGCAAAGAAGGTGTACCCTGACGTGCCTGAGCTGGATATTATTCCTCACGGTGTCAATGTGCAGGACTATTTCCCACTACCTAAAGAGCAGGTAGAGGAATTCAGACAGAGATACTTCGGTAAACATGCCGAGAAGTTCATCTTTATGAATTTGAATAGAAATCAGCAGAGAAAAGACATTCCGCGCACAATTCAGGCGTTCGTAGAGTTCCGTAAAGAAGTTCCTGAATCCCTACTGTACCTACATATGGCACAGAAGGATCAAGGTTGGGATTTACCTGAGGTTCTTAACTCTTATGGGTTAAGCACATCAGAAGATGTCATCTTTCCGCAGAATTTCGGTCCTAATCAGGGCTATCCACGTCAGATAGTCAACATGCTGTACAACTGTGTTGATGTTGTCATCAGTACTACTCTTGGTGAGGGCTGGGGGTTGTCATGGTCTGAGGCTATGGCTACTAAGACACCGGTTATCATGCCGAGAAACACAGCTCTTATTGAAGCTATCGACGAAGACAAGGGGTACCTTGTGAACAGTGGCAGCAACCCAAGTCTGCTTACCATCCTACCCCATGACAATGAGGTTATCCGCCCACTGGTGGATGTAGAGGACATGGTAGAGAAGATGTTGGACATTCATGCCGACTACGAAGAGGCTATGGCCAGAGCAGAACGTGCTTATGAGTGGGTAACCACTGAGTTAGCATGGGGTTCTGGTGGTCCCATCGTTGATCGTTGGATAAAGATTTTCGATAAGATGTACGAGCAGTTTCAGGAAGAGATGAACGCTCCCGACGACGAGGTAGCAGAGGTCGTCAAGCAAGAAATTGAGTCAGAACAGTTCTAATTATCTAACTTTATATTAGGTAGAGGTGAGAGAATGGAAGTAATTATTAAGAACGAAAGTGGCTACGATGCCGCAGTCGAGGGTATCGGATATAGCTTCGGGATTACAGATTTTGAGCGCCTAAAAGGCGTAGCTTTTAAGCTTTGTGATAAAGACGGAGGACACAATAAGTTTTTAGAGTCCATCCAGGTCTGGATTGAAATCAATGCTGCCCGCTACTGGTGGCAGGAGTTTGATACCTACCGCGTTGGTACCACAAAACAATCAGAATCTACCATCCACACTATAGCTAAGAAACCGTTGAGCCGAGAGGACTTTGCACACCCAGTTCCTATTGAGACTATCGATCATGTAAATATGTTAATAGATCGGTACAACAAGGGCGGAGACAATAAGAAGATCTGGTTCAACCAAATCAAGGCTAACTTGCCGGAAGGTTATCTCCAGAAGCGAATGGTTTGTACAAACTACAAAGTACTGGCCAATATGATAGCCCAGAGAAAGAAACATGTGCTACATGAGTGGCATTATTTCATAGAAGAAGTATTAAATCAGTTAGAACATCCTGAACTTCTAACGAAAAGGTATGGAGGCGAAGAGCCATGGAAATAAAAGGTATAAAATATATATCACCTACCTTTGACAACTCAGGATACGCTAAAGCATCGAGGGGGAATATCTTAGCTTTACATAAGCTGGGGATTCCCCTGACTTTAAGTCCCGTATCCTTCGAACAAGCCCGCCCCGATCTAGGTGAAGACGGAGCTATTTTAGAAAGCCTGGTCAACAAACAAATCGACTACAATATAGTGTTTATTCACCTGACTCCTGAGTTCTGGAGTAAACATGTGGAGCACGAAAAGACTAATGTTGGCTACACCATCTGGGAAACTAGTAAGTTACACCCAGACTGGCCTGACTATATGAATATAGGTGGGGTTAATAAGGTGCTTGTGGGGTGTCATTGGAACAAAGAAACATTTAAATTGTGTGGTGTGGAGAAGCCCATCGGGGTGGTACCGCACGGTATAAATTTAGATGATTTCAAAGACATTAAACCATTCCCTGTAGCTGGGGTGCCGGACGATGCGTATATGTTCTACGACATCTTCCAATGGACAGAGAGAAAACATCCTCTAGCGTTGATTAAAGCCTATTGGCATGAGTTCAAGGAGGAAGACAATGTGGCTCTGGTACTTAAAACATACAGAAGTTCCTATGCGGACGCCGAAAAGGAAGCCATTCGGACCACTATTAAACGTCTTAAGATGGTCACTCCTATGGATTATTATCCTCCTATTTATCTTCTACCGAATATGTTAAGTGAGTCGGAGATGAGTGGTTTACATGCACGGGGTGACTGTTATGTGTCCCTGGACAGAGGAGAGGGCTTTGGTTTAAGTCCGTTTACAGCAGGTGCATGTGGTAATCCTATCATAGTAACAGGCTATGGAGGAGCGAGAGAGTACGCTAAGGATAACAACAGTTATCTGGTACAGTATGTGCTTACTCCGGTGTTTGGTATGCCTTGGAGCCCTTGGTACCGCGGCGATCAGCTGTGGGCCGAGCCTGATGTGCTTCACGGCGCTCAGCTTATGCGTCAGTGTTATAATAAGCAGGATGAGGCCTCCAAGCGTGGTAGATTGTTGAGAAAATACATCAAGGAGAACCTTACGTGGGATCACATAGGCGATCGTATTGTAAAGGAAATTAAAAAGATATAAGGAGCAGAAACAATGGCTATTTCTGTTACGATGGTTGCATATAACTGTAATTATCTAGACTATTGTATTGAGGCAGCGATAAGAAGTTCTTTAAAATTCGCCGATGAAGTTGTGGTTAATGAGGGGATGTCGTTCGATGATACATACGACACCCTAAAGATGCTACAAGACGAGTTTGGTAAGGACGTTGTACGTATATATAGACGTGAATGGAAGCATGATAGGGGATGGCAGGAGCGAGAAAGAAACTTTGCTATAGATAAGGCACTTGGTGATTGGATAGTTATTCAGGATGCTGATGATTTATTCCACGAGGATGACGCAGACCAGATTAAAGAGATCTGTGCTCACCCCCGCATCAACCTAATCAACTTCGAAGTACTTCATTTTTACGGCTTACCGTGCTACACTAATCCTAATCCTACATGGTATCATAGGCACGCTCGCATGGGCAGAAAGAGTATGGATTTCCGTATACGGAATTCCCCTAATGGTTGTGTGTCTGATGTATGTTTTAAGGGCAGTGCTTGTCATGGTTACAGGGGCAAGGATGCTGTTTGGCTGCCGAAGGATACGCCGATCTATCACTATGGTTGGATCAGAGACGCACGCGTAGCGGGTATAAAATTGAAGAAATTTAGGAGTTGGTATGAGGACGACAAGGAATATTTCGATGGAAAACTTGATGTAGATGTCCCATTTAACTACCAATTACTAAAATATATGAAGAATTTGGATAAGTTTGAGGGGACTCACCCGGACCCGATATACAAATGGTTCGCGTCCCGGAATAGGCTCATACAATTTAATCCAGAGACAGATGAGAAGTATAATTTCAAAGCGAATCCAAACAAAGTGGGTATGGAATTCGGGTTTGATGATTAGGAGGCTTTATGAAAGCAGCTTTAGTTGGTTTAGGATATTGGGGCCCCAATCTACTTAGAGTTTTGAATAAGCTAGGTGTATTGGCCGCCGCTTTCGATATAGATTATGAACAGACCAAGAAGTTTAGAGATGACCCCACATATAAGGGGGTATACTTTAATAATGACTGGCGAAGAGCATTAGGACGTAACGACATAGATAGTATATTCATAGCAACCCCTCCATCATCACACCATGACATTGCTATGGCTTCTTTAATGGCCCAGAAGAATGTTTTTATAGAGAAACCCATGACTGTGGATGTAGCAGAGGCTGAGGAGATATTAGATCGTGCCAAAACACTGAGAAAAATTGTTATGGTCGGTCATATATTTATGTATGTGCCAGAAGTACTTAAGATTAAAGAAATCATAGACAGCGGTGAGTTAGGTGAGGTGGTGTATATACATGCATCCCGCTTAAACTTGGGTAAATTTCAGAAGGCCAACGTGGTCTCTGATCTGGCGCCTCATGATATATCTATATTTAACTATTTATTAGGAGATAAAGTCTCTCGAGTACACGCTAATGGTTATGGATTTATAGACAAGGGTGTGGTTGAGGTCGCTAAACTTACTTTGGAATATGAGAAAGGTCCTGTGTGTGATCTACATCTTAGTTGGTTAGACCCCAGAAAGAAACGAGTAACTACTGTGGTCGGCACAAAGAAGATGTTAGTATATAATATGTTGGCTGAAGAAAAGATTAAGATATATAATAAAGGTGTGGATGTTAGAGATACTAGCGACCACGGTGCTTACATGTTGGCCTATAGACATGGAGATGTCTACTCACCATATACTGAGGTATGGGAACCACTACAGAGAGAGTGTGAGCATTTCATAGAGTGTGTCAATAAGAAAGAAGTACCGTTGACCGACGGAGTTAACGGTATAGAAGTAGTTAAGGTTCTAGATGCTGCTCTGAGGTCTTTGGAGACGGGGGAGTGGGTATGTCTGTAAGAAAGTTTAAAATATGGGGACATAGAAGGTCTGGTAATAATTTCCTGAAAGAATGTTTTCGATTAAATTTTGACGGTAAGGTGACAAATGTCCACTGGCCCTTCGACGATCACATAGCAGCGCTAATCAAAGAGACGTCTTCTGTATTTATGATCAGAGATGGTAGGGATGTTATGGTATCTTCGTACTATTGGTGGAAGTTACAGAGAGGTACTGGTCCTTATTTTATGAACAGAAGTTTCCAAGATTTTATCTATGGAAGGATTCAGATACCGCCATCGGACTGGATGTATAATGGCGGCCAGCAGGACTATAAACGACACAAACCAGAACCTGAGATGTATACAGATCCTATAGGGTACTGGGCAAATTACATTGATAGTTGGTGTGGTCAACTACCTACAATTAAATTTGAGGATCTAAAAGACGGCCAGCAGGCGCAAATTACCCGATGCTCATCGGAATTAGGCGCGCCGACTAAGAATAGTGAAATACACACCGTTAATAAGCTTGTGGGTCATGCCCCACGAAGGGGCATAAAAGGCGACTGGAAAAATCATTTTACTAAGGAAGATGAGAAGTATTTCTGGCAAAAGGCCGGAGAAGCGATGGAGAAATATGGCTATAAAAGATGATGTAATTATAGGGGATTTTACCGGTATCTGGCACCCGGAAACATCTAATATCTATGGATGTACTATAGGTGATTACTGTAACATAGGTGCAATGGTAGAGATCAGGAAGACTGTAGTTATCGGTGATGGATGTAAGATACAAGCTTTCGCATTTATACCTGAAGGTATAGAAATAGGCAACAATGTATTTATAGGCCCACATGTATGTTTTACTAATGATATGTACCCAAGAACAGAGGGACAGTGGGAAACATATAAAACAAAGATTGAGGATGGTGTTAGTATAGGTGCTAATACTACTATTTGTCCGGGGATTACTGTCGGCAGCAACGCTATGATAGGGGCAGGGTCAGTTGTAACTAAAGATGTCCCTGCTAATGAATTGTGGTACGGCAATCCTGCCAGAAAGGGAGCGAGAGATATAGAATGAGATTATCAGCGTGTTTATTAACATTGAATGAAGATAGATGGATTGACCTCTGTATAGAGCATATGTATGATCATGTAGATGAGATTGTATGTCTAGATGGTGGTAGTACTGATAATACTATATCTATACTAAGCAAGTATGACAAGGTAAGATATTATACTATACCACAACCTACTGTGGAGCGCGGTGGTGTTGGTTGGAACGAGGGAGACCGGCGTAATATAATACAGGACGTAGCGTATGGTGATTGGATTTTATGTTTGGGCTGCGACGAGCTTTTAGACGATGATGTGTGGGAGAATCTGCATGACTGGCTGAACGAGCACCCAAGTATATTAGGTTATGGATTCTATAGAATAAATTATATATACAGTTTAGATCACCATAAACCTATACATCAGCCAGCTAACGGTGGAGAGGTCAGGATCTTTAGGAATGTGGCAGGTATGCAGTGGGAAACTAACAACGCTCATAATTTTTTATGTTATGGTGGTAAGAGAATGTATGATAGATCAGACGTGACTAATACTAAATATCTTATTCACCACATGCACCGTATAGGCATTAGAGGCCACCAACCAGAGTTTGATAGACGCAACGGGCCAGGGCACTATATGACTGAAGATTATGTGAAGAAGCCCGGCTTCCAAAAGACTAAGGATAATAATTATTTTAGAAAAATAAAATATCCTAATATACTCTACAAAAAAGGAGTTATACTATGAGACTATCTATGGTTTCTTTTGTTAAAAACGAAGAGCATTGTATAGAGTTTATGCTTAAAAGTATAATGCCTTTTGTAGACGCTGGTTATATATTAATAGATGATTTAACAACTGATAGAACAGAGGAAATATGTAAAGACTACGGCTGTGAGATTAGAAAATTTGCTTTTGCTAATTTTGGTAAACTCAGGAACACTTCCTTAGCGTGGATGAAAGAAGTATCCGATTGGCACATACTTCTGGGCGGCGACGAGATATTTGATTCTAAATCAGGCCCTCTCCTAAGAAATAAGGTGGAGAAGGCGGACTTGGCAGGCATTGAGTGTTTAGGTCTTGTTCGTTTAGAGTGGGATAATCTTGAAATGACTGGTGAGCCCATAGCGGTAAGAAAAACTCCGCCAAGAGTCTGTAAAAGCAATGGTTATCCAAGGATACATACTAAAAAGTATTACCACGCTGCTATTCAGGGCTATAAAGGTTTTAGAACTGAAGAAGATTTAATCAAACACCATTTTAGATTTTATTGGATGGAAAAATTAGGAAAAGACCCGGAGAAAAAGCGTGCTTTTTATGATGATTTAGAACATCTGAGAAGAAAAGAGAGGGGGAAAAACATCTGGCCAGATTAAACTATTATGGATAAACAAACATTAGAGAATATAAAAGCGATTAAACATAATGAATCTATGGGTAGCCCGACCTACAAGATTAGAGCTCAACATGTAGACATAGGTGTCGGTAGAATAATTCTAGAAAAACCTTTACACATAGGTAGAGGTTGTTGGTTTGATCTTACAGGTAATATAAAGATTGGTAAATACAGTGAGATATCTGATGACACTAAGGTGTTTACCCATAAACATTACTGGCGCCACTCAAGAGGAAGAAGGAAAGATATACAGCGTATAGAAGCAATAGATTTAATTATAGGTCAAGATGTATTTATAGGTATGAATTCGATTATAGTTACTGTTAGTAACATAGGTGATGGTGCTGTAGTAGGTACTGGCTCAGTTCTTACTAAGAATGTACCGCCATATGAGATTTGGGCCGGAAACCCGGCTGTTAAAATAGGAGAACGTGATGATTAAACTATCGGTAGGTTTACCATTTTTTAGATCTAAGTATATAGGCTGGGCAGCGTTAGAATCACTATGTAGACAAGAGCATATAGATTTTGAATGGGAACTTGTTGTAATTGAAGAGCAGAATAACACAGAGGTTATGGGCAGAGAAGAAATAGAAAGATATTTACCTAGATTAAATTCAGTAGGTTGTGTTAGTTTTAATTACGTTCCGCTTGTTGGCTGGATTCCTTTAGGTAAAAAATTAAAGAAACTAGTTAGTTTGTTTTCAGATACCGAGGTGGCTATTTGGAATCCAGATGATTATTACGCCCCGCCAAGACTTTTAAGCTCGGCATATCATGTTTTAAAGAACAACAAGGACAAAGATTGGTTTTCTATACCAAAAACTATTTTCTATAACATAAAGGATGGCCGCACCTTAGTTTATGATGTTTGGGCGACAAAGCAAAGACGAAAAGATGATAGTACGGCTAGAGCTTTTAGAACACCTGTTCTAAAAAAAGCTACTCAATATTTTACTAATAAAGAAAAAGGCTGCGATGCAATGGTTCGTGAGTCTTATAAGAAAGCATTAGGAAAGCCAATACAAATATATTTTGATAAAACTGATAGTTGGAAACGAGGATTAAATATAAAAGGTTTAAACAACATATCCCATGCTCAAAAATCTTGGTTTAATAATATACGCTCACCTAGATCCAAGTGCGACGTAGATTTATCTAGATATATACCAAAAGATATTTTGGATAATCTAATGGATTGTCGCCAACACTTAAGTTCTCATAAGGAAGGGGTTAAATAATGCGGGTTGTCTTTATAGCTTTCAAAGATTACGCAAATGCGGTGCATAATATATCTGACGCGCTAAATAGATATGGTATTACTTCTAATGTTATTATGACCAAGGAAAGAACTACTGAGGGTTTTACTGCGCGGTATGACGTCCCTTTTTGGACAAAAAAAGATAAAGCGATGTCTTTAATAGAAGCGGCGGATATATACATGATATGTGAGAGTGGATGTGTAAATTATAAAGGTAAATTAGACTTTAGTTTTCTAAAAAAGATTGGATTTAAAAGAAACAAACCTACAGGTATGGTAGTAAACTCCAGCGTCTATTATAAAAATCCAGAGTGGTTTGAAAGGGTAAGACAACTAGCAGATTTTTATGTAGCTCTTACAATAAATTACCCCATTAGTGGTTTAAAATTGGGGCTACAGCCAGTAGATGAAAATATTTTTAGAGTTAAAACCGACTATAATACTACAGAGTTAGTGGCCGCGGCCGCTCCTGGCTGGTTACGGCAAAAAGACGCTAAAGGGGTGTCATACATCGAAAGTAAAATAGAAAATTTTAGATGTATAATGGCTTCTGAGTTCCAGGATTATCCTACGATCTTGGATAGAATCTTTGGTTGTGATATATTTACTCATGGTATTTATTATGCTTATGGTTACACTTTAATAGAGGCGGGAATGATGGGAATACCTTGTTTTGGTAGTATATTGGATAAAGATAAAAAACATGTTTTGTTAGGCGGCGAATACCCTGTTTACGACATAGGTAGAAGAGGTGAAAAAATACCAGAAATGTTAGAATTTTTTTCTTATGAGAAGAATAGGGAAATTTATGGCAAAAAAATGCGTAAGTGGGCATTAAAATACCACAGCCAACATGCTTGTTATAAAGTATACAAAAAGATATTTGAGGAGGTTCTATGAGACTGATAGTAGCAGGTAGATCTAGGAGTGGCACAACTATACTTAGAGATGTTTTAAGTCATCCTCCAAATTCACATATAACTAATGAAATGAGAATTTACAACCAACTAACTGTTGAAACAGATGTAAATAATTATTTTAAATTTCTATCTACTAAATTAGGGCCACGTAACAAAATACCCATGCATGTTACTCCGCAGGAATTTCTACGTAGATGTAAGACTAATACCACAGGTAAAAATATGCTTCAAGGACTTTATTCGGTTGAAAAGGTTTTGTTTGGTGATAAATATGAAGTTTTTGGTGATAAAAGCGGGGTTGGATATTACCTTCTTGATATTGTAAGTATATTAAAGGAGGACGTGAAGATAATACATATTTACAGAGATGGTAGGGATAGTACTGCCTCTGGTCTGAGGCATAGTGAAGGCGGCAAGAACCATCGACCGTGGGCAACTACTAGTGCCTATAAAAACTCATTGCATTGGGCAGAGAAATTAAATATATGGTTTGATATTAGAGAAAAATTAAAGACCAATCAATATTTAGAGATTAGATTTGAGGATTTTATTGTAAGCCCTTATTTGAATGCGCAAAAATTGTCCATATTTACCGGGATAAGTGAGGGCACCTTGAGAAAATCCGAAGATCACCTGATAAAAAGAGACACTGCACATATTGGCTATTATAAAAAATGGATTTCTAATTGGAAAAAAGATCTGGCGCCAGAAGCCATAGAAGTTCTACATAAATTAAAGTATATTTAGGGGAGATGAGATGTCACATTTTTCTATCGAAAGGAAGTATATAAATAATATAACTGGACTGGTGTCTAACAATATAAAAGACGTCCTTTCAGGTGATGTTGTCATAGATCCTAAGTTTGTAGCTAAGGGCAAACCTGAGACAACTACCCCCTTTAAGGATATAGATATATTAGATTATCGAACAGTGTTTTCTGATTATATAAAGGAAATAAACAGAGTAAAAGCCTTTGATTATGATTTATATTTTGATGTTTTAGAGGAGTCAATACGTAATTTATGGGACCCCGGTAAGTTTTATTTGATCTTCCATTCATCTGGTTATGATAGTAGAATTACTTCTTATTTCATTGATAAATTATATAGTACTGCTGCGCCAGCGGGTATACTTTTTGTTAGTTTTCCAAATGAGGCCCGGCTGTTCAAGGATATTATGTTCTATAAGGGATGGGCCGAACAGGATTTGTTTATATACGATCTTCACAAAGACCCACAAACATATAATTTTAAAACGGCGTGGCAGTCTTTAAATGGACCGTCAGATTATCCAGTATTTAGATTTTATCACTGCGTTAACTATCTACAATCTATAGATAAAATTCCAAAAGAAAATTTAGTTATGTTTGTTTCGAGTTACCAGAATGAATTGTTGGAGGCTAGAGGTACTGTGGATCAATTCTTCAAGGAATGGTATTACACAAGAAATGCTAGACTTGATGCGTCGCTCCCTTTCTATAGAAGAACTCCTTTTTTATATCCCAAATTAGTGGATACAATTTTTAGTTTTAAGCCAAACCGTGCTGTAAATGATCTTAGATATAATCTAGTGAAAAGGTTGGACTCTAAGTTGGCTGATTTACCTAGAAAAGGACACAATCCAAATAAAGTATTCCCTGATATTGTGTTTAGAAAAATTGTTGGGGATTTTGAGAATTCTACTCTATTTAAATATATTAACACTGGGGATTTTAATTATTCGCCTAATTACACCAAGTCAGGCCGTTGGTGGACTTATTGGAGCATAGCCTCTTTAGTAGAACAGTTGCTTAGGGAAGGGAAAAAAGTAATTTACGGGAATAATATTATATAAGGAGATTAATTATGAGAGTAGTTAATATAGAAAAGGCTGGTCAGGTTGTAAAGTTTAATATTAGTGAGCCTACCGAGCATTTACAGAAAGACTGGCAGCGTTTGCGTTTTTATGAAGGCAAAATGTTAGATTATATAAAGAGCAATTACGATTTGGGCGGCACATTTATGGATGTTGGCGCAGCCATCGGCAACCACACTTTATTTTTTGCTAAAGTATGTCAGACAGATAAAGTCGTATCTATAGAGCCTGTTAATTCTTCATATAATTATTTAGTTGGGAATATAAATCTTAATTCTGTTGAGAATAAAGTTATCGCGTTGAATTTAGCAGTGTCTGATGCTAATGGTTCAGGTAGTATGGAGAAATTCTTTGTTGGTGGTAGAAGTAATCGTGGAATGCATAAATTAACAGAGGGTGATGATACTACAGTAAAAACTATAGATAGTATAGTGACCGAGCAAAAATTAGAAAATATATCTTTGATGAAGATGGATGTTGAATTCAATGAGGTTAGGGCTTTGAGGGGCGCCTCTAATCTTTTAAGTAAACATCGCCCGATACTGTTCATTGAAATTGATGATCCAAATAATAAAAAAATAGTCATAGATCTATTAAATAGTTTTAATTATAAAATAGGTAAACGATTCAACTCATCAGATACCTATGAATTTATACCGGAATAAAGGAGATTTAATATGGAAAGTTATGACGTGATATGTATGGGTACAGGAGAGATTGGAAAGCCTTTGTATGAACTATTTAATGGTGTGTACAAAACGTTACCGCTGGACCCAATTAATTACCCAGACAACGAAGCTGCACCGTGTACTTTTTTACATGTCTGTATACCAGGGAACCTGAACATTAGCGAAGAGATTAAAAAGATATATGCTTATGCCAGCCCAAAATATATTATTATTCATAGTACTGTAGTACCAGGCACAATAGATAAGATACAGCATGATTATGCCGAACCCGTTATACATGCACCTGTACAGGGTAAACACGCAGGCAATCAAATGAAGAAAGATATGTTGAGATACCCTAAATATTTAGGGTTTCCACACACAGCTACAGAAGAAGAT